TAACAATTCCCGACAAGGTTACGCGTTTCAACAGGGAGCAGATGTACAAGTTTGTTCAGAATGGTTCTGATACCTATCCTGGTGCAAAGACACTTGTGCGTAAGGATGGTCGCATGATAAGCTTGAAGCACGTGAATAGAAAGGAGATCGTTTTACATTTGGGTGACACGGTTAACCGTCACTTGATGGACGGTGACGTGATTCTCTTTAACCGTCAGCCGACACTTCACCGCATGTCAATGATGGCGCACAGGGCGAAGGTTCTACCGTTCAATACGTTCCGCTTGAACGTTTCAGTCACAGCTCCTTATAACGCCGATTTCGACGGCGATGAGATGAACGCCCACATTCCTCAGAGCTATGAGGCGAGCACGGAGCTCACGGAGATCGCCGCGGTTCCGATGCAGATCGTCAGTCCGCGCTTGGGTATTCCTGTCATCGGTATTGTTCAGGATACGCTCGTTGGATCTTACAGAATCACGCGCCCGTCAGTTGCACTGACGCGCCGTGAGTTCATGAACCTGATGATGTGGAACAAGCGTTTCGAGGGGCGTGTCCCGAAGGCGCGCGGTCTGAACGGTCGTTGGACAGGACAGCAGGTGCTTTCACAGATCATTCCGCCGATTAACTTGGAAATGGGCAACAAGCAGTACAAGGACGACAAGCGCCCTGAGAACTTTGTAAAGATCCGCGAGGGTGATATTACCCAGGGTCAGTTCGACAAGGATGTCTATTCTAAGCCGAGCAAGGGTATCATCCACGTGACATTCAATGACTACAGTCCGACGGACACGGTCAATATGATTGACTGTCTACAGAATACGATCGAACAGTTCTTGGTCTACGACGGTTTTAGCGTGGGTATCAGTGACATGGTTGCCGATGAGAAGACGAAGGAGAAGATAGAGGAGGACATTAAGAAACGCAAGAAGGAGGTTGAAAACATTATGTTACAGATTCACTTGGACTTGTTTGAGAACAACACGGGTAAGTCCAACCAGGAGGAATTTGAGAATAAGGTTTTCAACTCGTTGAACAAGGCGACTGAAGAGGCAGGTAAGACGGGTCTATCGTCACTCGCCGATGAGAATCGTCTTGTAGCCATGGTGCGCGCGGGTTCCAAGGGTTCCACGATCAACATCGCACAGATGATGGCGTGTGTAGGGCAGCAGGCGCCCGAAGGTAAGCGCATTCCTTACGGATTTACAGACAGAACACTACCGCACTACAAGAAGTATGACGATGGCGCAGAGGCGCGTGGCTTCGTTGAGTCATCCTTCATTCGTGGCTTGACACCGCAGGAGTTCTTCTTCCACGCCATGTCAGGTCGTGAAGGTCTAATTGACACAGCCGTTAAGACGGCGACGACGGGCTATATCCAGCGCCGTCTTATCAAGGCGATGGAGGACTTGACGACACAGTATGATGGAACTGTGCGCGACGCGCGTGGCAACATTGTACAGTTCCATTATGGTGAGGACGGAGTCAACGCAACGAAGATTGAGTCCGTATCAATCGGCTTAGCAAAGATGACCGAGATGGACATCAGGCGCGAGTTCACGATGGATGGCGCTGATATGACAGGTGTTTACATGGAAGGTTTACAGGTCAATCCTGATCCTGAAGTCATGGCTGCCTTTGTTGCGAAGGTTCTCCAGGACAGAAAGATGCTTGTAGAGGGCGTGGCACGTGGTAAGATGGATACGAACTTGTTTGCGCCGGTCAACATTGAGCGTCTCCTCTTGAATTTGAAGGTTAAGTTTGGTCTGAAGCCGACAGATCGGACTGACCTAGTACCAGCCTATGTCTTAGACGGTATTGAACGTGTCTTCCAAAGGACTCAGACATATCACGGTATCTGGAAAGCGCTTCTTCGTTTCCATTGTGCGCCGCACAAGCTAATCATGAAGGAGCGCTTCAGCAAGTTGGCGTTCGATACGTTATGCGAGATGCTTGTAATGAAGAACTGGCAGAGCTGGGCGCAGCCAGGTGAGTTTGTAGGAATCATCGCGGCGCAAAGTATTGGCGAACCGTCAACGCAGATGACACTCAATACTTTCCACTTAGCTGGTGTAGCTGCAAAGAGCAACATGACGCGTGGTGTTCCCCGCTTGGAAGAACTACTGAAGGTTACACACAATCCGAAGGCGATTGCGCTCACGGTCTTCTTGAAGCCCGAATTCCGCAGTATCAAGGACAAGGCGCGCGAGGTTGCGCAGGACTTGGAACTAACACTCTTACGCGACATCACGGTTAAGGCGGCGATTTATCATGATCCAAAAGATGAAGCGACTGTCATCGCAGATGACAGAGATATCATCAAGTTCTATAAGATGTTTGAGATGGGTGACGACGGTGAAGAACAGGTCGAGAAGTGGAGTAAGTGGATGCTCCGTCTTGAACTCGATAGAGAGCGGATGTTCAATAAGAACATTACGATGGATGATATCGCATTTGTCTTGGACAATCGCTTCCAAAAGGAGATTAACACGGTCTACTCGGACTTTAATAGCACAAAGCTTATCATGAGAATCCGCTTGAATCCGTCAGGCGATGATATCATGGATGACTTACTGAATTTGAAGAAGTTCCAGAATCGTCTGTTGAACAGCATAGTTGTTCGTGGACTCCCTGGAATCAAGTCAGTCAACTTCAGAAAGGAGGAGGAGTATGTTGAGGAGGTCAATGGCGAGTACAAGCAGGTATCACAGTACATTTTGGAGACGGATGGTACAAACTTCTTGGAAGTTATGAATCACCCTGCAGTGGATGGTCGTCGCGTCCTCTCTACGCACCCGCATGATATTTACGAGAATCTGGGTGTTGAGGCGACCAGAATGACCTTACTGAATGAAATTACGGATCTCTTTGAGGAGGCTGGTGTAAATTATAGGCACATTGGTCTTCTTGTCGACGTGATGACGCGCACCGGTCGTCTCATGTCGGCTGACCGCTATGGCATTAACAAGAATGATATCGGTCCGCTAGCGAAGGCGTCGTTCGAGGAGACAGAGAAGATTCTCTTGAAGGCGGCGCAGTTTGGCGAGATTGATCCGATCACAGGTGTCTCGGCGAACATCATGATGGGGCAGCCGATTCGTGGAGGCACGTCATTTGCGCAGATCCTCTTAGACGAGTCGGCGCTCATCCGTTTGATGGAGGGTCTACCGCCGCTGAAGGAAGGCGATGATGAGGATGAGGATGAAGAGGAGGCGCCTACAGATGAGCAGATTGACGCGGAGATCTATGAAACGGACGCCGACCTCTGTAGTTCAACACAATTGAAGATGAATATTACGATGCCCCCAGCTGGAGTCTTCATTGAGGAACCCGACATGGATCTACAAATTATTGAGCCCGAGTAGAGGATACATGTCAGGTGCACTCGTGCTTGCTTATTATAAAGAAAACGGTATTTTTTACATTGTAAGCGCATATGAATCTGGCTATGAGAATAAAAAAGATATTCCTATTGGTACGCCAGATAACGATGAGTTTGTAAAACTAGATGAAGATTGGATAAAGAATAAAGAAACACAGTATGTAATTGATCATGAACCTACAGCTGATCGTGTAGGGCGTTATAGTATTAGAAGAAAAAATAATAAATTTGGATTTCCGAAAGGTGGTGCTAAGGGTACTGAAACCCCACTTGATACGGCTGTACGTGAATTTGGCGAGGAAGTTGGATATAATTTGGATCCTACAAAATTAAAGGTACTTCAACAATCTGAATATACTGTCTATACATACAATGTATTGACAGATGAAAAAAAAGCAATTGAAGGCGCAATTACCACAATGAAAGCAAATAGAAAGGGTGAATTATTTGAGGTCATGTTTCGTTCTCTAGAAGACATAAAAAAAGAAAAAAAATTCATGAATCGCAAGTCAATTGAAGCTTTATTTACATTTGAAAGAAATTTAAGATATATGGGTGGCGGCTCGCGTAAGTCAAAAAAAAGGACAACAAGGCGTAAAAGGGCTAAACGCCAAACATCAAAGTAAGGTATGGAACCACTAACTGAAAAGCCGCCTTGGGTAGGGCTCGTCTTTCAATTACCTGCACTCTTACAAAGTATAAATCAAATAACATGGACAAAAGAATGGCGAGAAAAGGAACACGAGGATCTTAATATCCTCAAGCAAAAAATTACACCCTATGAGGAAAATCACACATGGGAAAAAGTCAAAAAACTCAGTAATCCCTATGAACTCGTCTACACAAATGAGGCGCCTTTTTTCCCGCCATCACTTGCCTTACAGAAACCTCTCAGTCGTTCTTATTTCAAGATGATTGAAATGCTTGAAATTTCCCAGTTCTATGATCGTTTACCTAAGGCAATTAATGCGCTACGTTCAGCTCATGTTGCGGAAGGACCTGGCGGATTTATTGAGGCATTTCTGGATAGATCTGAGACAAATCGTAAGAAGGTCTCAAAGGCGACTGCCATGACACTCAAACCTAATGGAAGTAATATTCCTGGTTGGAGACGTGCTCACACATTTTTACAAAAGCATCCAGAAATTACAATTCATTATGGAAGAGACGGAACAGGTGATATTTACAAAACGGCTAATCAACAGTCTTTCGTAGAAATCTGTACACCGAAGGTTATGCTCTATACAGCCGACGGGGGATTTGATTTTAGTCAAGATTATTCTACACAGGAGAAGGATGTCTATCCACTTCTTATTTCATCGGCACTTATTGGTCTTCAGTGTCTACAGCCAGATGGGCTTTTTATAATGAAACTGTTTGATATTTTTGGTGAACCGACACATTTTCTCATTCGGCAAATCAGTTATTGTTTTAAGGACTGGATTCTATATAAGCCAGCCACGAGCCGTCCTTGTAATAGCGAACGGTATCTTATCTGTCGTGGATTTAAGCGTTGTATACCTGAAGTTCTTCAAGTACTTGTTTCTATGGAAACAAGTATTCGCGAACGCGGTGAGTATCCAATTGTTGACACTGTCAACTGGACACCAGAAGAAAGAGAGTATTTAGACAATCATTTAAAATTATTTACAGAAAATCAAACAAAAATAATTGTTGATTCATTTCGGTATATCGACAATAACCTTAGTGTATTTTCATGGAATAAACATATTCATAACGCTCAGAAATGGTGCAGTACATTTCGTGTTCCGACATATTTGAATTCTATGATAAACAAATATAAGGAATTTGGATATATTCACTGCTGAACATCATCTACATGGATGTATTTATCACTTAACTTCTTTCCGACAATGACAGAAGCTTGGTGTTGTGACAGCCCTTTATCCATTTTTTCTAAGAGAACCAACATTGTCTTCAAATTCTGCTTGTCATAGCCTCCCTCCTGTGTGATCATTTCAAAGAGATTCTTATACTTTTCGATAAATTCGGGAACTTCTACTTTAATTTCATCAAGTGTCTTTCCTTTTGTTTGGAGTTCTTCCACATGTGCAATCATTGTTTTTACATAGACGACTCTCTCACTAGGGGAAAAATCCTGGGCTCTTCCTTCTGCTTCCGCGACCGCTTCATTAATATTTCTTCTCTCCATTTCTATGTCTATGTAGAATTCTGAAAAAAAACTTTCAAATTTCCCGCATCTAAATAAGATGAACGCAACAACTCAAATCCCAGTGATTACGCCTGACGCAGGTGATCCTAAAGCTTTATCTGATCCGAATAGTGTCGCCAGTATTATGAAAAAAGCGAAGGAGCAACAAAGTCAAACGGGCGCAGATACAAAATACGATTCTGCCCCTCCCGAACGGATACCGCAACCGCAAGGTTTTGAAGATTACGGTTCATGCTTAGAAGAAAGGGTGAAGGAGACGGGTGCTGGACTTTTTCTAAGTCTTTCCATTTTGCTTCTTCTCTATGCTGCCGCATAAAAACCTTTGGATTAGAAGATACATGGACGATTTACAGTATAGTGATAGCGATGATGATAAAGTAGAGCCGGTTCCTGAAGAAATACTCGATAGAAGAGAAGCAAATAAAAATGATTTTCGCGCTAAAATTTTAGAATGGAAAAGAAAACAGATTAACAATGTTACACGTGAATCACAAGATACCACCGTTTTAAATAAATATCTTAGGGATTCTGCAGATCTCTATAAGACAATAAAAGATAAATTGGAGGGACGTACAGAACTTATAGGGGGTGGAGGAATAGACTATAATCTGAATGTAAGCTCAGGAATGGAACGTGCTAATCTTCTTTCAGCAGCATATAGTGATTTAGTGGAATTTCCATTCACGTATAGTAAAAATCTCATTAATTCATTTCCAAAAACAAATTCTTTAGAACATGCGGAAATTATTCCCAACCAAGAATAGATATGCCTAGCCAAACACGAAAGGCTCCAAAATCATTACCTTTTAACGCATTTCAGGGGTGCCCCCCCGGTTACAAGAAAAATTCATCCTATAAAAGCGGTGCCCTTTTTCAAGCTGCTAGATGTGTTCGTGTCAAAACAAGATCAGGATCAACATCAAGAAGCTGTCCGCGAGGAATGATTCGGCGTAAGGGGTACACACGCCGATATTCAACAGGATTAAGACAACGTGGTTATACTGTGAGAAGGAGAACAGGTACAAAGTATCGTGTATACCCTGAAAAAACGAAGATGGTTGTGCAATCTGCTTGTATTAAGAATAGAGGTCTACCTGGCAAAGGACCTAGTGAAGGAAAGGGCATAGGCAAGCTAGACAAGGGCAAATTATCGCGCTACGGATATTCGTATCACGACCCGAGAGATCAGCGCCACGTCGCTTTAAGAAAGGCAGTTAGTGCTTACACGGCACTCAATGTATTTCATAAACTGGACGCAGTAATGAAATATACCAGAAGAACGGCACCGCAAGCATCTCATGTCTTTGAAGAAGACAGAAACTGGGTTCGGTCTAAATTTATGTGATATCAATAAATAATGATTTCAAGACGTTCATCTTGGACATCATCATTTTTATCATTCTAAACAGAGGGCATTCGCCATGATAGGATTTATTTTAACACTATTAGTTTTGGTAGGAATTTGGGCATTTATGCTATCATCTTCAAATATTCAAGAGATCAAGAATAATTGGTCTAAGTACCGTTGTCAGATCGGTGTAATGCCGCTGGCTTCATTTTATGGACACGATACGGGTGAGAATTTTAATTACTGTATGAAGAATATATTTACATTAGAATCAGGACCTCTCTTATCCCCGGTCTTTCAAATCCTTGGCACAATGATTGGAACAATCTCTATGTTTATTTCCATCTTAAATTCAATTCGTGTACAATTTGCTACACTTCTCGGTGGAATTAATACAATTTTCCAGAATTTTGCGGATCGCATGAAACAATTGACCTATCATATTCGTGTCTCTGCCATGCGCATGAATTCATTAATGAAACGACTCTATGGGACATTTAATGCAATGATGTTCATGACCATTTCAGGAATTACGGCAATGAGCAACTTTGGGGATACATTCTTATTTAAGTTTCTGGATACATTCTGTTTTGATCCTGATACACCGATTTATGTCAAGGGAAAAGGATTCATTCCTATCTCAAAAGTGGAGATGGACGATGAATTAGAAGGGGGATCTGTCGTGACCTCTCTATTTCAGTTTTATGCCGACGGACAACCCATGGTAACTCTCGGTAACACGCTCGTTTCTACAAATCATTTTGTACAGAATGGATCTAGATGGGTGAAGGCAAGCGAACACCCTGACGCAAAACCGGCTGTGCCATGGTCAGGTAATATCCAAAGACCGCTCATTTGTTTAAATACGAGTGACCATCGTATGATAATAGGCGATTATGTTTTTCTAGATTACGATGAAACAGAAGACGGTGATTCAACAACTATGAAATGGGTTGAAGATATTGTCAATGGTAATGTAACAAGTGTAGAAACAGATATTTCATACAGCAATACTGTTTCTGAGGGTACAATGATAAAAATGAAAGATGGATCGTTAAAAACAATTGAGTCGATTGTCTTGGGTGATGAGACACTCACAGGTAAAGTAATAGGAACAGTAAAAAAGGAAACATATGATATTTGTACAACAGAAAATGGCGAAACGATTGGGGCTGGGCTTTTGATATGGTGTAAAAACACAAATAAGTGGCAAAGAGCTGGATCTCTCTATCCTGTTCGGCATTTAGGTTTTTCACTCGAATTTACATCGCTCATTTTAGTATCTTCGGCTGTTCTTGAAACAGGAACAGGACTCTGTTTCCGCGATTATATGGAAGTTCATTCACCTGATGCTGAGAATTTGTATGAAGAACACATACGGGCTAAAAATAGCCAGAACAAATGATATGAAAGAAAAGGGATATGGAGGGTGTACCTCTTTTTATAGTAACAGCAGGGCTTACCGCAGGTTTGGCAGCCATGCTTGTTTCCGCTGACATAGAACAGATCAAACAAAACTGGAATACACGACGCTGTGAGCTACCTGTCATGATCATGGGTTCATTATTCAAACCCGAATCGTTCAAGGGAACACCGAGTGAATACTCTTCAGAAAATATGAATTTTTGTATTCGTCAAATCGCAAAAGGCGTAATGATTACATTGCTTGCACCAGTTACAGCATTATTAGGAAATCAATCAAGTGTACTTGGTATCTTGGATACATCACTCAATATGATGCGTACTCTTCTTTCAAATGCCACGAGCTCTTTTGGAAAACTGATTGATCCTTTTTATCGGCGATTTATGTTGATCGGTGGCAATTTCCGTATTATATTCCAACAGTTTTTGAGCGCAATGAACCGTGTGTTTGCGATTTCAATATCACAATTGTTGATGGGTATATCTGCTTTTGTAGGAATGCAAAATATGGTGAGTTTTATCATCAAAGTTGTTATGATTATAATGGGAATTATTATTGCGATTTTTATTTTACTATTTTTTGTTTTAATTCCATTTCTACCTATGATCTTAACAGTCATTGGAATTCTAGCATCCGTCGGTCTCGCAGTAGGTGGAACAGAGGTCTTCTGTTTTGCACCGCATACAGAAGTTCTTCTTCAAAACGGACTTACAAGACCTATAGCACAAATCCAAGTTGGGGATAAACTACCAAATGGAGGAACGGTTGAAGGGATTCTTTTAACAACAAGGAATCCTAACATACCTATGTACAATTACAAGGGTATTTATGTCAGTGGTTCACATATTGTATGGGAAAATAAGCGATGGATTACAGTGGCTGCATCTGAGAATGCTGTACAAGTTCCCTATGACGGTGAGCGTCTTTATTCTCTGCGCACAACATCCAGAGACATTTTTACGAAGAATTTAAATGGCGATATCCTTCTCTTCAAGGACTGGGAGGAAATACCCGAAGGAGATGAGAGAACTGATACTGAATGGGATATTCTTGTACAACATCTTCTTGGAAATACGACAATACATAGAACTCCATCGACAACGGATCCACTTTTCTCACCAGCAACCTTCGTTATAAAAGACATGCGCTTAGTTCCGCTCCATACAATACAAATTGGCGACTTTATTGGAGATAATATCAAGGGTGATCCAACACGCGTCATGGGTATCTATAGAGGAAATGTATTGATGAACCCTTTTTATATAAAAGAGAAATGGCATACAGATGGTGTCTGGTGGAAACAAGATGAAAACTGGTTACGTTGGTCAGAGCCGACACCGCAAATAAAAGTAGAAAAGGTATTAGTTCACGGAGTCCATTTAATTACAGAGTCTGGTACATTTTGGGTTCATACCGGAACACATTCCGGTACTGTCCGTGATTTCACAGAAGTTGGTTCGGATAAATTGATGGAGGCTACAGAAATCCTTCTCAAAATCCTCAGCGAAAAACCAATGCCTTAAGAAGAAATCATGCGTCTAGGATTCTTAATCACAGGTCTTGTAATTTTACTGGCGGCTAATTTATTGATGGTAGCGATGAAGCCCGGTGGCAGAATGAGCGAGGGCTTCACTTCCTATTTTTTACAAAATGGTGCTGGAACGGGCTCAAGCTACAAGCCTGTAGGATCTTATGATAATGTTAAGCTTTCAACGGGCAACTCTGTAAGTTCATGGCGTGGCACGGCGCCCGATGAGAAGTTGATGGGCGCTGAATTCGCTCCCGGTCCCGATTCCTTGTTCATGTTCAAGAATAATCAGTGCAAGCCTGAGTGCTGCGGTGCCTCGTTCTCATGCGATGGTGGATGTGTGTGCACGACGCCGCAGCAGCGTCAGCTCATTGCTTCTCGCGGCGGCAATAAGACGCAGCCTGAGGAGGGTGTATAAATTACTTTTATCTAAGATTAATACATCTTAAAATAAAAGATGAAACTACTTGTTGTTGGCAGTGGCGCGGCAGGTCTTTTGTTTCTTTGGCATCTTCAACAATCAAAAAAAATTCTACCACAGGATATTATCATAGTAGACCCTCATCATGATGGCGGTGATTTACAAAGAAAATGGGGATCTGTACAATCAAATACGACATGGAGTCAAACACTCGCCGTTTTTGGTTTATCTCAATGGAAAGATCTTGACCCAAAAAAACCATGTCCTCTTCACCATTCAATTACTCTTCTCCGACACATGCTGCGTGATTTCTTGAGTCATTGTGAAGTTGTTCATGGCTTAGTCGATCATATAGAAAAACAAGATTCGATGTGGTCTGTTACATTACAAGATAAATCAAATTATAGTGTTAAGGTGGTAATTTTAGCACATGGTGCCGAACCGAAACAACTTTCTTTACCCATTCCTTCGATTCCACTTGAATGTGCGCTTACAAAATCACGTTTAGAAACATACGTTGGCACAACCAGTCGAGTATTACTCTTTGGAACGTCGCATAGTGGCACACTCGTTATGAAACATCTACATGAGCTTGGTATTCATACAACTGCATTCTATAATACGACAAAACCGTTTTATTTTGCTCGTGATGGTGAATACGATGGAATTAAACAAGAATCGGCAGAAATCGCCGACGCAATTTTATCCAAACAATATTCTAAACTACAACTCAGCCATCTGACCGATACGGCACAAGTGATTAAGGCATCAAGAAAAGCCGACTGGGTTATTTATGCTATGGGTTTTCAAGGACGATCTATTAGTCATCTCAATGTATCATATAACGGTAAAACGGGTGAACTTACAGAATCTCCAGGAATTTGGGGCTTTGGTATAGCATTTCCGAACAAAGCTGATAATAATGTTAACTGGGATGTAGGTATTCCCTCTTTTTCTACGCATATTGAAAAACAGATGCCCAGTATTTTGAAATACCTTTCCGATTGTTAGGTAGATAGATGAACAACAACAAGTTAAATACTCCTGTGAATAGTCTTGTTCCTTTGGGGGTACCCGGAGCAGAGATGATAAACAATCTACAACAAAATATCAGAAAACTCAACAATAAGGTTAATGTTGCACTTAATAATACGTTGAATGGTGTAACGAATGCCGCCAATAACCTTGGTGACGGTGTTGCTAATGTCGCGAATAATATAGGCAATGGTGTTGCCAATGTCGCGAATAACTTAGGTAATGGTGTAGCTAACGTGGCGAATAACTTAGGTAATGGTGTAGCTAATGTGGCGAATAACTTAGGCAATGGTGTAGCTAATGTCGCGAATAACCTGGGCGGCAATAATCTTGGCACTAATAACCTAGGAGGCAATAACGGTGGCAATAATCTGTTCGGTAATAACGGTGGTAATGCAGCTCGCAATAACTTTGGTAACGGTGTAGCCAATGTAGCGAATAATTTAGGTAAGGGCGTAACGAATGTGGCGAATAATATAAGTAAAGGCGTTAACAATGTTGTAAAAAACATTGGTGTCGCACCTATTAATTTACCTATTACCACTGAGTCTACGGCACAGACAGGGTATATTACAATGCTTATGATTTTCGGTGTGCTCGTCTTTATTTTTAGTGTTGTTTTCTTGTTTTTCCAGCAAGAAATTACAAACGGATTGAATTCATTCTTTACATCTGTACGTGATGCTCTTGGTATGGAGGTGTCGCCGCCGCCTCCCTCAGATAAAAATGAGGTTACTAAACCTTCAGTACCGCCGGATCAAGAATCCAACATTCCTACGACAATCGCTGAGAAGATGTTACCGACAGGTGCGCCCGGCTCTGAAGTATTTGCTGTGAGCAAAAATACTTTCACATATTACGACGCGCAGCCTTTATGTAAAGCTCTCGGCGCCGAACTTGCAACCTATGATCAAGTAAAGGCTGCATGGGACAAGGGTGCGGACTGGTGTAATTACGGTTGGGTGAAGGGGCAAAATGCGATTTTCCCGACGCAGACAGATACATGGCAGAAACTTCAGGCTGGACCTGAAGAGGAACGTGGTGCCTGCGGACGCCCTGGAATCAATGGCGGCTATTTTGATAATCCTGAACTCCGTTTCGGTGTCAATTGCTATGGACCGAAGCCGTCACAGTCTACACATGACGAGGCAACCGTTGCTAAGCGCACAGGACAACCTCTGACAGTGGGTGCCTTGGAAGTAGAGAAGAAAGTTAACAAGTTCCGTTCAGAGGCAGATAACATCGGTGTTCTCCCTTTCAACGGTAATAAATGGGAATCAAGTTAATTCAATATAAGCTATGCTTATCTTTGATATAGGTTCCATAAGGTTCTGTATTGAGAACAGTAGATTCTTCAAATTTAGTATCATTGGTTTCCCATTCTAAATCATCTGATGCTCGCGACGCTGGTAAATCAAGACGATTCCACACAAAGGGTAGAATTTTATAACGATTTTGTTGATTTTCCTCTGAAAAATCTACAAAATACCCCCAATAAGACCAAAAGTCGTCCCACTTATCTTGTGTTATACGCCGCACAGTAAAATAGTCAAAGTTTTCGGGCGTATTGTCTTCTTGATACAACCATTCGTTTTTATAAAAAATCAGATTTGCGAGATGATTTGGGATATTCTTTTCAGATGTCCAACTATATCCATTCTTTTTTACAAAGGGAATAAGGGCTGTATGGGCAAAAACACGATATGCTTTATATCTTTCAACGATACGGTTTTCAAAAAACACATATTCATGTAACCATTCACGCCACTTTTTCTCTTTTGCGCCAGTTAGTGTAAGTAAGCTCATAATACTCGATGAATGCCTAAATATCCTACATCTTTTTGCGCGGCGGCTTTATGCTACTTCTTTCCTGGTGGCAGCGCAGGTGGCTGTGCAGGTGTAGGCGGCTGTACAGGTGGCAGTGCTGGCGGCTGTGCAGGCGGCTGAGGCAAAGGTGCAGTTAATCCACCCGCCTGTTTCTTAAGTTTCTTGGTAACTTCAAATCCACGCTGCTTTCTGATAAACTTCATAATCGCTTGACTTTCATCGAGCGCCCCCGTTGCACCTTTAGCCGCGTAATATCCGTGGAGAAGTTCCTCAATACGTATGAGTGTGAGCGGCTGTGAATGTTTTTCTTCATTCACAACCAGCCTTCCACCAGCAATCTGAATAACAGCTTTCTCCATAGAATTTCCCTTCAAAAAGTCTATCACTTTAATCTCAAAGTCCTCTCGCAAATGCCGAGCGTTCTGTGCTTGACGATTAAGTCCAAGTGCCAAATTATCATAATGTACCCAATTTCTAACCCAAACAGCAAGTTCGCTTGTATTCATTTCTACTCTTGTACTGGAAGGATGGTATTAATAGAACCCGCACTTATGCCGGGCACTGACTGTCGCATTTGTAAGAATACTATGGCAAAAGTCAACATAGCTACAACTAAAAGTAAAGTAAAAAGAACACAAATAAGCAATATATATGGGTACACACGATTCATTACATGATTGAGTACAGGATCTACAATAAATTGTTGAATACGTTTTTGATTATGTTTATCATTTAGCATTATAATTGATTTTTCTATGACACCTTCCCACATAGTTGGTTTTTTAGTTTTTGTAACTGAGGGTCCCGGTTTATTTTCCATTTCGTATCCTTCTTAAAGGAAATGAAATATTTCTAAGTAGAATACGATGGAAAACCCTGTGGAAAGAATTCTCAATATCACAAATCCCGTATGGAATTCTAAAGATTCATCTTATATGTTTCAGATATCTGGTGCATCTTTAATCTTAACTATACAGAGTCTTGGTTCAACTGCTGCCGAGAATGTTCCTCGTCCACTTCCGGCACAGCTCGAGTCTTTTTTAGAAGAATTTATTAATAAAACATCTAGACATTTTGCGACACCTCTGCGTACATCAGCCATACTTCCCCGACTAACACACATGTGGAATGTGTCTGGAGACCTTGTTGCCGATGAACACTATATGCTTCATTGGTCAATTAAAGCAATGATTATAAAATCCAAAGAGTTCTGCTTAGTGTGGTCATGTGTTGCGCAACCTTGTCCCCCTCTAATTCCTTCTGATTTTCTGAATCTGTCGGCTCCCTCTCGCAGTAGTTCTCCGGCACGTGATCTCCGAACAATTCAGATTCAGCCTTCAGTAACTATGGATGAACATGAAGTTCCAATGACACTTGATAGTCGACTTATGACACTTGAATATGAGAATACACCCGTTTCAGCGGAGAGGAAGAGGGTTAGAGAAGCAAGACTTCGGGCAGCACTTGCAAACCTCCGGGCAGATCGGCTTGCTGAGAAATATTATCAAAAATACGGCACGCCTGCAGGAGATGGTTCTTCTGACTTATCATCTGAATCCGAGGATGAAGATTAAAGTGAAAAACAGGCTATATTAAAAAAAATATGGTCTTTCACTAATACAGGAACAACGATGGCTTCTGTTGCAGTAGATATTCGTACACTAGTTTTGGCACTTGTAGTGCTTGCTGTATTTGTTGGTGCTGCTTATTTGTTAAATCCTTCATATGTTGGTCGTCTGCTGGGCATGAGGGATATGAGAGATTCATTTGTAGATAACGCAAACGGCGTATTGTCATCAAATGCTAACTACAAGGTGAACGCAACGAATGATGCGTCAGGTGAATCGCAGAAGGCGGCGAATCTGAACAATCCGAATGCGGCTTTAGCGCCACCGAATGCTGGTTCTGAGGGCTATGCGGACTTGTCCGACATGGAGGGACCGGCGAAGTTCGGTAACGCGGATGCGCCTGCTGGCTGCTACCCGCGTGACCAGCTCACACCTGGCGAGCTCTTACCGAAGGACCCGAACTCAGTTTGGGCGCAGCAGAACCCGATGGGCACTGGCTCCCTCAAGGGTAAGAACTTCTTGAGTGCTGGTGCGCTCATTGGCGTGAACACGGTTGGACAGAGCTTGCGTAACGCGAACTACCAGATGCGCTCAGAGCCGCCGAATCCCCAGGTGGCTGTCAGTGTGTTCAACCAGAGCACGATCGAGCCTGACGTCAACCGCCGCAGCTTGGAGATCGCGTAAAAAAAAAACAATTATCTAGCATACGATACAAACGGCACGTGTTGAGAAGAAGGAATATTTTACCTTTTTCTGACCACTTAAAATATTTCCTCGCCGTCGGGTTTAGGACTGTTTGTTAAACTATTCTTTCTTACTCTGGGTTGTAGAGGGTTCTCTGTTACGAGGACACGAAGAGTTAGAGTTTTTGCGTGTGTTACATCATTCAGATTATTTAGAAACGCAATTCGGTGGTTATGTAGATGCCTTGCGACAGCCCACATGATAGCTAGAGCAGTGATGCCTACTCCTACGCCGATACCAATAAGAGAGTCTTGAGGCACGTTTGCTGGATTAGCGGGATTTACTGGGATTGCTGCTAGCATTGCTTTTGCTGTTGATGTTGCAGTTCCAGTGGCACTCGCACTGGTTGTTGGGCTTATTGTTGCTTTTGCTGTTGCGGATGACGACGATGAGGTTGTTGCTGTCGTTGTTCTTGTTGCGGATGATGATGGTGTCGCTGTTCCAGTCGCTGTTCCAGTCGCTGTCGCTGTTCCAGTCGCTGTCGCTGTTCCAGTCGCTGTCGCTGTTGCCGATGATGATGCCGATGATGATGCCGATGATGATGCTGTCGCTGTTCCAGTCGCTGTCGCTGTTCCAGTCGCTGATGCCGATGCGGATGATGATGCCGTCGCTGTTCCAGTCGCTGTTGAAGTTGCTGTAGAAGTTGAAGTTGAAGATGAAGTTGCTGTTGAAGTTGCTGTTGAAGTTGCTGTTGAAGTTGCTGTTGAAGTTGAAGATGAAGTTGCTGTTGTAGTTGATGTCGATGTAGCAGAACTAGATGGCACAGATGTAAATGTCGCTAGAGGACTCATGCTACTTGTTCCACTGGGAAATGGACTTGTTGAGGCAGAGCTAGATGCTTGCGCAGAAGGAGATGGTTCACTAGAGCTAGATGCTTGCGCAGAAGGAGATGGTACAGTAGAGCTAGATGCTTGCGCAGAAGGAGACGGTTCACTAGAGCTAGATGCTTGCGCAGAAGGTGATGGTACAGTAGAGCTAGATGCTTGCGCAGAAGGAGACGGTTCACTAGAGCTAGATGCTTGCGCAGAAGGTGATGGTACAGTAGAGCTAGATGCTTGCGCAGAAGGAGATGCTTGCGCAGAAGGAGATGGTTCACTAGAGCTAGATGCTTGTGCAGAACTAGATGGCTGCGCAGAAGGTGATGGTACAGTAGAGCTAGATGCTTGCGCAGAAGGAGATGCTTGCGCAGAAGGAGATGGTTCACTAGAGCTAGATGCTTGTGCAGAACTAGATGGCTGCGAAGATGGAGATGGTGCAGATGTAAAGGTAGAGAGAGGACTCACACTGGCACTTGCACTAGCACTGGTACTTGCGCTAGCACTGGCACTCGATGATGCTGGACTAGATGGTAGTGCAGAAACAGATACGAATGCCGAATAAGAAGGCTGAGAAGATGGAGTGGGCAGAGCAGAATATGATGGCTGAGCTGAATAAGAAGGATAGGCAGACATAGAAGATACTGTTGTTGTTGTTACAGTCGCTGTCGCACTTGCACTAGAAGTAGCAGAAGCACTAGATGTTGCTGTCGCTGTCGCAGTCGCAGAGGCACTACTACTTGATGTAGAACTAGAACTAGAAGTTGCTGTAGCAGAAGCGCTACTACTTGGACTCGGACTCGCTGTTTCAGATACAACTTGCGCAGCAACAGCGTAAATCATTAAACAAATAAGAGATAACCTCATTATTTTATATTCACTTTACCAAGTTGTTCTAAGTGCCCATGATCAATTTTTGTTTTAATTAGAAAGTTTTTGATAATAGCATCTCTGGCTCTCTTCTGAGAAGAGTGCGACTACACAGTATGTTCTACACTCCATCGTAGATCACTATGGTTGAGCTGGGATGGTAATTAGACGGCATAGTACAAGAGTCCGTTCATCTGATTGCGGGTCCTATCTTCGGCGAGTCGACCTATTTCCTGTTTTATGAGCGCAGTTCTTCCTAGTCAAATGGCGTCCTACTCGCTTCTCATATCCTCTTAGTAGCTTTTCACGATCTACAAACTCTTCTTTTAAATTACTATATGATGATTGTTGATAAGCAATAAAGGGATATGAAGATATTGTTTTAAAAAAAATGCGATGTGGATCATAGTCCATATGAGGATTATCCATAAATGGAAAATATTTACGCAGATACGCAATCTTCTCAAAATATCTTATAAATATATCATATGATTTTTTATGGTAATAGGTCCAATGTCCACCGTGGGTTATGAAAGGATATTTAAATATAATAGAATCATCTATCTGAGCAATTTCAGTCGGTTTATATCCAAAAAAATCAGTTATATCTTGAAATGAATTATTTCCTCCCCAAGCACCCCCTGCATATATATCCCATTGATCTTCATGTGAGTCAAGCCATTTTTTCACTTTCAACCATTTATCTTCCCACCCTTTAACAGGAAGACAATCGTCCTCTAGAATTAATACGCTAGAAAACTTGTTTTTCTTAGCCAATTTAAGAACCTTTAAAAAACTGAGAATATTACCTAGCCCTCCTGAACTACACTTAACAGCTGAGATACGCCGTAAATGTATCGAAGAGCCCTTGAATTCTTTCTGTATTTGTTTCCATCTATCAGGTCTATTGTCTAAGTTGATAACATACGCCCACATCTAATACACATCTATAAAATTTTTGCTAACTCTCGTTCTTGCTGCCACAAATACTTGTAAAATTTTTTACTGAGAAAGTCTAGTTTCTTTATGAGATTAATTTGAACACCAATCAAAACAACCGCAATCATCATTTCACCTTGATATTCCTCAGATTCGTGCACTTTATATTTAGAATTAAACGCAAATAAAAACGGCATCAATTTCACTAGTTTTCTACAATAAAATACAACAATAATTAATGTTATACACTGTAAAATAACTTCTGAAAATACAGTCCACGCATCTTTCTCAGATGTATACACAGGAAATAACATATCAGTTCCTACACCCATGAAAAAACCAACAAACAAATATCCCAAACCATATTGAATACTTTCCAGCAATTCCATAGCACGGACTTCATCGACACGAATCAATCTTTCTACACGATCTTCAACATATGCTTCATACCCTTTCTGAAGATGAAATGGACTAACAATAGACATTCTCTTCTTCTACTAGAGAAAGGATGTTTCCAAGTTTACAAAATGCTGTTCAAAGTTTACAGAGTAAGCTAGGTATCGGCAGTTCATATCCAGTTGTATCAATTCAAAGCAGTGTAGATGGACAAACATACAGAGTACGCGATATGTCAGATAAACAAGCAGCTGCAGATTTACTTGCCCGGGTTCGCATCAAGATGAAGAAATTATATATGCATCTTGAAACATCCTATCCTGATAAAATCCAAGTAATACAGCTTATGCGAAATTTCAAACCCGACGCTGAGAGACTACTAGAATCAACACCCGATGAAGAACATACAAGTTTTAGTGTAAATAAGGGACAATCTGTACATTTATGCTTACGGCAAAGATCAGGCGGCAATGAAAATCTAGTTGAAGAAAATGTCATGATGTTCGTTACTCTTCATGAAATGGCACACATGATTACAAAATCAGTAGGACATGAACCCGAATTCTGGAACAACTTTGGCTGGATATTGAAAGAAGCTGAAAAGATAAATGTCTATCACTACCAAGATTTCAAAAGTCATCCTGTTGCATACTGTGGTGTGCAAATCACAGATCAGCCGCGATATGATCCTCAGAAGGATGGAGCGGATCATTCAGTAGGAAAAATGTTTTCATTTCAGTAGTAGATGGGAGAAGAGACTCCAAGCCAAACCCCTCTTGAAAAAACACTGAGCATATTCCTGGACGAATCTCCTCGGTATTTGAAAACTCTACGTGAACCTTTCGAAGGAAAATCTTTAGAAATTATTCTGTTTTCGTCACCGACAGATCCTGGGCAGAAGATCATGATAAATGACTTCTATCCATTTCAAACAGTTCAGGAAATCAAGACAAAAATATTTACAAAAATGAATCAGCCTCAGTTTCACCCTTATCATCAATGTCTACTTATTCCGCTGGACGACGAAACACAACTAAATACAGAATATATTCCCATTGATTTTCTCTGGCAAGTAACGAGTCGAAAACTATTTCTTACAAATCCGTTTCGTCGGATTGGACAAGGAATTGATCAACGCTTTGTCTCTTCATCGGGACAGAGAAAGGTTGTCGGTTTTGAAGATCATTCGCGTATGACAATCGAGGATATAATCCTCAATACGCGCGAGGTGCCAATCTTTACATTCCACCTTTTTCTTTATAAAGATATTGAGCGACTGATTATGACGCCTAGACCCTTCTCAGAAATGGACTGGTATGGATACATTAATCCTTTTTTCCCCACTCTTTCCCCCAGCATCTGGAATGGAGAGATTGTGTTAGAGCAGAAGGCAGAAATTGAAGCATATAAGTCTTACAGTGAAAAAACAAAAGATCTCATAGAACTCTATGAAATTCTCTTAACAGAAAAAAAACTTATTCAACTCAAGATGGCTGGGATTCGTTACATGCGTCTCATATGGACTGAACCACCTGAAGAAGATCGTCGTTCTCTAGAAAACTTGTTCTATGAGATTCCTGCCACAAGTGTCCGTCCTTTTCTCCGTTTTCTTCCCACTGAAGGAACACCCGTCACAAAAATAAAAATAAATGGCTCCATCAAAACACCTGATATTTCTGACCCCAAACTCATCTTTCAGTGGGCTGAAGAAAGAAATCCTACACCTGATAAAGATTTTCTCTTGGTAAAATCTATGATCCGCAAGACACAGGGATCAACACTTGCATACTATGGAACCCTACGCTTATATCAAGATTCAACTGCTGATTATATTCTACAGCCACCAAAAATGCTGAGAAAGTTTGACCCGCGCTCCGATCTAGTTGATTTCACAAAGTATCTCGAAGAAACAATAGCAGACACATATTTACAAAACAGATCGCCCGAAATTGGAGAAGCAACTGTCATTTGCGGTATTCGTATCTCGCGTGATGATGCCATTATAAAGCGTGAAGATTTACGCAAGCGCTTACATGTAATGAGCCCATTCTTCCAGGAAATCACTCCTCTTCCTGGTGACCAGCCTCTACTCATGATTCGTTACAAGGCAGTCAGCAATTTTGCAACAGAAGATCGTATCAATGTGTTTTTGACACAACTTGCGCGCAGAAAATCCCAAGAAGGAATTATTGATCCCAAGGCGTATGTAGATGATATTATCAAACAGTTTCAATTGAATAGACAAGACGCAGAAAGAAGAGTTGAAGCATGGTTTAAGAGAACTTCAGAAATGACGCCGACATCTGCAACCGATTCAAAAGATTATACAAGTATGTATAATAAGGGTATTGATATTGCGATCTTTGCGCAACATCCTTTTTATTCATTCCACATCTATGGTATAGATTCTATTCTTATTTTCAGGCGAGTTCTTACATTGCTCGCTATTTTACTGAGTTCTAAGAATGATGAACTGAATGCGCCCGAAACGTTGCTACAGTCAGTTGGTGCTGCTGAAAATGTCATACAAGGTCAGGCGGCTAAAGTTGAAGAAGAAAGTGAATCGCAGGAAGAAAGTGCAGTACCAGATTGGGCTACTGATCTGATGTTTGATCCCTTTTCTGGAGATGCTCAGGGCACTGAAGATGACAGTCCTACACTCAAAGAAAGAGTCCAAGAAGAACGAGTGGCACCGTCTGAAGAATTATCGCAAGTCATTCAAGCCCCTCCCGCAAAGAAATTTGGACAACAAATTCAAGAGGAGACACCCGAAGAAGAATCACAACGAAAGAAGACCTTCGCCAACTATTTCTTGAGGAAATTACAAGAGGCAGATAAGCGCTTATTTGACTACAATAAGACACATCCATCTGTAAAACAGTACGCTACAATGTGCCAGGCGAACGACACCAGGCAGCCGATTGTCATGTCGCAGGATCAATATGATGCGATGATAGAAGTTTATGGTGAAGATAAATTTGTTCGTCATGGCTATGATCCGCAAACAAAAGAACCGTTCGAAGATGAAGCACCTGACACAGGAGAGTATGTAAATGTTCTTGTATATGGGTCTGATCCTCTTCGTGTCAATTATTACATCTGCTGTAATCTGTTCTGTGTGCGCGATTACATTGTTGTCTTTGAAGAGGATTTTAATTCCACATTTGACTATGAAGGGAGAGAGAAGCCTACAAAGACGTGTCCCTTTTGCCACGGTCTTCAAATTACAAACAGGAAAACGCCTGGCAAGAATGAAACTGTATTCAAGAAGACAGTGAAACCGAAAACAGAGAATAAGAAGCATATTTATGTTGGGTTTCTAAAAAAGAAGTCGCACCCTGAGGGACTTTTCTTACCATGCTGCTTTGTAGATCCTCAGACAACAATTAAAGCATCAGGAGAAGCATTTCAGCCGTTTGCAAAAAGGACACAACAGACTGTTCCTCCTGCTCAACAGCAGTCCGCACAGCCGTTCTTAGATTATGAGATCACATTGCGTCGCGCCTATAAAAAATATATATTGGGTCCTGAGAAATTCCCTCTTGAGATGAGTGATCGTGAAGGACCGCAAGTGGGTCTTCTGCCCCAAGTGCTTGATACGTTTTTTGATCAGAATCCCATTAATATGGTATCGCGTGATTTTAATCGCATGGAATTAAAGCCGAATTCACGCGGATTTCTTCGCATTGGTGTAGAGAATCAGCAGCGTTATCAGAATGACAGTTTCTTGGCTTCTTTAGCGCCCTACATGATGCCGCACGTCAATACTATCAATGATGTCAAGTCAGAGATTAAGAAGGTGATCACGCCGCAAGTATTCGTTCATTTAAATTATGGAAATCTTCTTTTAGAATTTTACAAGGCAGATTACCCTGTCCCAGAAGATATCAACTGGCAAGATTGGGCGTCTTCAAAGACTTCTAATCTTCCTGTTGACTGGAAGCCTACAAATGAGGAATATATTGTGCGTATTTACAAGAGTTATCACAATTTCTTAGATTATTTGGAGCAAGATACAAAGTTAAAGGAATATAGGCATTTTGCTCAGCTTCTCGCTGACGAGAGTTTATTGACGCCGCGCGGCATTGTTTTCATGGTGATCGATATTTCTGAGAAAAACGAGGTGTCTGTTCGCTGCCCGCCCTATGGATATGATATTGAGAAGCACGACAAATGTGATATCGGTATTTTATTACACGACTGGAGAGGAATTTGGGAACCGATCTTTTATGTAGAAAATAAAAGCGCAACGGCTACACAAAAAGAAGAACATATTTCAGACATTCGTTTTCAGCAGGCTTTAGAGGCGGATTGGTCGCAAATTCTTAGAAAAAGGGTCAATGAATTTAGAACACGATGCGCTACAATGGGAAAGGCAATGTTTACCAGCCAACAAGGCATTGATAGTAATGCAATTTTATCACCGAGTCAAGTTATAACTAAATTAGGAAAGAAGGCGTATCCTGTAGGCATTGTAAAGGATGCGTATAATCATAGCGTTGCGATCACACTTCGTCTTCCAAAGGGCAGAAATAATTTAATTAGTATTCCGATTGTTGATGATGGAAATCTTCGGTATATGTGGTTAAAAATACACTTGGATTGGGATGACTATGCTCCAGCGCCGGCGGATGATATTTACACATTTTTCAAGAATGTAGTGAATGTGGAGTTTCCCAATTATCCTGGATATCAGATTCTCAGAAGAGTAACAAGTACTGGAGAAGGTGGACAGTTGAAAGCGTTTCAGCTCAGAAATGGAATTTACATTCCTGTTGGTCAGCCGAATTCAGAGACAGAGATTGCTTCTTTGCCGACTGTATCTGAGAGTGAGAGAGAATGGATCATTAATAAACAGATTTATTTTGATGAAGGAAATCAAGTACAGCGATCGGAAAAACTGCTTCTTGCGGAGCAACGTGATATGGATGAAATTTACCAGCATTTGAGATATACATTTGGAAACTGGATAAGTTCAACGCCTGAGGAGGAGCTCAGAGCGCGCCTAGAAAAGGTCATTTTTAGAAAGGAATTACCTTTGTTTGAGAAGAGAAAGCGCCTCTTCATTTTATTAAATACAGATATTCGGAGCTGGTTTGATACAGATAGTTACAAGAGAGAAGAGGTTGCGAGTTTACTGCGCGTTGATTGTATTTTGAGAGCGGAACCAAATTGCTCTGGGCGGTGCGTCTGGAGACAATCAGTAGATCTAGAGAAAAAAGGGAAGTGTCTTTTACATAGCCCGAAAGAGATGAGTGTGGGAGGGCGAAAGGTCAATTCAGTTCAGCTTTTTATTTTTCGTATTATAGATGAACTTCTCCGTTTTCCTGATAAGAGAAAACAGCTTTTGGAGAGAGATGTATCGGCTCTTGTTACATTGAAAGATGCAGTAGTAATAGGAAAGGAGAAAGATCAGTATATCGTTCCTGAAAACTCGTCGGCGTGGTTTAATTTGATGCGGTTAGATTGGATGACAGAACAGAAGGAACAGCCGCTGTTCTTTGAGGAATTGTCTGGATTGCCGCCGAAAACAGAGCCGAGAGCCAGAGTGAGAGAATCAGTAGTAGAAGAGCCAGTTGAGGCACCAGTTAAACCGCGCGTGTTTAAGGTCGCGGGACCACTAGCGCCAGTGGCATCAGCAGTACCAGTAGCATCAGCGCCACTTGCGCCTGTAGTATCAGCACCAGTAGCATCTGCACAAGTTGAATCTGAAGCGCCTCTAACAAGATCACGTGTATTTAAGATTGTGCCATCAGCAAAAGCGCCTGCTTCCGAGTATAATCCATTTAATTCGTTTGAAGAGCTTCCAGCCGTTTCTGCACTTCCAGCCGTTTCTGCGCTTCCAGCCGTTTCAACGCGTCCTTTGCCATCTAATCCGTTTAATTCTCCTGAAGCATCTCCATCTGCTCCTGTATCTGCTTCAGAGCTTCCTCTTCCTTCTGCAAATCAAGTACCTGGATCACCATTATTTGAGTTTGAACCAGAACTCAATTCAGATACTGAATTAGAGTCTTTACCGGCACCTTTACCTGAGTCTTTACCTCAGTCTTTACCAGCACCTTTACCTGTGTCTTTACCAGCACCTTTACCTGAGTCTTTACCACCACCTACAGCTAAAACGCGCGTATTTAAAGTCGCTAAAGCATCAGCACCAGTGCCAGTATCAGCACCAATAGAAGTGCCACAATCACTACAGTCACCAAGCCGATCAAAAACACTAATGAAAATAGCAACAAGACTGGGTAATCTTACACAATCTGGAATAAATTTACAAAATACTATCGGATCCATGGAAGGTGATAGACAAAGATACAATGTAGAATTTCCCGTTGAAGAAGAAGAACTTGCCAAACTTGACGAGCAATTTAAGACACTTCAAATAAGACCTTCTGGACTCTCTGCAGTTCCAGGAGCAAATTTTGAAGAAAATCAGCAAAAACTCATAAGTCTAATGCAAGAAGCCGAATTGGAAGGTCAAGGTGAAGGTACAGTAGAAGAAGTCAATGAAAGTGAAAGTGAAAGTAAAAATGAACGCGAAACCAGCTAAATAATCAGTACTCAAAATGCTACTACAAACAAAAGACTATCAACATTTCCAGATACTCGATGAAGAATCTGGAGATGTTTTACATGAATTTGATGGCGCTAAGCTAGCAAATCGTTGTCTTCCAGGAGATATTGTCTCGGAAACGGTAACACTGGTTAAACGAGCCGCAATTCCTCTTCTTGTCGGCACGATTCAGATCCAAAGCAAATATTTGTTTGGATATACTGCAAAAAATGTACCCATCTATCTCTTTCATCCATACGACTTATCATACCCACCTATGCGTGTCGGTTGTTCATCAAAGGACGGTACGAATAAAATCGGGCTTGTACAATTTGATACATGGGATTCGACAGAAACATATCCACGAGCGAATCTTGTAGAGCTTATTGGAGATTCTGGTGACCCAAAAGCCGAATATGAAGCACTTCAATTCCAGTATGCGCCGTGGAAGAAGCAAATCGCTAAACTCAAACTAAACTCAGAAGCTGTTACGCTTTCTGCTCAAAGTCTTGAAGGATTTACATTCAATATTGATCCCAGAGGATGTAAAGATATTGATGACGTACTAACCCTATGTGTCAGAGATGACGGTAAATATGACTTTGCCATTACAATAGCAAATCTTACAGATGCTGTTCCACCAAACTCAGATCTGGACCTTTGGTCAATAAAACAGGCGCAAACGCTCTATGATGATGGCAATGCCGTCGCCCCAATGCTACCCCGGTGGTTGTCAGAAGACTACGGCTCTCTTCTTCCCGGTCAAGAGCGAAAAGGAATGGCACTCAAAGCAATTTGGGATGGAACAACTCTTTCGGACTTTCGGTTTGAGGAATGTTTGGTAAAAAATGATAAAACATTTAGCTACGAAGAATTTCAAGCCGTCGAAGGATTTCCACGAATCCAAGTTCAAGCAATTTCCGGATTTCTCAAAGGCTCCCCCTCTGAAGATTCCCATGAGTGGGTGGAACAGTGTATGATTTTGTATAATCTGAAAGTGGCTGAACTCTTTCGTTTGGAAAGCCGGGGGCTTTTGCGGCAACGAGCTACGGGTGAGTTTGAAGCAGCAAGTTATGTTTCAACAACTCACGCACAGATTCACGCAGATTTTAACGGATATTACACACATGCGACATCACCTCTTCGACGATATGCTGACCTGGTCGCGCAGCGTCATTTACAGGAGATTCTAAAAGGCGCCACCTCGCCTAATCCCAGTGGTCTACTTTTACTGCATCTCAACAAGAGAAATAAACAGTCGAAGTCGTTTGAGCGCGATTGTTTCTTTCTGAAACAAATATCAACAGCGCCGTCAGGCTCGGTTGAATGTAGTGTTCGCAATATTGAACATGTAGCAGATACTTGGAAAGTTATGACATGGGTCCCTACATGGAATCGGTTTGTAAGTCTATATTGTCAAGGTTCTGAGCTCGACTCTGGGATTCAAGTTACAAGAAAAGATCAAACTGAAACCTTTATTGTATCTATTGGCATGACATGTCAACTACAGTATTATTGTGATATGAAACAACCAAACTGGAAGAAGCGAATGATACTTTCACTACATACTTAAATATATAAAAAGAATGAATATAGGATGCAGACATTTGAAACCCGAGAAGATCTCATAGAGATGTTACCAAAAGGAGGGACGTGGGTTGAACTTGGCGTATTTAAGGGTGATTTTGCCGAAACCCTTTTTAAAACAGGAAAACCCGAGCATCTGATTTTAGTTGATGTTTGGCCTGAGAATAACTTTAGTGCAGATGTAAATGGTAACGGATCTGAAATTTTTGGTAGTGAACTTTATGACATGGTAAAAGATCGTTTTAAAGAACATACAAATATTCATCTATTTCGGAGTATGACCTATTTTGTTCTCGAACAAATACCGGATGAAACAATAAGTGTAATCTACATTGATGCGGATCATAGTTATGAAGGAGTTGCCCGTGATTTAGCACTTTCAAGAAATAAGGTTAAAAAAGGTGGATGGATTTGCGGACATGATTATTTGATAAACGGGGAAAAAGCAAACTGTATTTATAAGTTTGGCGTTCGTCGCGCTGTCGATGAGTTTTGCAAAAAACATGGTCTTTGTATTCAGGCTCTTGCAATGGATGGGTATGTGAGTTATGCAATTCAGAATAATTAAATGTATTTTTTCAATATATTGAGTGGATAAGGTAAATCCATGAAGAGAGTTTCTGTGACTTTATTGCCTAAAATCATTTTTGATACTAAGCCAGGTGTGTCTAAAATACTTTTATGATTCACACTGGGTTTAGAACGAGTTCCTCCAGATACTCCTACAGATATGAAAGCGCCCATAAAGATTGCTACAATTAATTTCTCAAGTAAGGACGATTGTTTTATTGTTGGTTCTGGCATTGGTGTTAGTATTATTGGTTTTGACGTTATTATTGCTGTTACAGTTGGTGTCGGTGTCGGTGTCGGTGTTGCTCTATTTTCTCCACTAGGTAGTGCTAACATTGGACGAAGCCTATTAACATTATTCAGATATCCTGGTCTTCTAATAAATTGTATAATTCCTTTCTCTATTATTTCTAATGCTTCAGGCGTTTCTAGAATGTCAAGTCTTTCTTGACCCTTTTTATCACCTATTAACTGTAAAATAGTAGGATCAGTACTAATAATATAATCTTCTATTCTTGAATAATTCTTATAGATTACAGCTTGATATTGGTTTTCTAATTCTGGATTCATCTTTATTCTATGCCACATTCTAACAAAATCTTTTTCATTTGCTTCTGTATTGTTTCTCAAAAATGTGGCAACTTCTGAGTTGCTATTATATATGGATACAAATCCCTCAATTAATTCTTTTCCACTTAATCCATTCGGTCGTGGTGCAGGAACAAAAGATTCTGCTATATGTTTACCTTCTGCTAAATCTATTAAATAAGAACGGGGAACTTTTGCGCGAATATTTTGTGCTTGTGCAGCAAAAGGTAATGGCGGCATTCTTCCTTCTAATAAATCTTTATTACTTACAAAGAGTATATCAACGCCAGTTACTAAAGTTTGTGTTACATCATTAGGATTTTCAATAGTCATTAGATTATTTGCAAAATCAATATGACCAGATTGTTGATTAAAACAGTTAAAAATACCATGTGATTTCTTACCATATTGACTCCAAGTTTTTTGTATTTTTTCTAATTCTGTTTCAACTTTATTGAGATACTCTTGACGAGTATGTCCTTTCACGCTTTTATCTTGTACCCATGTAAATAGAGCATTTAAAAAATTATCTTGAAATTTTATAATATAAATCCCTCTCTGTGTAAAAACAAAATGATATGGTACAATATCTAGAATATTATGTCCTAATGATACAAATACATCAGCAAAAGAAGGAGGAGATTCCAAACGGTCAAAGGCGTGGGGGTGTACATGATATTTCGCAACAATAGTAGGGTCTACTTCCCAATATCTACTTACAGTAACGCTTGCTCTTTTTCCAGGTTGTACTCGAGCGTCAAACATTAGTATTCCATTTTTATTAATAATATGACCAGAAAATTCACCTACATCATAATTTGCCGCACTTAAAATATTGAGTGAATTCATAACTTGTAAATCGTCTTGTTTAAATCTTAAATTAGAATTTATAGGAAGAGTAAGAACAGGACATGATTTTAATGGTCTAATATTTACACTAGACATGTAAGCATAGGTTATATAATCTTCTGCTTTAATAGCGCTCGCAAGTTCATAAACCCCTAATTCAGGGTTTAATAGTGCTGTCACTGTTGAATTTGGAACTGTTGACGGTATGTGGCTTTTATTGGCTGGGCTTTGATTAAGAGAACCCGAACCACTTTCTAAAAGAAACGGTGTACGTACATAAGAAAAATGTTGTATATTTTCTACAATGCGAACAACTTTAACAAAAAATAGCAAGAAATAATATTTAAAAAATAATTGGTCATTATTACTTAAACTTGTTCTAAACCCTTCGCGTGTTAAGTGCCTGAGATGGCGATGTCTTGCTGTCTTAGAAAAGTGTTTAGGTAAAGAATTAAAAGTAATAATACTGTTATTAGGATGTACTAATTCTCCTGGTCCTGCTTCTCTACCAAGTTCTTCTCCATACTGTTGAAGACGCTTTGCCGCATTCTTCAAGTTATTGCGCATTAACTCTTGTTGATTATGAAATAACTGTGATTCTTGACGCTTCCTTGTTGCTCTTTTTTCTTTTTTTGGTTTAATTTTCTGGACTTTATGTGCCGTAACACCTCGTTTTACTATAATTTGTCTATCACCGCCCTTTTGTTTTAAAGAGGGAACTAAGGCTGTTGTTAAAAAAAAGGCGATGTTAAGAAGTAAGTTTTCATAATCTTCTTTAGTGACAATATTAACTTTAGAAAAGGCATGAGAAGTAATTACTCTTTTTGTAGTTTTGCACATATCTTCTACATGATCAAATAGTTCAGGATTACCGTTGAAAAACACTGTATCAAGTGCTTTTTCTAATTTATAAAAATATATGGATGTGAAAGTATCCATTGCCTTACTCTAGCCTAAGAAAATATTGACATGTCAATCGAATGAAGCAGTCAGACAGCACAAATTCACTTACAGGACTTAATAAAGATGATCCCACCTGTTTTGTTTGTCTTGAAATTCATACTGCAGACTTACCGCTGGTTGATTCAGCCATTCTCAGAAGTTGCGGCTGTAAATTTCATGTACATGCACCGTGTTGGAATGAATGGATAAAGGAGGGAAAAAGTGATTATGATTGCCCTATCTGCGGAAAACGGTCGCTTCACATGGGACTTACCTTGACCGCACCGTTTCAAGTAGAGGAAGTTCCTGAGCCAGTTTCTACAGTTAAGCAGCTTAAATTTAGTAAAAAATGTCTTTTTACTTTTGTTGGTATTACTATTCTTATTTTTATAGTACTTATTTTTTTAATGCTAAGAGTTGTTTAGAGCAGCAAGTAGAGGCTCTGCGGCTTCGCAATACCCTTGACAATCTCGTCCTTGAGACCTTCCAAGCGCTGGAGAACCTCTGTATGTTCACAGTAGGTCGCCATGGAAATCCACTCTTCCACAAGACTACCCAACTTTAATATAGTCCGAATGAAGTTTCCTTCATACAGTCCGTATTCAGAACAAATGACTGACGCCTCCTCACCGAGATACCAATTACGCATTGCATCGATCCACCCAGCGTGTAGAGTCCAGTATCCATCAGGGCTGGTTATGTGACATTGATCTTCAATTGTCATAAGCTCACGTGCTGTATCGTCGGTATAATAGAGCGCATCTTCTACCTCTTTAGAGAGTCCGATTGATGAGAGCGACACACTCTCCATGTTTTTGTCAGCCTCACCGAGAAATCCAGCGAGAAAGCAGACCAGCTCCTCCTTCGTGAAACTGTAGCCAATCTTCTTCTCGTAGGCTTTTGCGAGAAGAAGCGAATGACCCTCATTTACCTCTGTCGCAAGAGTACCACAGAAGGTTGGCTTTCGATCCACCATAAATCCAGTACGCTCCAAGAAGGCGAGTCTCGCTTCAACTGAACCCTTGTTATTTTCCAGATAGGTGATGGTTTCCTTCAAGCGATATATTTTGTCGCCGAGTGCCTTATACGATCCCCAACGCTTCCAGAGTAAGTCCCACAAGGCACCCATATGCGAATTCTTCCATGACTCGAGTGCCTGCTGTGCCTTCTTCTTGGCAGCATTTACAGCGGACTTTAGAATTTGTTCAAGTGACTCACGCTCTTTACAGTCAGTGAGTGTCTTTGGATCAAGCCCAAGCGTGGCTTGTTCCTGAAGAAGCACATCCAGTTCAAGCTGCATATTTTCAACTTCTAGTCTGCGCTGCTCATACCAATAGGACTTCTCCATGATGTGAGTCCAGTCGAGCCCCTGGTTGAGCGCAGTCTTTAAGAGAAACTCATAATGAAAGTCCATTTTACTATCGATGGGTGTCTTGCGCCCAGTCATCATCTCGCGCATAGAGATCATAGAGAGTGGCTCTCGCGACGGGAGATAGAAGACGTGCCCCTCAGTATCCTTGCCTCGACGACCGGCGCGCCCTGCCATCTGAATGTACTCGTCCGTGCGCAGATGACGAAGTCCATTGGTCTCGTCGCTGTACTTCTGGAGATCAGTGAAGACGACAGTCTTTGTCGGCATATTGATGCCGACTGCGAAAGTCTCCGTGGCAAAGAGGAGCTTGATGAGTCCCTTACCGAAGAGAATCTCTACCATTTCCCTTAAGACGGGCAGAAGACCGCTATGGTGAAAGGCAATACCCTTCATCAGAAGCGCCTTGAGTGAATGCGCCTGCGGCAGGTGCTCAAGCTCAGTGTATTTATGGAGATGAAACTTCCAGATATGATCGATCGCAGCACCCTCGGATGACGTGATCAGGGTTGAAGTAATGCGTTTCGCATAGTTTTCACAATCCTTGCGCGAGAAGATGAAGAAGAGCGCTGGCAGAAGACCCTTCTTCTCCAGAAGTTCAACTGTTGTATTCATCTGGTGTATGAATGATGTGAGACCGCCACCCTTGACGACAGGATCCTCATAGCCGCCAGCACGACGCGCCCCGACCTGCTTCTCATGATCCTTCTGCTCCTTCTTCTTACCTGCAAGCCATTGTAGCCACGCAGTGTACGCCTCGCCATTAAATACGTCGCGCGAATCCATAATGACACGAGTACTCTCGCCCATTAGAACCTGGTGAATTAGCGGAACAATGCGGTACTGCGTGCTAATCAAGTGAATGGGCACCTTCTTAATATCACCGAGCCACTGCGCAAAGAGCTCAGGCTTGTCAATGGTTGCTGAGAGAAGCACGAGCTGCACTGCAGGATCAAGAAGAATGAAGCATTCCTCCCAGACCTTTCCGCGCTCTCTGTCATTGATGTAGTGGCATTCGTCAAAGATAACGGCGCCGAGATTGTCCATGGACACGAGTGCAGAGAGTCCAAGTGACGCTGTAGCCGTGTTTTGCTTGTATAGCATGTTCTTGAGGATTTCTGTTGTCATGATGACAACCTGAGCATCAGGGCGAAACTTGATATCGCCCGTCAAGATGCCGACGGATGGAAACATCGCCTTCAGATCGTGGAACTTCTGATTGGAGAGTGACTTGATGGGTGTCGTGTAGAAGACACGCTTGCCCGCCTTGAGAGCTCGTGCGATTGCATACTCGCCAACCAGAGTCTTACCTGAGCCTGTCTTCGCCGTGACGAGGACATTGTGTGACTTCTCCATTGCGCAGATAGCATGCTTCTGGAACGGATCGAGGGGAAACGTATACTGAGTCGCCAGGTCTAGAGTATCATACTCTGGGCATGGCGCCGCTGGATTAATTACATGTAACATTTGATACTTTTCCAAAGCAGTAAAAAGGTTTCAAATTTACTTACGTCTAAAAGGATTTATTTTACTCCAAAATGAAGGTTGCTTGGTTGTAGAATTAATTTTTTTTGTTTCTGTTCTTCTAGCATTCTTCCATTTTTTATAACGCGTATAAGGATTTATTCTATTAAATAATGAAGGTTTCTTAGTTTTATAATTAATTTTTCTAGTTTCTGTTCTTCTGTCATTCTTCCATTTTTTATAACGTTTATAAGGATTTATTCTATTAAATAATGAAGAAGTAGTAGTTGGGGAGCGCTCGCTCGTATCTCTCAAATAAAAATTGCGGTTTGATGATACGGGCGATGGCTCCATAACTGATGTGGAAGATAATTCGGGCTCTAGATAAGGATTATTAAGCGATATTTTACGTAAAATAGGATTATACCACCAAATAGAACCATCTGGTTTTATTTGTTCTTCCCAGTTTAAAAGGGGATTATTTACATTTAATCCATATTTATTAGCTTTCTCTTTTCTTTTAGTAGCTTTCTCTTTCTTAGCTCTCTCTTTTCTTTTTGCCTCTGTATAATAATTATTAGATAATCGTGACCTTTTGAATGTAAATCCTCTATTTGATACATTTAAATTTTGTAATAAACCAGTTTCTTTTATAATTGGTGACATCCATAAATTATTAGCAAAAGTAATTATTTTATCATCTGCATAATCAAATGAAAATGAAATATTATCATCAAAACTATATAGTGTTGGACCATTAGAAGATAAATCAAAAATATTTAGTGGGAAAGTATATAGTTTTTTATTATAGAATGTGAAATATTTGTCATTTTTTAATCTTATAACAGGGTAATATGTTGTAATTTGAGAACGATTTTCATTCAATGTAGTAAATATTATTGAAGTTATACCAATTTCTAATGTTTCTTTATTACTGAATAATATTTCTCGCCAAGGAAATAGAAAGGGACCATAATTATCTTCATAAAAAAAATCATTGCCGCCGCATGTATAAAAGCATAAGGCGTGATTTTTAGTACTAAATTGAATAGCATAGATATAACTTTTTATTGTTAAAGCCTCCTCATAACTCATAAATCCTTTATTTATTATATCATATTTACCATTTGGAAAAAAAGTAGCAATTAACATTTTTATTAAGTTTATTTCAGCAAACAAACTTGCTCCAGCGGCAGTATTTACATGAGATATGTAATCTTTAAAATTTTTGGTTTTTTTTCCAGGATTTCCAAATAAGGCTGAAAGCACTGCATTTTTTCCCCTAGAATGTAATACTTTTTTTGGGTTTTTGTTAAGAGTACATACTTCATCACCTTGTTGTTGTCTTCTTTCTGATTCCATTAAATAGTGACGAACAAATCTATTTTTTAAAAACATTATATAAAACAAAAGTGATTCAATTATTTCATTATCAGTAAGTGCGGGTGGGATTAATTCTGGTTTTGTATATTTTAATATTTTATATAACCATTCTTTATTATCATTATATATATTAATTATTATTATTATGCTTTCTCTTGGAATAAAATTTATATTAATATCATTCATAGCCATTTTTTCTTGAACAACTTCTTTTAATCCATCTGTAAATAAGAATATCATTGAGATAGCATCATTCCAACATTCTCCGAAATGTTGATAAAAACCTTCACTGTCGCACAATGCGCCTGTATATTTAGTTTTAATTTGTGATATGGCGTTTTGGGTATTTGGATCAATTAAAAAATTAGTTGAATTAACTGAACTGCTTCTTCTCCGAACATTTTGTTCTACTTCATTTAAAATCGAGAGAAGTCTTTGTTTTAAAGAGTTTTCTCTCTCTTTCTTTTTTTTTGCTTGTAAAAATGGATTGGTGGTTTGAAATTCTTTTAACACAGGATTATACCACAAAATAGAACCATTTTGTTCTTCTTCCCAGTTTAAAACAGGATTATATATATTTAATCCATATTTTTCCCAGTTTAAAAGAGGATCATTTATATTTAATCCATATCTATTAGCTTTCTCTTTTCTTTTAGTAGCTTTCTCTTTCTTTTCTTTTTCTTCAGAAACTACAGACATTTATACTTAATACAAAGAAAAAAATATTGTAATTTTTATTAATCATCGTCAATCAAGCAGTCCTTTTCAGGGAGAATTACTACAGCCTTTGATCCAGCCTTGACGGCGCGCAAGCGGCACTCAAGCATCGCTGCCACTTCTTCATCCATACGATTCAGACGAACGCGCTTGTAGTTCTTATTATCAGGGTGAAGAACCAGCAGATACATCTCTTCAATATGTAGACCATACAAATTCTCTAAGAACCAACGATAGACGTTGAGCTGTAGCGTATAATGCCAATAATTACAGTCGGGTAGATGTTGGATCGGCGGCAGACCCGTCTGAAACTTATTCTCCATCTTAATCTCCTTGCTGCGCTTCCAATCATAGATAAGGAACTTGCCGTCGCTCTTTCTCCTGTAAACCATGTCAATCTGACCGGCGAGTTTATGCTCAGCTGACCAGACCTCCCATTCTGTTCTGTAGGGTTCCAGATCATTACCGTGATCACGCCAGAAGTTCTCAAAGTATCTCCATTCAACTGTGTCCTTAACTTTGGGATCAATTACATCCTCGGACCCGTTCAAGAACTGCTCAATTCCCAAGTGCATGGCGGTACCGGATCCACTCGCCTCTTTACCTGAATTAGACCATGTCTCTTCAATCTCTTTGGATGTGATACCAGGCTTGTACCACTTGCTCTCCTTCCAATTCGGCGACGACATCATCTTTTTGATGACTGCCTTCGCATTGAACGGCTCGAAGAATTCGTGTAAAAACTTCGTACAGCTGACGATACCCTTACTGCTTCCTTGAACTGTGTAGACGTGTGTTGGCTCGTGAAACTGAATTTCAGCATCACGAGAATGTTTGTTTTTGTGAACCAATGTCATCCATGGCTCTGGCATTGTAATCTGTACTTCTACTTCTGTCTCTTCTATTTTTCACTTTAGGCACTAGGAAATCCAGCGAGTTCCATGATCAATTTTCCTATTAAATTATCGCCTTCAATTCTCTTCTCTTTGGGCTTGTAAATGCCACCGATATCACTCGTCCCTGTGGTACCAACACTGTAGAGAAGATATTTACCTTGATTTCTTGCCGCCTCGACAATTTTGCGGAAGCGTGCGTCATTGTTCCAGCGCTGTCCTAAACCTTCCATGAGAACATCTCGCTTATTTGCTGACCAAGCGCCTTCATCATACTTCGCGCCTTGCTGCTTGAATCCGGCGGGTTTCGTCGCGGCATTAATCGCAGCCATTTCTTCCTTATAAAGCTCAAAGCGTTCATCCTCTGTTAAAACTTTGCCGCCGAGTTCTTTCGCCAACTTCTTTCTCATTGACGCCTGATGGATTGAGCCTTCTGTGCCAAAGAGCTGAGGTGCCTTATTAGCTTTATCTGTTGCAACTTTGTATTTCATCGCGCCAATAAAGTGCTCTAAACTGGGATATTCTACACCGTCATCTGTGATAGGGAACGGCGCAATAGGCGACAGCCAGCGTGACGCATTTTTATCTCCAAGCTTCAACTTATCAATCGGCGTAATATCAATATGGAATTGGAGTAGATCGTTTATTTCGAAGGTTGTTCTTGGCGCGCCAGGCGGCGCTACAGCCACTGGTTTCGGCGCAGCCGCAAGCTTAGGTACAGGAGCTTCTTCTTCAACGAAAGGCACGATAGGCAACTGATAAGCACCCTCAACACCAGGGATAGGGATTGCGTCGCTCGGCATCGCCCTCTGCTTCGGGGCAAGTTGCTTTGCCTCTTCACGACCAAACTCGGGTGTCTTTGGTTGAAATTCAGGTGCCTTGGGTCCAAAATTAGCATACTGTGGGGATCCTACTTCTTCGGGCTCAACCTGCTTGCCCTGTGTTCCCTTCCGCTTGAAGATAAACCACCGATTCAAGAATGAATATTGCTTTACTGTATCAGGCATCTCATACTTTTTACCTGATGCTGCAGCCATCTTGTAGGATTCCTCAAACATATTTGTGCTCTGTTTGAGACCAATCGCTTTGAGCTCAGCAGCATTTAAGAGCTCCAAGCCAATCGTTGCGAGCTTCTCCGTGAGAAGTGAAAACGGCACCAAGTATTCGCGGTGAGATGTACCAATGCTGATAAACTCTACATCAATCGGCATACCAAACGCAGCAGAACCAAGCGGCAGCTCCTCCTGGTCATACTGTTTGACAATCGTCCAGATGTTGGCACCCGCCTCCATTCCAACCTTCTTCTCGCCCTTCTTAACATTTCGCAGAAGCTCAAAGACCTTCTCACCATCAAAACAACATCCAACGAAATAGCCGCCCACCTTCACGCTATCCCTGATATTCTCAAGCAGTCCATTGAAACTAGCCTCATCCTTGAACAAATAGTGAAGCGCGAACATGATCGCAGCACAGTCCGCACCATTCTTTAACTTATTCTTACCATGCTTTGTGACATATGGAGGAATCGGTCCGGTAGGCTCCAGTCCGTAAACGGCTCGCATGATATCACGCTCTTCCTCTGTCGCACCCGCCTCACCAGACGAAATTAACTTCGCCGAATCGCCTATCGTGAAAATCATCGGTGCAAGTGGTCTGCCACGCTGCGTTACAAGTGTATTCAAATAGCGCCTATAAGCACCATCCTCTGCGCCACGAATACTGTCGCCAGCAATATCAACACCAAAGACGAAGGCTACATCATTACGTCGCCACTTCTGGATATCAGCTGCCTTACCCACAGCGAAATCAACAAGAGTCTTATTTTTACCCATGAGACCCTTCTCTAGAAGCAGGTCCTCCTTGATATATCTGTTGTGGAAATCACGAAGACCGCGAATGAGAGCCAAATCCTGCGTCGATGCCTTCCTCTCAACATAACGAAGACCAACTCCTTCGCGACCTTGTGTCATGTTCATGAGTTCAAGACTCTCTTCCATCGATGGATTTTCGGAGCCGGTCTTAATCATGGTCTCCGTGATCGGCTCATGAATACTGTTCCACACACTTTCGGCGACCATGTCACTATTCAGAGTACGCCCGACGATTCCACGCTGAAACCGCTCAGTCTTATCGTGACGAACACGTACAGGTATCCATCTCCACCCAGGAAGTTGCTTCGGATCATACGCCATTTCTACAATGCTCTTATCCTGAATCGGCTCAGAAGAGCGATCCGTGCTGATATATTGCTGATTTGTACCTGTGTCCTCAAGCAGTTCCCGATAGCAGATATTAGCCATAGTATCCGGAAACTCTTTCGGATTGAAGAGAACAGGTTTGTAATCACGCTTTACACCTGGTCTCGATAACTTTGGTAGTTCCTTTTCAAGTAAGACTGTATCACGAGGATTATCATATCCAGGATCCGCGCTACTGCCTACGAAGAGTCGCAACGTTTTGTAAGAAATGGTTTCACCTGTTCCTTCCTTTACAAGAATTCCCTCCTTTTCTTTTCCTTCTTCCTTTTGTATGCCAACTAGAAAGTCAATCGTATTGTCGTGAGCCGGCTTCCACTTAAATTGCTCCAAGAATCCTACACCAGCCCGCTCAGGCAGAGGTGACTCGTTCGGTGTAAAGATCAGACCATCAGTGTTGTACAAATAATCTTTCGCGCTCGTCTTTTTTAGCACTGCAGCAGCTCTCTGGAAAATGGTCTTATCGCCGGCATTCGCGAACTCGAAACGCTTGGCAGACACCTGGAGTCGCGTCTTCGGTGTCAAGCTTTTTACAAGAATATCTGGACCGCCTCCCTCGTTCCACGTAGACACCCATTTATTCATCATCTTGTAGCGTGTCTGTTCGACTTCCGCTTTCTCAAAAGGCAGCGCCGCGACCGTGCGGGCGCCAGCACTAATATACATGTCGAAGAAGAGCAACTGTTGAATTCCCTTGTCATCTTTACTGACTGTGACCCATTCACCGTCAAGGAGTGAATCTTTACATCCTTCCTTTTTCAAACCGGTCCTGTACACATTCATCGCCATATCAATCATGAACAGTTCACCTTTCGTATCAGTAAAACCTAAGACGCGGAGACCATCTGCCTTATCTGTGACGTTGTAGCCATCATAGAGATTCGGGACACCCTCCTCCTTTTTCTCAAGCATGTTTCTGAGTTCAAGTGTTACTGGCGCAACACCACGAAACCGCTCTTCCTTCGTTAGCAATTTGTAACTGTTTAACACCTTATCTTTGACGGACCGACGGATAAGCAGAGTGCTTTTCTGTAAACCGCGAAGAACCTCTCCAATACCTTTGATGAGGGAACTAAGCGCCTTTGCAGGATCGGTATTCTCTGGAGATCGCTTGATCTCAACTTCTATCTCATAGGTCGGCGGCAAAGAACGAATGTTCTGATCCTGGAAGTTTCTGACCCACTTGTAATTACCCTTGGCGTCCTTTAGTGTGCTGTGAACAATTGATAAGTCGAACTGGAACCCATCGCCCTCGAAGGACCAGCGCCGAATGAGGCGAAACGCCTTCTTTTGCTGTCCCCAATTCGTGAGCACATCATTGATGACGGCAATCGGAAGAGGAATTTCATTACGCACCTTTACAGTTGTGCCATAATCTTCGAGTTCGAGCGGAGGGTCGTTGGACGCGCGATCTTTGGTAATGGCTACAAAGGGTTTGCCAGCCATGCGATTGTCCCGGCAGTATTGCTGGATCACACCCATTCCAGACAAGGTAAACCGATTGTTCTCGGGCGTGGTGACAGTCAGGCGATCTTCTTGGGGAAGTGCCGTATATCCTTTTGATCGGAGTCGCTGTGCAACAGCCAAGAAAGCTGTTCCGTCAACTTGACCTGCCTTTTCCTTTGATCCAAAGGTAGCTTCACATTCCCGCAAGGGATGCTCCGTCCAATTTTGAATAATTGTCTGGAGAAGCTTATGTTCGGGAGGATACAGTTCCATTGCGCTAGTTCTATTTCTAAAGCGCGTTTTCCCTTTGAGCCCCTTTCAAGTTTTGACAGCTCCTGAACAAAGGATGGTAATGGCTTCGGCGCGCCCTAAGATACGGGAATAGTCTTCTTTCTTGATCTTCTGACCAGGCATCTTGCTATGCGGTGTAAGATTCAACTTAGTTAATGCAACTTTGAGGTCCTCTAGCTTCCCTTCATTTACGGGCCACCCGATTGACCAATTCTCCTCCTCCTTTCGTATGATCCAGTCGTGGAGAGACTTTCCCATTTTGAGTTCCGGATTCTCGAAGGTCCATAGGTTCTCGGAATCGAAGACAAGTACCGGGCGGTCTCGTTTCCAGTTGCGAATGTCAGATGGAAAAAAGCGGATTGTTTTTGCCTGGAGGGAAATCTGTATCTTTTGAACTGCAAAGAGTTCACAGAGCGATTCTTCGAGCGCAACTTCCGTTTTCGGTGCCTTCTCCGCCAATTCGGCAGAGAGGAGTTCTAGAATCTTCTTTCTAGACCAGCGCCGTCCGACCAGATCATTTGGCACACGTTCTTGAAGTTCCACAATTTTCTCCATTAGGATTTGCTTTTGTACACTTGGTGTGGACTCTCGGAACATGGTGTCTACACAAAACAAGATGCCGGAGAGAGCACCGGGAAGAGGAAGAAGACTTTTTTGGAAGCCATCCCATTTTTCTACAGGTTCAGTATCAGCATTTGTCGTCGTGGTGAACGTCGGCAAATGATGTTTGTTGGGGTTTGTTGATATCCATTTATTTATGAGGTCCATCGTCTAGTCTACAGTACTTATGTTGCCGATGTTTAAACGGCTATCCTCCATGAGCCGGTCTCTTTCTTCAAATTCCTTTCTGTTTGCTTGGCAAAAGACCATAAATTTCTTCATCTGTTCAAAAGACTCTTTGGAGACCTTGCTTATATCAAAAAATACACCATTCGTATTTTCACTAAACTCGTTCTCTCCACGTTTCAGGATACGAAACACCTCCTGTTGTTCACTGGGTACCAATTTCTTGAGTTCATCCATGAAACGTTTTCTTTCGTCATATTCTGTATCTGTTAATGCCGCCGCTGTAGCGCTCATTCTTTTTCTTCTTCTTCTAACTCGTCTTCATTATTTTCAGCCGATTCCGCAATAGGCTTACTCATTGTCTTACCCAAATACATACCAACACTCAATATATATTCATCATTTACCTGGAAACGAGACTTCTTGATTTCGACCTTTACAACTTCGCCGAGTTGAAGATTATCAAATTCTTCATTGCCGATGTGAAGATCGCGCGGCAAAATAATGCGGACTGCATCCTTGTAATTAACAAACATACCCATCTTATTCTTGCGAAGGACCTCGCCCTGTAAGATAGTGCCATCGGGAGGATAGATTACATTTCCTTCCGCCTGAATGTGATAGACAATATCTCCAGTATTGCGCCCCTTTTCAATGTAGCCTACAGATCTTGATAGCAGTTTAAGTGTTCCGGGAAGAACAAAACCATGTAGAGAACAGCGACCCTCAAGCTTAAGTGCCAGCTTTTCAGAAATAAGATTCTCAATTTGAACTGACCCACGTGAAAGATCACGGGGTGTAATGGGTATTTTTTCCTCAAAGAGTGCTACTGTTTCCATTCTGCTTCCTATTTGTACGAATGATTTAGGTGTCAATTTTTACTTACGCAGAAGTCCACGATGCCCTGTCTTAATCGTGGAAATAGGTCTATAAAACCAGCGCTTACCGTTTGTGCCCATTGAATCCAGCATACGTAGAGCTAAATCAGTCAGCATACAGACCTTATTTGAGTTTTTCTTAAATGTTCGGGCACCCTCTAGCACTTCTGTTTGAAGTCCCATTGTCGTTTTCGCATATCTTGCCGACAGTTCACCGATTTCTTTAATAAGTTTCATGTGAGCAGAGACAGTACTTACATTGCCGCACTCAGATCCAACGTCAGGCTTCTTTCCAGGTGCAACAGGACGATTTGTCTTGAATACGAAAATCCCGCGCTTGAAATTGACAGTTCCGTAAACTTCGCCTGTCTTTGACGAATCTGCCTTTAAATTTTGATAGCGGTCGTTTTCAGGATCTTCTAGAAGTTTGATAATGGCATCACTACATGGCTTTCCGTCGCACATGTATTCCATTTTTCCTGTTGTTGGATTGAGAGTACGAAATGCTATCGAACCATCTGATTCAAGAACCTGTTCTTCCCAGACAGTCAATAAATCTGCATCATCTGCTAACTGTCCAAATATCGCAATTTGTTCAGCATTTGTCAAAATTTCATCCCACAAATATTTATAGAGGACACTCTGGTAATGGTCAATAAGCTCAGCCGATGAATAAATGGATACATAGAAATAAGTTATCATTTCTAATATCTCTTTCATACGTCGCAATTCATTTTTGTTCTTTGAATATCGCGTATTTACAAGTGATTGAAGTGTTGTAGAAATATCGCCGTCCTTTGGACCGCCTTTCATTCTTGAAAACCATTTAGTAAACTCATTCCAGAAATGAAGAACTCCATCTACATTCACTTCTTCCTCTTCAACATCTACTTGTTGATCTTGAGCTTCACCATCAGTATCAAGGGCTACTGCAATAGGTTGATAGATGTCACGTTTTACAGGATAGGTCGCTACACGTAAAGCGATAGGTAGACGAGTGTCTGAAATACGATCAGGTTGAAAGAGATAGAATCCATTTCTAAATGTAATAAATCCTTTATGATTTGCCGTTTGTATTTGAAAGCTGCGATTATCTACAACAGATGATAAAAGAGTTACCAGAGATATTTCTGGAATATCAGCAAACGCCTGTTTAAAATCTGCATATTTGTAGAATGCTTGTTTCTTGAATAGTTCACGCAGGCGATCTTTCATTGTCGATTCTCTGTAGCGAGCTGAATATTCGTCATATGTGCTGGTATCTGCAGTCATTTCATCGACGTCTACAGGCTTAGCGCATTTATAATCGCACGATTCTATCCAATCACATACACTTGTGTAAGGCATATCATTTACATCTACGCTAGGGCGTTCTTTGCCTTGTGAATCAACTTGTCTTCTAGGGGGTAATCCCTGAATAAGAATTGCATCGCGATTTAGATTACAATCGAGAGCATTCATTTTCAAAAATCGTGTTAAAACACCCATGGTCACTGCCTTGTTCATTGCTACGCGATACATGTAAAAATCCATTGTCTCCTTTTTCATGGATTCTGGAAAAGCGTTTACAAGAAGATGAATAGTACAGTTTCTATCCTCAACGGGAAGAAGGGCGTGGCTACACATACGAATACCGCGACCGAGGACCTGTTCTAGCTTATTTAAGTGAAACCAGCTGTCAAATACATATATGTCGCGTATAAAACGTAAATCAATACCTTCAGCAGCCACTTGAGAACCGAGTACAACTTTGACTTCTTCACCAAATTTGTTCTTTTCTGAGCGTGCGAGATCGACTGATTGTTTATTATTGGGTGAATATTCGCTGCGCCCAGTGAGTATTACATATTTTGCAGCGACGAATGAATGACCCGCTGCTTTGTGTTCTTTCTCTTTCAGTGGACATTTAGCACATTGTCTGCCACCTTCAGTCTGGACACCGTCCTGTAAAAACGGAAGTTCACGACCCGCCAGCGTATATCCATTTGCTTCAAGCGCCAAAGCCAAAGTTAGCGCTCCAGATTTTACAAAACGACTATAGATAAATGCCACGCCCTTTGATGTGCGGAGCCGTTTGATAAGAAGCGCGGCTTTCGGTGAATATGCAGGCAACTGGTCTTCTTTTAGCCAGGTTGGTGGACCTGTCTTGGACTGAAATGTCTTCAGAGATCCGCGGCTGCTTTCATCGAAACAAGTTGAAAAACCCTCTTCTCTTACACGAGAAGCGCCAGGAAATAACCAGTTGCCGGCTTGTACTAGCAAATCAACTGTATTTACACCCATTCCTTTTGACTCAACTGTATTACGTGTTAAATTATCATAGAAACGAAGAGCTTCTTCTGTAAATTCAACTTTAATTAATGGTAGATTCACCATGCGCTCTCGTTCAACATCGCTTATTGCGGCGCCATTCGGTGCAACTGTAGACCATCTTGTCACACGCGGTACACCTTCAGGATCTAGACGAATAGGAAACGAAAGGGGATTTTCTCCTCTCATAAATGACATGTAGGCAGACGCTGTGTTTCCTAATAATTTTTTACCAATCTCAGTCAAAACACCATTTTTGAAAACAACAGAGTCACTAATCTCCGCTTTCTTATCATTGCGTAAAAGTAGATTAAATAAGAAAATGATCTCGCGATACGAATTGTACATAGGTGTGGCGGTAAGTAACATGAGTTTTGTTCCTTCAGTGACATCTAAAATTCTTCGAAGAACAGGCGTGAGTTTCTTGCCCGCCTCAGATTCCTTTATTTCATCTGCGCCAGCAGGAGCATCTATATTATCTTCTGCTTCTGTTTCTGATCCGATATCACGCAAATTATGTGCTTCGTCAATAATGATGAGTCGCCCTGAGAAAATGTTTCGGAGATTCTGAAGTTCTATTTGGGCGCGACGTTCAGGAGGAATTCCTTTTGGAACACGCTCCATGATTTTGTTTACATAGTTGTAGAATTCCAGATATCCATACATAGAATAGCGTTTTCTCATAAGCTTAGTCACACGAGCCTGTACAAGATTTTTTTCTCTTACATATTCTGTATTTGTTAAACGTAAATACGTATTTCCAGTACATCCGCGCGCTTCGTTTACAGCGTCCTCAGAATCACCGAATTTCACGGAATTAATATCAAAGATTGTTCGTTCAAATCCGGACTGAATATTGGGCGGCGCAATGATAATGACTTGTTTCCGAGGATATTTCTCAAGATATGCTTCAGCTGTGCTGACTGCCGCACATGTCTTACCGACGCCGACGCCGTGAAAAAGTAGAGCAGAATTATAGGGCGTTTCGGGTGATAGGAAACGTGTAATAAATCTCTGAACGGGACTAATTTCAAATTCCCGTGTAGGATCGCATAAATCTTCTCCCTCAGCAAGAATTTCTGCCATAGATCGCTGTTTATTTTCCGCAAATTCGCGCTTTCTCAATAGTTTTGCTATAAAAAGAGGATCATCTACATCAGGATACAGTGCACCGTCATTTTCTACCTCGGCTGTTTCATCCTTAGGAAATAGTTTCCGCTCAATCAATACTCTGAGTATCTTGTCTCGTTGATCAAAGTCAGTTTCTCTTGTCCACATGTCTATGACTTCACTATCTGTTTTTCCAGTCAGTGTTTGTTCTTGTACAGGTCTAGCTTCCTGTACAGTCACTGGTCTAGATAAAGTTGTGCTCAATGATTGAGCCTCTTTCATAGATCCTGGTCCACTCATCTCTATGTAGACTAGAGAAACAAAGACCCTATATCAACGCGTAAATTACTCATGAAGAATCGGGCAAAATGATCGTAATAGCGTAGTCATTTTTACCAAGATTTCCCGTTTCTCAATATTATCTGCCCTGATTTTTTGTAACCCATCCTCTAAATTAAACCATTGAAGATTACCAATCTCGCGTTTCATATGTAGATTGGTATCATCATATGAAACTTGAAGATTACTCTTTACAAAAACTGTATAATATTTATGACAATAATGTACATGATTTGATCCGTAAAATGTCTCGCATAAGGGTTCGATATTTTGGACGACAATTACATTTTCTTTTTTAATACCTGTTTCTTCAGACATTTCACGTAATGCGCAAGCGAGATCATTTTCATGAGGGTCTCGCCGTCCTTTTGGAAAACCCCACTCGGGAGTATTCCAATGAACTGTACACTCTTTTACAAGTGTTTCAAGTGAAAATTTCCCTTCATTTATATCAATGCCGTCCTGAAGTATTTGAAGTTTCTGACGTGATATTTCTTTATCGTTTCTATAATGTGCCGACGTTCGTGAATCAATCCCCCACAATTCAGACCATAAATCGTCAAAAGGAACTGTGAGTAAACGTTCTCTTTCTTTATCGGTCATCCCCTGTATTTGTTTTTTGATATAGTCTATATCTAAGGGATTATATTTTCCCCGTAGGATTTCTACAAAACCTAGACTATCACGCCGCTGAATTAAAAGAACTTCTAATTTCGACGTATAACTTTCAAACCCGGTACACGACGATGAATTTTTTGTGAGAACTTCTGCTTGATTCCATGAGAGATCATTTACACGAAAAATAACAGTGCCGAAACTCGTGACAGGTGCAGAACAACCGCGAAAACTATGTCCTATTAGACCACAATTTGTACAAGTGCCTTTTATAAAATGGAACATCCTTCTTACTATTTCCTCGTACGTTGTCTTTAGTCCTTTTTGACATCTGTCAATAGATGCAGCTTCCTCCTTCAGTCTGGGGTCCATTCTTTTGGCATACGATGCATATTTCGGCACTTGGGTACCCTCAACAACCCTCGTATGCGCAAAAAAAGGCAGCCAAAGAATTTTATGAGGCTCTAGTATTTTTGATACCGTGTCCTATCTGTAGAGAGCATTACTCTCAGTTTCTACAACAAAATCCTATAGCACCATCCTTAGACAGACGTGAAGATCTCTTCAAATGGACTATCGATTTACATAATTCTGTCAATAAACAACTTGGAAAGCCGAGATTCACCGAGTCTGAATCGATTGCTTTCTATTCACGCCTTGGCGCACTGGGTAGAAGTCCAGTCATTACAACGGAGGATTTCGCCGAGGCAGATATGCGAGCTATTTTACGTGGGTTCGGTCTCGGTGTCGCTGTTACTGCTGTTTGTGGCGCAACTATTTGGTATGTATCAAAGGGTGACTCTTAGTAGAGATGGATATCAATCCTGAAAAAATGAAAAAACTTAAAGAAGGACTCCAGATTCCGACTGGAGACACACACACATTAAAGCAGTCAGTAAAAAAGATTGTTGTAGAGCCGGTTATGTCAAATGATCAAATTAAAGCCAGAGAAGGTACATATTTCGACGACAAAGGAATAACCATTTACGATGAGGATGTAGATATTTACGGCAAGGACCCGGCGACGGGCTCAGAGAAACTTCTTGCAAAACTACGTAAGAATGTCTTACCTAAGGACCTCATTGAGAAGGGATGGGAAGCCTATTATATTACAGCAGCACCGTCAAGAAATCGTGGCGCTGCCGCCGGTCCTATTGATGCCAAAGGTGCCTATTGGAAAAAGAGAAAGCCGACAGATATTACAAAATGGTCGGCACGGGAAGTCCTAAATGGAAAAGTTAGTAAGATGCGCGTAAATAACAATGTGTTTAGCAGCGTTTTAGGATATTTTGAACAGACTCCATTCATGGGTCTTCCATGTCGACTCACGTCCTATACGCAGAAGTACTTCAAATATTATAAACACGGAATTCCTTTTATTGAAGAGATTAACAATGCTTTCAAAACCCTCATTCCGGATAACTATAAGCAACAGTACAAAGTTGCAGCAGCAAAACCCATGTATCAGATTGGCGACACTGCGTTCTCCTCGGTGACGATTAATCGTAATTTTCGCACCGCGCTTCACCAGGACGCAGGCGACTTTCGTCAAGGTTTCGGAAATCTTAGTGTGATTGAACGTGGAAAGTATCACGGCGGCTCCACAATGTTCCCGCAATATGGTGTTGGATTCAATGTGCGCACGGGAGATTTCTTAGCCATGGATGTTCACGAGTGGCACTGTAATACGGCAATGTATGAGACACCAGAGGATAAAGCCTATAATAAGAATCTACCGAGAATTCATCTTGATAATCCTACGACAGGGACACAGGGTGCCGACAAACCCTATACGCGCATTTCATTCGTATGTTACTTGAGAGAGAAGTTAATTAAATGTAAAGATTCAGAGACACGCAAATATTATAAACGCATTGCTTTTGACCCTGAGAGAGGATACTTGAAGTCTCGTACTCAAACTCGCAAAAAGAAAGATAATGAAGAACAGGAGTAATGGATCAAGGTCTCGCAAGTCTATTAAGAGAAGCAGGCGGACAGGCGCCAGCATTTAATAATAGCAAAAAAGGATTTTTACCATCAATACCATCGTTTTCATTTACAGATATAGGTACAGTAGACAGTTCATCAATAGTACAAACAGGATTTACCTATTTATTTTACCTATGTATAAGTGCATTTATTATCTTTTTACTTCTTGTATTAGTTCATTATACATATACGCCGATTTTCTCATTTTCATCGGGTGACGGTGGTACTATTCCGATAGGATCAGGCGTTTCTGATGCGCAAGTTATTTGGGAAGAAGAACCTCCTGGGTCGGCTGTTGTATCTAAATTTGACAAAATACTACCCTGCGGATTCACATTGTCTCTCGATGTCTTTGTAGATAAGGATTTGGCGGTTTCAAATACGGAGCGCATGATACTCTATCGGGGGAAAAAGGCGGTAGTGCCCCTGGCTACGAAAACATTACAGGCAAATTACCCCGATTCCAATTTACTAATCTATTTACAAAACGATACGAACGATTTAGTCGTTTCTGCAGTCACATTTGACGCGGCTGGTGAATATATTGAATCTGCACCGACTGTGCTGAACGTTCCTATCAGACAACCGTTCCGCTTATCAACTATATATCTTCCTAATTTGCTGGAAGTTTATATGAATGGGCGTTTCATTGGTTCCCGCGTATTAAAAGGAAAACCCAAGCAAACATCAACACAGTTTCTTGCTCCCCCTGAACAATTCCAGCAAACGGTAAAGATTTTGAATGTGTCTTATTGGTCACGCCCTCTACTTGCGAGAGAAATCGCGTCAGCACCACCGCCGTTCCCTGTTGCCTCCGATTTTAAACCTTCGGATTTGACACAGTGTGCGAAGTAAGTAAAAGTAATCATTGACTCTATTTTCTAGTTAAAATTCAGAGCCAACGGTAGAATGTGGTATTGGATTGTCGCAATACTTGTTGTAATACTAGTCTTCATATTATTTTACAAAGGATACTTTAATCCAAAGGCAACTGTAACTGGCACTGTTGTAGAAGGACCGTTTCCTTTATCTAAACCATCGCCTGTATCAACAACTGAAGTTGCGCAAAAGTTTTTGACAGGAAATACAGGATCTATACAATTTTTCGTTTACATTCTTCCATTTCAGAAAACAGGTCAGGCAACAAGTTGTAGCACAAATCCCGGTGACCCAGTGTGTGGCACAGAAAGATATAATATTTGTCCCTGTACCATGAGAGATTGTAGTCAATGTGAGCATAAAGGATATAATAGCATATTAAATGTTTCAAATATTCTAAAGCTTGAGGTTTTGTCCTCTCCGGATGCAAGCCGTCCCGGTCAGGCATCAGCACAACTTACAATTAGAACACTTGGACTTCCTGTTGGAGTAACTACAGAACAAACGTCTATTGAGACCTTTGCTCTTCCTCCTCTTCCGTTCCAGAAGTGGATAGCGGTGACAATAAGCCGCGAAGGAAGACGATTCGATGTATTTTACAATATGGATCTTGTTCTTTCAAAACGTACCCAGTATTCTGTAGATCACTCATCTGCTGCTAGCGCCCCGATGCTAGGCGATACAAAACTTAATGGGCAATTCGCCTTTTTCCACGCATTTCCTGAACGCTTAAATCTACAGCGCGTTGGTATTGAATACAAGAAAGTTACTGATACAAATGGCGCACCGCAATTTAGTATGAATATGGATTTACTGACAAAACTCAATCCTTGCCCTAATGGTGCTTGTATGAAATCAATTACGGTTCGTCCCGCTTCTCCACTTTATGGCTGGGATACACAATATGACTAAAAAAAATGGAGTACTACAAGCAGAAGAACGATGAGCACCGTTAACTCTGTGAAAGCAACTATAGTAGCTGCTCTACCGACAAGTGGAGTTATGTCATATGTAGTTGGATTTATAATTTTAGTGCTTGGAATCACAGCACTTTATTACCTGTATTCTTATTTATTTGGAATGCCAAAGGTCCAATCGACTGTTATCGTCGGCAGTTCCATTCCCGCAAATCAGCCTACGGCGAGCCAACTTTATAGTATTCCGCCTCCCTATGAAGGTGGTGAATATTCAGTGAGCTTCTGGTCTTATATTACGGGATGGAAGGATAAGTTGGGTCAAAGGAAGCACATCTTAGAAATCCGTGGATCTGAGTTTTCAACACTTGTTGTTGGATTAGGTGTCCACAAGAATAACCTCGTTGTTCGTGTTCACACGAAGGTACCTGGAGATACAGCTCCTCCTGCGCCGTCGGGCAAACCGGCTGTAGATCCCGGACTCAGTGTTTCACAGAACACGAATCTGAGTACCGAAAACGTGAAGCAACTGTTTGCAGGTGGTCAGATGGATCAGGGTCTCTTAGAGACTTACCCTCTCTGCGACCTACCGTCAATTGATTTACAGCGCTGGGTTCTCATCTCCGTGATATTGAATGGAAAGACATGCGATGTTTATTTGGATGGTAAACTTGCCCGTTCTTGTATCTTGCCGTCATTCTATCGTGTAGACCCTAAGGGTGTCAGCGCGAAGTTACTCGACTTCGGTGGATATGATGGTTTTATCAGTGACGTGACATTTGTTCAGAGATCTCTCAACCCGGATGAGATTTACAGAATGTATATGTCCGGTCCTACAACGAGTGGCAGCGGCAGCTTCTTAGATATGTTAGCGAATTTGTTCAACGTGTCAGGATCTCTTACACTCAAAACACCCCAGGTGAATGTTACATATGCGAAGAGCACGATCCAGGTTGGAAGCTGATTTTAAAGTCTGTATTTCTTAGAGAATGGAAGGATCAGACTCCTCGTCAATAATGAACATCTTTTTTGGTGAAAGTTTTCTGGCACAATTCTTATTGGCATTTGTCATCGTTGTGCTCGTGTATTTGATGTTTATCTCAGTTGAATTTCTCTACGTGTCCTTTTTGAATATTGGTAGCCACGTTGTTGATCTTTTCCCCTTTACGGCATCCTCAGATGATAAACAAATCGTTATTCGCCAGGACATTAAGAAGTTTCCTGATGGAAAGTTGATTCCGTTCTCGGACAATGAGAGAACAGGTATTGAATTTACGTACAGTTTTTACTTGTATGTGAATCCCTCGACATTCACTGGTGAAGATACACTTGCGTCTGTATTTTACAAGGGCTATATGACCCCGTTTCCTCTCTTGGGTCCTGGAGTCTTCATCAAGAAGAATGCCAATACGATGAGAGTCTTCATGAATGCTTACAAGAACCCTTACATGTATTGCGACGTAGAGAATATCCCTGTACGGAAGTGGTTTCATTGCGCTATAATGGCACGGAAGAATGCACTTGAGATTTACATTAATGGAAATCTCTCCAAGAAGTTGAATTTTGAGGGATCATTACCGTACCAGAATTTCCAGGACTTGATCCTATTTAGTCAGAATAGTTTGGTTGTTCGTGGATCAACCACGCCTGCAGTAGATCCTGATACGTTTACGGTTCAGGGGAGTTTCAATGGAAACTTGGGTGGACTCAAATATTTCGGATATGCGCTCTCCTTTACGGAAATTCAGAGCCAAGTCACGGTCGGTCCCAGCAAGAAAGTGCTGGCTGCCTCACAGGACATGCCACCTTACCTCGCTGACACGTGGTGGACAACAAGTTATACACATACAACTTAAGAAATCGGCGTTCTTTTTGTAATTCTTCTTTTGCTCTTTCCACAGCAAGAGAAGAATGACAGGTGGTGGTCTCCTAGGATTAATTGCTTACGGCGCCCAAAATGTTATTTTGAGTGGAAATCCGCAAATGACCTTTTTTTACAAGGCATTTAGGAAGTATTCACATTTTTCGCAAGAATCTATTTCAACTGCCATGGATGGACAGAATGAACTGTTTTATGATCAGCCTATTAAACTCCGGGCAAAAATACAGCGCAGTGGAGATTTACTAAGTGATATCTATTTTTCGTTTCGTATTCCGGATATTTTCAGTAAGCAATTAGCGACAAGTTATAATCGTCCTACGCAATTACAGTATCAGTGGGTACGATATTTGGGAGTAGCTATCATTCAGAACGCCGCCTTTTTTATAGGTGGGCAAAAAATACAGGAATTTGACGGAAATTATTTACTTGCCAAGGCGCTAACTGACTACGATACCGATAAGTTTGAGAAATGGCGTGAACTTGTGGGTGATATACCTGAACTCATGGATCCTGCAAACGGACAATATGCAGGTGGAACAAACAATACTGGATATCCGAGTGTTTTTAGAGATGTTACGAGTCCGCAAGGTGGGCAAGTAAATCGCCCGTCGATCTTTGGTCAAGACATTCATGTTCCGCTTTCATTCTGGTTTACAGAATATTCATCGCTTGCTCTTCCTCTCATATCTCTTCAATACCATGAGTGCGAAGTACAAATTACATTAAACCCAATTAAGAATTTGTACACTTTTTTAGATGTTTCAGGATATCGTACGAATCCCGACTATAAGATGTTACAGTCAACATCTCTAATAAAACGTAATCAACCTGATTATATTCCGTCAAATGATATAAGTGGTCAATGGCGCTTTTTTGCTACGGACGTAGGTTCAACGGTACCACAATTGAATGGGTGGTTCTTAAATGCGCGTATTCAGAGCACCTATATCTATTTAACAGAAGATGAACGACATGTATTTGCGGGGACACCACTGTCCTATATGTTTTCACAAGTGACAAATTATCCCTTTTCTGGTCTTTTTACACGACGTATTCTAGATTTAGAAACACATAATCCAATTACACGACTCCTCTTTGTAGCACGACGTAGTGATAGTCTTTTATACAGAAATGATTTTGGTAATCTTACCAATTGGTGGAATTTTCCGAATGCGCCATATGTTCCGACGCCGAATTTGAGTGCAGTCAATACGAGCGCATTTTCAAGCGGTCTTTTTATTCCACAGGGGCAAATGGATATTTTGAGGTCTCTTCGTATTTTGTGCGACGGCAACGAAATACAGGAGGAAAAACCGATTGATTATTTTACAAAGATAACACCGTGGAAGAGTTTGAATGGAAAACCACTGCGACTTGTACCGGTTTACAATTTTGCCTTGAGTTCACCCAGCACGCAGCCGTGTGGAAGTGTCAATGCGAGTCGTATTCGGAATTTCCAGGTGGAAGTTGATGTGTATCCTCTGCCGGTCAATACAAATTATGTATATGACTTGAACATCTATGTGGAGAACATCAATTTTTTGGTGATTGAGGGTGGTATGGGCGGACTTAAGTACGCGCTATAAAAAAACAACTTTGTAGTCTCCATCGCCTAGAAACCAATAGTTGTAGGGCGACTTTCTATTTTTCGTGATATACTCGTAGACTTTGGGTATATTCCATTTACAGCATTTTTCAGGAACGCGGATCCATTTTATGTTACAGCGCCCCTCTTCATTTTCATAGTTCGGTTTTTTCTTACAGCTAGTTATTTCAATTGTAAATACATCGTTCTTTGCGTCGAATTTAGGAAATTGACCACTAAGTTCCTTGATTCGTATACGTCGCACTTTTGTTTTTTGTTTACGGGTTAAATTAATCATCTTTTTATTTTTATTTGTTTTCGTCAGTTTACGAAAAAATGTAAATATACCCATCTACTTATCACCTGTTTTATCTTTGAGCTTAACTTCCATAAATCCACTCTTTTTATTCGGATTCAGAGTGGCATATTCAGGATATTCTTTCACAATCCAGCGGGCAGATTTTTCTACACGTTCTTTTGTCCGCTCCTCCTGCATACCACCCGCCTCTTTGTAATAGGACGATTTAGCGGACACATTGTTCAGGCGAACAACAGCTCCGTCAGCCTTATAATACAAAATACTGCGTAAATAATCCTCCTTATCATCGAGCGTAATCTTGATTTCCTTTGTCCCGGGATTTATACAGCCCCAGAAACTACCAATAATATATTTGAGATCAGTGCTGACAGCCGCCTTCATGAAGAATCCGTTCGGGACGGCATAAATACCCCAGAGGCGCGCACCGGCTTTCGCGCATTCGCTGAATCCGCGCCGTATCACCTCCTTCAGGGATATGAGCTCTTTCTCATGACGCTTCACCCGCTCGTCAAATTCAAGAAAGCCTTTAATATCGTCGTCGATATTTACGATTTTCTTACCCTTCGGGAAATAGTCGCTTATGAAATTGCGAATAGCCCCCATGCCGACGATACCAACGATGAGTTTACCATAGCTTCCTGTTACCAGTGTATCCCGGTAAAGATCAGCCTGCTCCTTATTGGCGACAAAGACATGAATTTTAGAAGCAGGAATTCCATACTTTTTCAGGACAGTCAGAGTTTTATCTCTAAGTGTTTCGGGGCGTTTATACGACGGAATCGCAATGATCCAATCATCCTTTTGTTTTCTGGTAGCTCTCGCCATATCTACAAAGTATATTTATTTTTAGTAAATAGGTATAAATGAATGCTGTATCAAGTGCATTGTATTCAGCAACATACAATCCTGCTGCTGAAAAAGCAAAAGCAGAACAACAGGTGGCGAACGATGGAACAAAGTCTACACTCAAAGATCAGATTGATAAAGTCAAAGCATATAGAATCACAGTCGGTACATTAACGGCGAAGGCAAATACAAAATTAGATACAATCATAAGTAAAGCACAGACAGTTTATGATAGTTCATCCTCTGACGCCGCAGCATATCGTTCAGCACAGGATACAATATATTCTGCTGCGAACGACGTATTTAAACAGCAACAGTATTACAGAATTTTAAAGAGTTTTAATGACTTATTTCCAAAGCAGATTAAAGTCTGGAAGGGAGATAAATTAATTGAGGATGCCGATATAGTGAAGCTAACAGAATATCTCAAAGGAGTAGCTCCGTTTATTACAGGAGCAGACGATAAATCAGCTGATGAAATACAGGCGAAGATATTCGTTGTAAAACAAGATTTAACAACTATGTTAAATAAAACAAAAGTAGCAGAAGTATCAATTGAACTTGATGAGCCAACATTGGACGATAAACTAAAGGCACAGGGTGCTGTTGCCGATCAGACCTTCGATTCAGGAAAGCTCTTTTTTGATGTATGGGACAATACAACAACATTTGTATCCTATTTTTTCTATATTACACTCGGTCTCTTGGGGGGAATGCTCGCCGCAAATGATGCTATTGGTCGTGAACCCAAATATCGCGTTCTGTTTTTCATCTATGGGTTTTTTTTCTGCCCGTTTGTCCTCGTCTACTATTTGATACGCGTCGGTCTGGGGACAGCGCCGAAACTCTACACGATGCTTCCGATTACACAGACCAAAGCAGAGACATCACTTGGTTCTTTCTTTCTCTTTCCTTTCTATTTTCAGGAGGATCTGCCGGCGCGGAAAAAGATGGTTGATTTCTTGACGGAGTGCGCGACACTTGTTGGAAAGACATTTGATCCGAGTACGTTGCCGCCGCTTCCTGAAGCAACCACATCGCTTGCACATAATATTGGCGCTGCCATGCGCGCTTCGCTACCGAATTTGAGCACAATACGTGTTCATAAGGGCGACTTCTTTCCAAGTGTAAAAAGTGTACAACTAGAGAGTTATTCTGATGTATAGAATAAATTTGAATATATAAGGTAAGAATACAATGAGTACTGATATGGACATAGAACCATGTATGTTCTGTCTTGAAGTAATTAAAAATGACGATGAAGTCATTACATTAATATTAAATCAATATGAAAACGGTACATGTAATTGTAGAATTTATACACATGTGAGTTGTTGGATGTCATATATTTTACATAAGGGTTACGCGGAATGTCCCTTATGTCATACAGTTGTACATGTGCCATATACTCCTCCTGTTATTCAAAGCCAAGAAATACATGTGATTCATAATAATCAAGTGTATCAGTATAGAATTCCATCGACATCTACAAGACATCAACTTGTCATACCAAGTAGCAGTGGTAATGATGCTATAGTACAGGCTACTTGTAACAACTCAAAAAAGGTTGGTTGTTTAGTATCATTTACACTTGTATTAATGATTATATTCTACTTTACACGAGTCTAATAAGCACCTTCAAATAATTTACGCATCTCGTCATTTGCAATGAAATTATCTAGTTTTAGTTGCGTTTTCTTAAGTAAACCTAGAGTTCCTTTATCTCGTCCCTGAATCGCATTGAACGTATTTGTTGAATGAATAATATGAAGAATTGTATTTTTGCTATAAAGTTGAACCATATCCTCAGTGAAATCGTTTAGAAATGCGCGTTCAACAGCACACGGCTCATTATCATCGTATTTTCCTGAATACGATGATCGAAAAGCTATCGTACAATTCAGCGCGTGATTATCATTGTAAGGACCCGCACAGTAAATCTCATCTGTATCAGTGTAATACATATAAGTTTTACTACAACCAGCAAGATCTATATCTGGATTTTCCTCTAAAGCGCGGACAGCTATAAGTACACGTTCAGGTGGATAGTAATCATCGTCGTCCATGACCACTACAATCTCACCTCTCGCTCTTTCTTTCGCAATATTCAACTTGGCACCCATCAAGAGACCACGCTTATAAGGTAGGTACACAATATTGGGTAGACCAGATTTCATAAATAAGTCCGCAACCTTTTGAGTAGGATCACTATCATCCACGATGACCCATTCCATTTGATCCACAGGATAGAGCTGTGCCCTGTACATTTCGATGAGTCTCGGTATAAATCTTCGCCGATTACAGGTTATTGTAATCACAGATACATTGACCATTTCATTACTGTTACTACAAGCAGCAACCTTGTCAAATTTTACACCTGGTCTAAAAATACCAGTCTATATAGAAATAGAGATGGTGAAACCGCTAAAACAGTCGCAAGAAAATAGTGATCAACCCTTCGTATCAGTCATCACACCTACATATAACAGGCGTCGATTCATTCCTCATCTGATTCAGTGCTACAAACAGCAAACGTATCCTCTTGATCGAATGGAGTGGATTATTCTCGATGATGGTCAAGAGAAAGTTAAGGACTTTTTTGATACTGCCGCGAAGTATATACCGAATATTCGATACATTTCATCGGACGAAAAGAAGACAATCGGTGCTAAGCGCAACTTATTGAATAAACTTGCTCTAGGAGATATCATTGTTGCGATGGACGACGACGATTATTATGTTGTTGACCGTGTAGAAGCTGCAGTAAAAGCCTTCAAGAAGAATCCGCAAGTTGAGCTCGCTGGATCCACGATAATCTACATGTATTACACCGATATCAAGACAATCTACAAGCTTGGTCCATACAATCCTAACCACGCCACAAATGGAACGATGGCGTGGAGATCTTCTTACGCAAAGACGCACACATACGATGAGAATGTTCTTTTCGCGGAGGAAAAATCCTTTTTAGAGGACTACAAACATCCGATGGTTCAATTAGATCCGTTCAAAGTCATGCTTGTTATGAGTCACTCAGAGAATACCTTCGACAAAAAAAAACTCAGGGAACAGGAAGAGCAAATGCGCCTAGCGGGTAAGGAGAACCCTGTTGTCCACAAGACAGATCTACACATAGAGAATTTTATCAAAGATAAAACGTTGCGCGATTTTTTTACAGATGCCTAAAGTTATAAAGAAGTGGAGAGAAATAGGATGAGTCACCATACAAACTCGCACCAGTCTTTGTATATTCTAAATGACGCCTATAAGTATTCCTTATCATCTGAATCAGAAAAACTTAATCAACCTGCTCATATCTTGACACCACTGAGAAATCACCAAAAATCAATTCTATTTTCAATGGCTGAAAAGGAACAGATTTTAAACAAGGGGATGGATATCTCAGGTGCAAAACTCTACAGTTCATTCGCAATACTTGGCGATGGTGTTGGCGTTGGTAAAAGTCTGATGGTTCTAGGTCATATTTCCAATTTGAAGAAAGAAGGAACTGATACTTTGTACAAGTCAACAAGTTTAACAGAAAACAGTTCGAATAGTCTGTATTCGATTCAAGAAAATATGATTGGAACTGATCTTTCAAATGCTGGCTGCTTAATTGTTGTGCCTCATACGCTTTTTAAACAGTGGGAAGGATATATTACAAGTGAAACGACGCTATCATACTATGGTGTTAAGACAAAGGCATATCTAGATAAGGCAAAGTGGACTAAAGATAAAATGTTAGAGAAAGATGTAATTCTTATTAGCAACACGCTGTATGGAAAGTTTCAGGCTATTATGACAAAAGAACGCGTAAATTGGAAGCGCGTTTTTTATGACGAGGCTGACACACTTCATATTCCATCTACGCAACTACTACCTGGTACAAAATTTACATGGTTTATTTCGGCGAGTTGGTCTAATTTATTGTTTCCAAACAATGTACATTATTTTACACAGCATGTTTTTAATAATTATATAAACAATTCTGATTTTGATCCGGTCTTACAACAACAGCTTCGTATTTGGAGGAACCAGGCAAGTTCAACAGCACATTATGTCTATCAGAGATATTACATGGTATCACCGGGATTTTTTCGGTACTTTTTAGGAACAAATCACAAATTTAGAGGTCGTCTTGTACTTCGTTGTAGAGAGGAGTATGTGCGTGAGTCAATTTCTCTGCCTCCCTTGACAATACAAAATATTATGTGTATGCCGTCTGTTGTTCAGCGTGTACTAGCCAATGCGATTTCCCCCGAAATTCGGCAACTTCTTCACGCAGGTGATTTTACTGGAGCTCTCGATGTTCTTGGTGTAAAGTCGGAAGATTCCACGACGCTGATTAAAGCGGTCACGGAACATCGCATCAAGGAACTGGATCGCTTGCGTAGAACATACGAATTCAAGAGTTCAATGGAATACGCGACAGCGAGGGCAAAAGAGGATGCACTCAAAAATCTCAAACAGAAAATAGACGGGTTAGAAGAGCAGATTAAAACACTCAAGGAGCGTATTGAGAACTATAAGAATGAGATATGCCCGATCTGTTTTGACGAGCCGCAAAGCGCTATTCTTACCAACTGTTGTAGTCGTGTATTCTGTGCTGGTTGTATGTTGACCAGTTTAACGAGACTGGCAACGTGCCCTCTCTGTAGAACACTCATCACACCTTCTGAGCTAAAGGCTTTGTCGGCTACACCGAGCGTTGGAGCAATACAACAGGAACAAGTCGAAAGACCTCTTAAAAAGCCAGAACAACTTATGAAACTCATTACAGAGACATTACAAAAAAATGCGGGGGCTCGTTTTCTAATTTTCAGTCGCTATGACAACCCATTTCATCAAATCACGCGTGATCTTTCGACAACAAATCTCAAGGTTAAGCAAGTTCAGGGAAATAAAGACGTAATCAATGGAACACTAAAGTCCTTTGAGAAGGGAGATACACGTGTCTTACTCCTGAACTCGATTATGGCTGGTGCAGGACTAAATATTACAGCGGCAACCCATGTTATTCTTTTGCACGCGATGAATCATGAGGAGGAAAAGCAGATATTAGGGCGTGCCTATCGTATTGGGCGCACCAGCCCGTTAACAATGGTTCGCTTGTTACATCCGGACGAATTAACCGATACGCATTCTTAAATATAAATTTGAAATTCATTACTATTTATATTTTATAATAATAGTAATGGCTAGGGCTCTTCTACGCGAGGCACGCTCAACTATTGCGCCCGATATACGGGAAAGAATAAAAAATATACATTCGTGTAAAAGTTTAAAGACACAGTTTCCAGAGCAGTATGTATACTTTTGGAATTTATTTCAAACCCACCCCAACCGAGAGAAAAAACGTGTTGAAGAGATTGCTGACATTGAATTAAAGTTTGTGGCACAGAGACACGGCGGATCTGTATTTACACTTATATATAATGATGGAACGAATGATACAATATCATGGCGTGCTTGTTTATAACAAATGCTAAGGCGATAGACTTCATTAGTAGAAATATCTGTATAGGTAGATGGAGTCAAGTTGCCCAAAAGAAGCGCATATTTTTTGTGGTCCGACCACACTTTCAAGAGGACTCTGTGTAGAAAATGAACGTCAATGTTCTACACGCAGTACTGGGGTACGCCCCGTTCCCCAGACACCCGAGAATACGATTGGAAAAAAGTATTCGTATACGGAGGATTATCTTGGGCGCCATTGTTATTTTAGCGAAGATACACTCAAGGTGGATTATGATCAATCATTCCCAAATGGAGAGAGTGTTCCTGGAAACTTTTCATGCCTGACATATAATATCTGGGGTCTTGCACGAACTGAAGCTCAGAAACATCTCTTCAGACTTCGTCAGCCACTTTTAGAGGAAACTATCAGGGAATCAGGAGCGGATCTCCTATGTCTACAAGAAATGAGTCCCTTTTCATATGAGCGTCTATCAAAGCTCATAGGTCAATACAAATTTGCGAGTGAAATTCCTTATCCGGTAAAGTCGATACCTGAACGTAATCGTGCTGTTGATACATATTTTTTATCAAAGTATCAGCCATCAAGAGTTACACTTTATGGGCTTCCTGGTGTACTCGGATATGAAAACTGCCTTCTGGTTGCTGAGTATCCAAATTTAGTACTTTTCAATCTCTATAATCAAGCAGGTTCTAAAAGTAGCCCAGGACAAGCACAAAAGTGGATTCATTATTCACGGTGTCGTTATGATATTTTACAAACGATTTATGATATGATTCTGCGACGTTACTCTTTACAGAATATAATTATTTGTGGTGATTTTAATTTTCATCTGGATGGTGAAGTGCACGATTGGCCTGAAATAGAAATGATCTATAAGTTTGCTGCGCTTGGATTTGTAGATACATATCGCACATTGAATCCGACTGCAACTGGATATACAGAAGATACAGATCGTAATGTTATGCGATGGAATCAGAAACTCATCGAAAAACACTACCGTTATGATGGGATTTTATTTCGTTCAACAAATGCTTTTTGTAAACCAAGCAAATCAGTTCTTATTGGCACTGACCATGAATGTCTTTCGGTTGCTGATTCAGAATGGTTTGTAAACGAAGTATCAGAAGTTAAACCGGATGAATTAGATAAACTTACACAATGCGCTAGAAATAGATCACGTAAACTTCGTTTGCCGATTAATGCGTCGGATCATTTCGGTGTTTTGACAAAATTCACTTTATTACGTGGTGGAAAGCGTTTTAAGAAAACGCGCCGCTTACGACGGCAATAGACTTTTTAGCGCAATATTACGTAAACGGCGCTGCCGATCAGGTTTCTGACCAATCTTTTCTGCTTCAATATGGCACATACTCGGCACAAGGCGAATCGGAATTCCTGTAGGATCACTGATTTCGCAGAGAAACTTCCATGAATTAAACATTGCAGATTGTTTCGTCAATACAGGTGTATAACGCAAAGATTCTGACTTAGGGATTAGTTCCTGATGTTCTTCACTTAGAGGAGTCATCTGTGTTAAAAGCAAACTGGGAATCTTCAACTTAATGTGCTGAGAAAGAGGCAATAAATTCCAGCACTGATGAAAGAATGCCCAGAAATCTGCGCGATCGCTTCTGCTGTATCCAGAAAATATTCTCATGAAAATATTCCAGCTTTCATGTGTATTTCCTTTGATAGCACTAATACGATCATTCAAATTCTCTACAAAAACGAGCCCGGCTAAATTAGCCTCATGGCTATCAATGTCTAGATCAAAAAACGGATCCCATTCATTCCAGAGAGACCACCACGAAATGGGCAGAATACCTTCTGGAATTTCAATGACGTCCTGAGGTTGCTCTAATCCAATAAGCTGACGTTGAAGTACACGTAAATCGCCATGTACCATCTGGAGATGATTTTCTGATTGAAGTGGCGCACCCAGCCATTGTTCTACACATGATTTATCAGCTTCCTTCATTTCAATAGTTATACAGAGTTTTGATATTTGAATAAGATTTCTTGAATCAAGGGTATTACTAATGAGAATTATTGGAGTGGTTTCTTTTTCAGGAGACCATGATCTTAAAAAATCCAGAAGTTCTTTGAGACCACCCTTTTCACCCTGTGACAAACCGTCGATTTCATCTAATATAATACCTATTCCTCCGCGTTTACCGGTCTCAATCATATGAACAACGCCACCTTCATTTAAAAGTGGAAGAAGAGTTTTGCGGAAGGATGTGCCACTACGTGTATGACTCGCATTAAATTCAATCGGTTTGAGTTTTGCTTCTCTGTAGACACGATGAGCAAGCGTCGTTTTACCGACTCCTGGTTCTCCATAAAGAAGTACTGCAGGCTGAGTTGGTTTCAGTATCCATTCTGCTAATGTTTTTTCAGTAGCAGGATGTAAACAGATTGTTTTTTCAATAGGCGTCGGTCCCCACATCTAGTATTCAAAGATTACTGTTTTCTTTAGCCTACGATTATGACTCTTGAGGGTTTCCAGACGCATCAAAGCATTGATTATCGCCGCCACTTCCACCAGGCGCAAAGCCATCTGCGCAGCTTACACCGTCATAGACTCCTTCCCATGTAACTTTCTTGTCTTTACAGTGTTGGCAGAGTGCTCTCTGGCGCGCCCCACCGCCCAAATTACTGAATAAGTGGAAAACGAACTCTTCTTTGAGTGCCTGTTCAGGTGCTGTCATCTTCTGGATTCCGCCCTGTGTTCCTACGCCTATTAAATCAACGCAGACCTTCTCCTTGGATCCGTTGATAGTGCGCTCGTAAATACTCAGGAAATCGGGACAGAGATTAATCGCCGGCGGCCACGACTTAGTCTCAATCTTTCCTACCCTGAGAGAATCACCTGTAAACCACCGGAGACCAAAAAAGATCAAAACTGCAAGTACACCGACTAGATATAAAATTCCTGCAACAGGTCTTTCTATCTGGACGAGTTTATAGGCGCCGCCGATTCCAATAACACATGACAAAAAGATGTAAAGTAGGAACGTGAAATCCATCTAGTACTGGCTCTTTTTTGTTTTATTTTAGTTTACAAAACGAAAATAAAAAATTTTTATCAAATAATTCTATTTACATACGAACTACAGGAGCGGGGTAACCAGAACCTTCCCAGCCAAGCTCGATGTAGCCTGTCAAGAAGTCAGAATCGGGTACTGTGCCACCCTGACCACCAACACCGAATGTAGCTGAGGTACCATTTGTCTGCCCACTATAACTGATGAGCTGTACCTTACGAAATGTACGTCCTGCAGAGACATACGTCTTCCCTAGGTCACGCATCTTACCGGCGCCCGGACCATTTACTGATGATAGGTAAGAGGAACCACCACCCGGACCACCAGGGAAGCCGCCGCTTGTGTAGCCCGCGCGCAACCACGCTGCTGTCTGTAATGTTCCATTTGTTCTATTAAGCTCGTTGATGCTGCCTGTATATGCGAGTGATGAAATTGGTACAAAAAATCGACCATCATTCGGAATCTGTCTTAAGCCGCTCATTTACTATAATTATTTCATATAAAATAATTTAGTTAGACGAAGGAGAGAAGAGAAGAATGAATCAAGAGCCTGCTTTTGAACTACCTTTAACAAATCCTAATTGGACTGCTAATCACGGACAGAATGGTCGCGTTGTCTTTACTGATAAGGAAACTAATCTTCCCGAGTCGTTCCCCGGATACCAGTATGAAAAGACTACCGAAAAGGACTTTGAAGCTGATATGTTGAGAGGAAACTGGGAAGCGGGTCCGCTGAGTCAAAGCTTTTTCAGTGCCGATAACATTAAAATTATCCAGAATGCGATTCGTCGCGATGTGTTTGAAAAGAGTCAACCGAAGGGATACGTCATTGATGATCAGTCTGCAGATGAACTGAAAATCATTATGCGTGCTCTCTATTACCAGTATGCGAAGAATCAGCCGTTTGACGTTCCTGGGCAAGTTAACGAACTCAATAAAAAAGTTGTTGATTGGTCTGCGCCGCATATCTTGAGTGCGGTTGATCATTACCATTATTATTTAAATGATATCAGCCATATGCCGATACCGTTGGCTCGTGAGATGAATTTAAGTAGTGCAGGTTCTAAGTCCTTACCGCTCAATCAGTTTATTTAGGCAGCGACCTTGAACCGGCGCTTCTTCTGCTGACCCATCGTCGTGCTTCCAGCACCTGAGAGGAAGTGCTCGCGCTCAACCTTCGCCTTTGCCCATACCTTGTCAAAGTCCGCAAGATCAGATAGCCACAGAGCAGATGCAGTGGTATTGAGCAGCTTCTCAAACGAAATACGCGCAGCCATGAGCGATGTCTCGGCTTCCTGAATTGCTGACGCCTTGACGCGGTCAATGCGCAGCTTCAGCAAATACTCATACGCATCTACGTTGTCTGGAGTCTCCAGTGAACTTAGCGGCGGAAGAGAACACGTTTTCATGATCTCCACGATCTCATTATCCTCCTTGCGTCTGAGGTCAATCGTTCCATCTAGAACGAAACGGAGAAAGCGAGCACGCGCATCGCACTCAAGCATCTGACGCTCGAGCCTAGCCATCTCCATAATACGCCGCTTCTCATACTGCGAGAGACGCGGTCCATAATACGACTCGAAGATTTGACCAGCTGATTCATACTTGACAATCTTCATGTTCGTGTCGAAGCAGTTCATATTGCTCGTCTTCCAGTTATTCGTCAGCTTGAACCGCTTGACAAACTCGGCGCGATCCGCCTTAATATCCTCATAGTAGTCATTGTCCATGTATAGCACAAACTTCACATCCAAATCGTTGTACAGATCATCGAAGCCCTTGAGTACCGGCTTCTTGTCATCTGATAGAGAACCCTTCGCCTCACCTGAGCAGATCTCATCAAGAAACGCCTTGTAGTCCTTCGTCCAGACGCCGACAGGAAGTTCAGTGATTGTGACAGTGCGCTTCTCATCGTCCATTGTGTAAATGCCCTTTGTTACATAGGTTGTTGCGTCCTGCTTCACGACCTGTCCCTTGAAACCGAACCACCATGGCGTAAGATCAACACCTTCAAAGGTCTCAATGTGACCTTCCAACCTAGACTTCAGAAGACGAATCAGTTCATCGGGATTGTACGGAGGAATGTCCGTGCTGAATCCGGTGCCGATACCAATACAGCCATTGACGAGGAGCATGGGAAGGATGGGGAGATAGGTCTCCGGCTCAACGAGCAGACCATCATCATCAATGTAATTTAGAATACCACTATCTTCCTTGCGGAAGAGAACATCAACAATGTGCTCGAGATGTGTGTGAATATACCTCGGACTTGCGGCATCGGATCCGCCCATAAGACGAGAACCGAACTGTCCAACCGGTGTCAGCAAGTGAATATTGTTGCTACCGACGAAGTTCTGTCCCATGGACGTGATGGTAGAATTCAAAGACGCCTCACCGTGGTGATAAGCTGCGTGCTCAGAGACATACCCGGCGAGCTGCGCCACACGAACCTCCTGTCGCAAACCGCGCTTCAGACAACCGAAGAGAATCTTCCTCTGCGACGGCTTCAAGCCGTCCATAATGTGCGGAAGTGACCGCAAATTGTCCGCGTTACTGAAATGAATGAGTTCATCATGAATGAACCGTGAGTAAGGTACCTTGCCACCCGGACCGGGCGTGAGCATCCTCTTTGGATTGTAATCCTGTAGCCACTTCTTACGATCATCTGCTCGCTTTTTATTGAACGCGAGCGAAATGTTTTCATCAGCGCCCTCGTCCCAGACATACTTAAGCTCATGGAGATTCTCGAACCATTCGCGCGCCTCTGCGGGCGTGCTCGTGCCTAGACCTTTATAGTACTTGAGAGTCCAGCCCTTGGGACCGTCCTCACCGAGCCCTGCCTTCCATGCGTCAAACTCTGGTTGACTGTAGAAGGAGAGCGTCTCGGAACGGCGCGACGCTTTCAGTAGCGGAGTCGCCAGAGAACAGAGGAAACCTCCCTGCATGAGCTCAGCCCACTCTGTGTGGAACAAATTCATGAGAAGACCCTTGATGTGCGATCCATCCAAATCCTGATCTGCCATTACCATTACACGACCATAACGCAGAGCCTTGACGTCCTTGTACTTACGTCCTTGCTCTAAACCTAGGATCTTCTTGATCGCCGTCAGTTCCTCGTTTTTGTTGAACTTCTCCTGGCTGATATCCTTCACGTTGAGCAGCTTGCCTCGGAGAGGAAAGACACCCCACTTTTCACGACCAACGACCTTGAGTCCCGTGATAGCACTCGTGGCAGCTGAATCACCCTCTGTAAGAATCAGTGTGCACTCGGATGAGTTCGCGGTGCCAGCCCAGAGCGCATCCTCAAGCTTCGGTAGACCGCGAATGGTCTTCTTCTTGGACCCGTCAGTCTTCTTCGCATCCTTGACTGCCTTTGACTCAAGAATAGACTGCGCCTCCTCTAAGAGACCAATCTTCATCAGTGATTCAACGAGCTTGCCGCCCGTCTTGAACTGGGAGCCAAACTTGTTCGCAGGCGTAGTCAGTGTATCCTTGGTCTGAGAGTCAAACGAAGGATTTACAATTGTCGAGTTGATGAAGAAGAGCACACAGTCCTTGATCTGACCAGGCTTTACGTCAACCTTCTTCTTCTTGGCAAGCTCGCAGAAATCACCGAGAACATGACGCACGACAGTCTCTACGTGCTTTCCACCCTTGCGGGTGCGAATGCCGTTGGCGAAACTGACGTGCTTCTCATTGGGGCTCTCCTCGTCCTCATAGATGCTGCGTGCCAAGACTGCCGCGACCTCCCAGCGGTCAGAGCAGCGCTCATAGGCGACAGTTGCGCTATCCTTGGTGAACAAGTGAACATACTTCTCGAAGGTGTTCGTTGGAATGACCTCGCCGTTCCATGAAATCTTGACTTCCTTCGTAGCGAGCGCAGCCAGTTCGATTGCGCGTGTCTTGAGAACCTTCGTCATATCATCAAGCTGGAGCCCGATAAAACGCGTAAGATCAGGCTGAAACGTGATTCGTACAAAACCGCGCCCAGCCTTATCCTTGTGGATGGAAGGCTTTCCGCAGGTTGACATATGATCTGTCCATGTCTGCATATACCGAAGACCCTGCGCAACATCGCGTGTCTCGACAATAAACTTATTACTGAAGATATTCGCGAGCTTTGCGCCATAGCCATTCTTACCACCCACAATCTTCTCCTCTTCCTTGTTGTAATTGCCGCTGGTGAGCAAATGACCAAAGATGAGTTCGGGCGCATAAACCTTGTATTCAGAATGCTCCTTGACAGGAATGCCCTCTCCGTCGTTTTCTACAGAGATCTCAAACACACCCTCTGTAGTTGTACCGACCTTGATACTGATTGCCTTGACGGGCTGTCGTCCAGTATCCATCTGCGAACGCACAAGAGCATCCCGGGCATTTACAAGAATCTCATCAAAGAGCTTGTAGAATCCAGGATTAAATGCCGATTTGCGATACGCCATCTTCTTCTTTTCCTCATCGTAAATCCAACAGTACTCCTCGTGAGTTTCTACAGAACCAATGTAGGTATCTGGAAGCTCGAGGATGTGGTCACGGTGAGTCAAACGCTTGTATTGTTCGGCACTGGTCATTCGGTTTATTTTATATGACCCCCACCCCGTCCTCAATTTTTAAACTCATTACAAGGTAGTAGAATGCAAAAGATAGGAGGTGGGGGACAACCTTTGTCCTATACAAATCCAAATGCGTATGAACCATCATTTAGAGAAGGAAATGATCTTCTTGGATCGTCGACCAATGTAGCGCGCCCTGGAATTCCTATAAAGGGTGGTTATGTACCGAGTGTAATGGGGAATTTTGTACAAAATGTTCCTCTGCTTGTTCCTTTAGTTACAACGGCGGCGTATAGAATGATGTCGAATAAGACAAAAAAAATGCGTGGTGGCGTAAAAGATTGGGAGACACTCAGATATGAAGCGAAACGTGATTTAAGTACGATTGGAAAAGCGTCGGCAGTTAATATAAATCGGCTTGCCGCCATCAGAAAACGTGGTGAAAGTAATGCGGCATTTATAGAAGATTTTACCGCGAGAAAAGGCGAGACATATGTTGAACAAGAACCAGTTAACGATGTACTTACAACTTTACCAAAAGCTAAAAAAGTTATAAAAATAGCAACAGCCAAGGTAAAGGCATTACCTGGAACAGCGACATCGAAATGGCAACAAAATAAACAGAGAGCCAAGAATTATTTATCTCGTTTAGGAAAACCTAGTGGACCTAATATTGCTGCGTATGCGAGCATGTTGCGAAAGGGACAGAATACATCTGAATTTTTGAATGAGTTTCAAACAAGGGTACCGAAAGTAAAAGCCAAGGCTGAACCCAAACCTAAGGCGCCAGTGGTCCTACGTCCTCCTTCTGTACGTGCCCCTGTAAAAGCGCCCGCGTCAGCACCCGCTAGAGCAATTGCCGAATCTCTAGCTAAGATCAAGTCTAAAATAGCAAAACAAAAAGGACAAAAAGGACAAGAACCAGAACCCTCCTTATTACCACTGCCGCAAAATCCAAATGCTACAACACAAAAAAAGAAGCGAGTTCTAGGTCCCAAGGGACTCACCTTGAAAGAAAATCGCCAGAGAGCCAAAGAGTTTCTATTACAACATGGAAAACCTAGTGGACAAAATATAATGAAATTTACCAGTATTCGGAGAAAAGCTAATGCGCAAGCCGAGGATGAATTTTTAACAAGATTTAAATCACGGTATCTAGAAACACCTGCTGTTCAAGAAGCTAATAATGAAGTTGTAGAAGTTGTTGAAGAAGAAGCACCAGTGCAAGAAGAGCCAGCGCAAGCACTAGCTAAAAAGCCAAGAGTAACAAGCAGCGCTTCTATCAATCAATGGAAATTAAACAAGCAAAGAGCAAAAGAACTTTTAGATCGTATCGGTTCAGCGACAGCAGCAGAAGTAAGTAAACTTGCATCCATGATGCGTAAAGGTACTGATACATCGGAATTTCTTACAACGATTCAAAGCCGCGTAAATCAAACACGAAAGCGCTTAACAATGTTAAAACAGAAGAAAGAACTTTCTGCTATTCAAGAGGCAAATAATGAAAACAACGTAGAAGAATATAGATTACTCAATAACAATTCAGCAAAACCGCTCTTAAATAATTCATCTAGAAATGTAGAACCGATTGAATCTGAACAACTGTCTAGCTATAGACCACCCCCTTTTGTAGCAACAACTACACGCAAAAATGGAAAAGTACCTGTAGAAAATTTTAGAAAACACCTTCAACTCTTGAAACAGAAGTTACAGCGTGAAAAGGTCTAAAAAGGCTTCAACATCTAAAGCAGAGTACCTATTATTTCCATGGCGTCTACGGTAGGCAAGACAAACGCGAACGGAAATTTATTTGAAATCAAAACGGTTCAGTCCGGTGCTTTTCGCACACTCATTGAGGCTCTAAAGGAGATTCTTACAGAAGCTAATTTGGAGTTCGATCCGCAGGGAATTAAGGTCATGGCGGTTGACGAAACGCACACGGTCTTAGTCTACCTCAGACTACATTCCGATCGCTTCGAGAACTACTTCTGCCCTGTAAAACATGTTCTGGGTGTGAACATGATATATTTGTTCAAGCTCATCAAGACCATGGGTAATAATGATAGTCTAACTTTGTATCTACCTGCGTCTAATCCGAACAAGCTCGGAATCCGCATGGAAAACTCAGAGAAGTCAACTGTCACGAACTATTATCTGAAGTTGTTCGACACGGATGTAGAGGATATCCAGATCCCCTCGCTGAATTTTACCAGTATCATCCACATGCCATCCATGGACCTGCAGAAGATTTGCCGCGACATGAATGCTTTGGGTGAGAAGTTGGATGTAGAGGTTACATCCTCTGGGTCCGACTTGATTTTTAAGTGTGTGGGTGATTTTGCTGAACAGGAGACAATCATAAGTGAGAATAACAGCACAATGAAGGTTCAGAAGACGTCAAATACCACGGAGATTGTACAGGGTATTTTCCAGTTGAAGCATCTTGTTCTCTTTACAAAGTGTACAAGTCTCTGCCCGTCGATTGAATTATACCTAAAAAATGATTATCCTCTGATTTTACGCTACACGGTTGCGAATTTAGGCGAAGTCAAGCTTGTTTTGGCGCCGATTAAGAATAAGCAATAACATTACATCTTCTTTTCATTGTGAGGAACGTACATAATTTCTGCATGCGTTAGTTTCGCATCCAGCAATTTAATCCCTTGCGGTATAAAGAATTTTGTACAATCTTGATTCCAGATCTTAATAACATAGAATCCTACACCAGACTGCGCACCCTTATCAACGAGCTTAGGTGAAATGCTGACGCCTAGTATCGTGTCCTCAGGATTCTCAGAAATATTACCAAGCATTGCACCGACACTGTACTTCATGAAAATATCTAGACCGGTCTCGGTTGATCCGCGCAAGCTGTAGCTACCGCCACGGATATTTTGGTGATTCTCCCAGAGTGGCGGAATGCCAGCGCGCATCCAGAAGAACATGCCGCCTTTCAACTTCGCGTCACCGAGTTCATTTGTCACTGCAAACATATCATCCCACGTAGACACGGTCGTAATTAAACTATATGTATCCAAACTCCACTTCTTCTCTCTTGGTGAATGAAAGTAAAGACTCCATTCGCCAGTAGGTATTGCTGAATTAATATTCATTGTCATGTATGATTTTACAATACAAATGCTTTATGTTCAATTTTTAGACCAGTAAAATATTTTCCTCTTCACCTTCATCGGTAATTGTGTGAAGAGAAAGAGAAAGACTTACATCAAGTACAACACCCGATGACAAAAACCACGCAGATAAGATATGCTTTGCGCTCGGTCTTAGAGTAGTAACACTATCAGCAGGCGCACGCCACTTCAACTGTGACACAAACTCGGAAATATCATACAAGCGAAGATTTCCATGGTAAATTTCAGCCGATAAATAGGGAAAATAGACATACTCGTCGCCTAGAGATGAATCTACATGCTTAAATTGCTTGCGTTCAGGATTGTAAATCCATTCGAGAGAAGCACTCGCTGCAGAATCAGTCTTCAATTTGTAAAGACTGTACGCGGCATTTGATCCCTGATGAAACGCATATTCTTCGTCGGTAACTCCTCTGTAAACTCCGTAGACAATACGAACTGAATATTCTTTTACAGTATATAATATAACAGTTAGTCTGTGAAAAAGAGTTAAAAGTGTCAATAACCAGTAATTATAATCGATTGTGCGAACGTTTGTATAAATGCTCGTAAGTGTAGAATCAATTCTGTTATCTATGCCGTAATTTGTAGGAGGAATAACAAAAAGAGAATTGTTCTCAACGAAGGCACCGGATAAATCTTCCATTCTACTCAGTTTTGGAGTGTAGGCTTTATACAGGGTCCGGGGTCAGGTTTTTTATGGCATCGTCTCTTACATTTACACGGGCTATAAGAACAGCATTTACACGGGCATGATTCCAGAACAACATTAGTTGCTTTTTTCTGAACAGTTGGCTTGTCTATTAAATTTAGAAGCAAACCGAGAAGTACAAATACAAGGGGGATACTTAGAAGAATCCATGCAAGTAGCGGTCCTCTGCTTTGGCAAATGTAGATCAATAAAAGCACTATAAAAATACCAAATAATATATGACCTGGAACAGATGTCCATTTCTGTTGTATTAAATCAAGAATAACAAGGGCTGTAAACATAGCTCCTCCTGTATATGCAGGCAAACAGTCCATCTTTTATCTATTAAGCCATGGGATGAATTCTCTGGGTCTGTTCGTTCCAAACGCCGATTGGGCTATCATCTAGATTTCCATCTGAATCCATCTGATAAACCTGATTCTCAGCGTCCTTGTAATAGGTCTTCTTCTTGTAGATAAACTCTTCGAGTTCTACTTCCTGAGCTTCCTCCTCTTCCTCCTCGACCTCCTCCTCTTCCTCCTCCTCCAACACCTCCTCCTCAAGCTCCTCCTCCGCCATATCAATTGCCGATACGCAAGGACCGATCGTTACATTCTTAAGGACGGGTTCAGGCATAGAAGCAGCCTGGGGCATTGGAGCCTGGGGCATAAAAGCAACAGAATCAGGATGAATAAACGGATGATTAATTTGACTCGCCTTTAATGAAGTCAATATAGCAATTTGCTCTGATAGTTTATGTAATTGCATACTTAAACTATCAATCTTATATCCCTGTACTTTTACCATTTCAGCCAGTTCAGATGATTGCTTTTTCTGGAGTACATTCTCCGCAATAACGAGGCGCTCATGTACTACACTCTCAACTCCGCGAAACAGCTCATGAATAAGTTGTTCAGACATGATTTTCTACTGTTTTTAAATGGTAGTACGCGCTCAATTTTTACGACCATTCGGGCGAATTTGAATATTCATAACTGAATCTAATGTACTTTCCCTGTCCTTCAGAGGCTTATTCCGCTTCAAGCGTAATCCCTCTTCCGCTTTCGATACTGTTTCCTGGAGAAGAGGAGATACAGTGTTCTTCAATGACGAATCATAAAAATCAATCGGCTTCGTATCGAGAGATCCTAAAATACTCACCATAGGCGGCATCTGGATATCAATGCGCACCTTTCCTTGAAGTACTGTCTTACGAAATGCTTCAATCGTCATTGGACCGCCGAACAACTTTAGCGAAGACCGAGACGGTGCGGGGAAAATACGAGCATGCTTACATGCCTCGCCATAGATACGATTGAGAAGAGCCATACGCTCCCACCGTGTCGTGGCATCGAGTGATTCCTCTAACAAATAAGAAACAGCACACTCTGGACAACAGAAATTACCATAGACATGATACGTGCCTTTCTCCTCTCTTTCAGGCAAAATACAAGGCTGATTTACAAAAGTATGAGCACACCAGAAACAAGCAACATCCGTCTTTATAGGTAGTTTCATACTTGTCTGGGTGTCACGATATTGTACCATTAAATCGTATTTTTTAAAACAGGGGAGAGGATCATTTTCATTCTTTACAATAATAGCCACGCTACTTGTAGTCTTAGTTACATCTTCAGTATTTACTTGTGCTTGTGTTATTCCTTGTAGAAGAAGAGCCTCATTCTGATTCGAGAAATAATTATCGAAGCCAGGTTCGTAAGGCTCGGGTTGTGCAGGCGGATTTGGATCGTACGAAATAGGAAAATTCGTAAAATTTACAGTTGAACTGTTAACTTGAAGGTGCGCAATGAGAGGACGGCGCACTTCTCCTTGAAAGTTTCCAGTGATTCCTTCGGGAGTGACAGTGGCTACAATCTTGGGTGCCTTCTTTGTTTTTTTCTTTTCAATAATCGGTTCTGTGACAGCGACTTCAGGAAGGACGACAGGAATGGCAACTACAGGAACGGCAACTACAGGAACTTCGACAACAGGCTTTACAACTTTTGATTTCTTCGGCGGCATTTCTATTTGCTACTGTTACTACAATGTTTAGGCTGTTTTACATATGAATCTAAAACGCCATTTACTACCTATCTAGATGGCGTTTGAGGGAATACATCAATCTGTCGCAAAACTCTTAGAAAATTTCGTAAAAACTCCAGAGACATTATCGCATCTTCTTTTTGTCGGTCCACCAGGATCTGGAAAAACAACAACTGCCAATGCATTTGTTGAAGCAATGTATGGAAAGAGGAAACATTACACAGGTCGCGCACTCTTCTTAAACAGCAGTGATGAACGCAGTCTAGAATCAGTACGATCCAAAGTTTATCCTTTTGCTAATTCACAAATCTCCAATATCTTTGAAGGATTAGGTGGTCCCAAGTTACCTAAAATCATTATTTTTGACGAGGCTGAAACGCTCACAGAACAGGCGCAAACAGCCCTGAGACCTCTCTTGGATAAACCTGCATCCGAGATCTTGATCTTCTTTCTCTGTAATTCAGTCTCAAAAATCCACCCATCTATTTTACATAGATTTCTCCGAATAACATTTGAAACACCTTCTGCAGATCAATTCAAGGAACGCCTAAGACCGATCATGGCACTCAATTATCCTACATGGAAAGAGAAACAAGTTCAGGAATATGTAGACAGTATACCTAATGTAGACATAGTGTTTAGACGTGGAGATATTCGTTTTTTTCTTTTACAGCTTTCAAAATCAAAGGAATCACAAGAACTTTATGATACAACTTTGAATGGATCTACAAAAGATCTTAGGACACTTCTCGAAGGTCGCGTTATGAATTCAATGTATTCGGAAATTATTGCGCAGTTTCTTTTTCTTTTTTATTCACTGGGAGTTCTCGGGGTATCAGAGATAAAAAATGTATTCACTTTCGGCGAGTGCGACCTATTGCGTATTAGAAAACGGTCGGAATTTATTGAGGACTTGCTCATTTGGGTAAATGGGCTCCTTCAAAAATTGGAGGGATCCTGGGAGCCACTTTAGGCAGTTTAAAATGAATACTTCAGACGTACAGTTTACTCCTCTTCGTATTTCAACAAATACTGCTACAGGAAACATTGGTGGATTAATGAAACTCGATGTTCTCTTTGAACAGTTACCGCTGCTTCTTATTCCATTTGGATATCCTGAAGAAGGTATCTTGAAGATGGAACATAAGGATAAGCGGATTGGTGCCTCTCAGAAGGACATGTTGACAAAAAAGAAGGTAGCAAAGAAGACATTCTTCAATCAGTCTACGCTCGTTGTGCGGAAGCGGAGAGAAGAAAACCCCGAAGTTTTCAAGGAAGTCAATATTAAGTTGTTTGCAAACGGTGGAATTCAGATGACAGGTATTACAGGATTAGAGTTCGGTCGTTCTGTTCTAGAGTGGCTGCTTCCTATTCTATCAAATTTGCCAAAGAAGATCAGTGAAAATCCCCTAGAAATCAAGACACTGAAGCTTCAGCTTATCAATAGTGATTACCACGTGAATGGCAATATAAATAGGGATGTTTTACATACTATTTTATCGGACAAGTACAGACTCTTCAGTTCGTTTGAGAAGCTTATCCACCAAGGCGTGAATGTGAAGTACTATTACAACACGGGCGCTGATAAGACTGCGACGAAGGGAATTTGTAACTGCCCTGATCCGTGCCCTGGAACGGGCGAGGGGGATGCCGTCGGTCAGTGTAAGAAGATCACCATTCTGGCATTCCAGACGGGCGATATTATTGTTACGGGCGCAAGAGCAAAGGCGCAACTGGATGAAGCCTACAGTTATATGAACACGATTTTGAAAGCGCACTCGAAGGAGATCTTGCGCCCGCTTGTAACAAAGTAGGAAGCGCGGAAAAATCACGAACGCACTTTCCCCGAAACTGACAGACTTAGAGATGTCAGCCCCTGTTTCTGTTTCTACGAATACCCCGGCACCCGTGGAAGTTCTACCTGGTGTTAACACGCTTCAGCATGCGGCTCGTCTAGCGATGAAGGAGGACAAGCCGATTCTGCTGGATTACTACATGGACACTCACGTGAATAAGGCGTTCATGGGTGAGGATCAGGAGACGAAGGAGAAGATGCTTGTGAAGGGAACGGATGAGTTCACGAGCTTGATCCAGAAGGTCTACAAGGTTCAGGAGGACTATATTGTAATGACAGAGAATTCCATCTATGTCGTTTCAGGGAAGGTTCAGAAGCGCGGAATCAAGGCTGCGGCGATGCGCGGCGATGGCGAGGATGCTTAAATATGATTTTTGCGATTTTTTTTCGTATTACGACGATTGCGACGAGACCTGGTATGGGCACGTCTTTTTCTTGAGCCACCTTTAGCAAAAAAACCCCAAATTTGTGCAATAGCATTTTGTGCTTTTCCAATAATAGATTTATTTTCTGGTGAGGCGTGTGTTTTTGTTTCAGCTAGCGCGGCAGATTTTTTTCTCGCTTCTTCTAATGTTTGAGGTACTGCTCCTAGTTGAACAGCTTGAACCGCTGCCGCTGCCGCTGGCGCCGCTGCTGCTGTAGCATTTAGAGCAGCTTGAAGTTCAGGTGTAGACAGCACTTCATTGGTTTGTGCTCTAGCTTCAGCGGCAGGTGTAGCACTAGCTACAGCGGCAGGTGTAGCACTAGCTACAGCGGCAGGCGCAGGAGGAGCACTCTTAAACTCACCAAAAGCATTATTATTAGCGACAGCAGCAGCAACAGGAGCAGCACCAGGGGCAGCAGCAACAGGAGCAGCACCAGGGGCAGCAGCAACAGGAGCAGCACCAGGGGCAGCAGCAACAGGAGCAGCAACAGGAGCAGCACCAGGGGCAGCAACAGCAGGAACAACAGGAGCAGCAGCTTGGGAAGTACCAAATGAATTAAATGCCTTTGAATTTGATATCCTTTTCTCAAGTTCAGCTTTTGTTTTGAGTAATTTATTTAAATTCAATTGATTTTGTTCTTTCTTATTTGTTCTTGTATTATTTTGTAATAAACTCTCTTGATTTTTTATTGAATTTAGAATACGCTGTAATTCATTTTCATTTGTCTGTTGTCCTGCATTAGGCTCCGCCCTTGGAGCAGCAGCACCAGGAGCACCAGGGGCAGCAACAGCAGGGGCAGCAACAGCAGGAGCAGCTCTGCGTCGAGGCGGGAGAGGAGGAGGGGGACCAAATGAATTAAATGCGTTTGAATTTGATTGTCTCTGGGCAGCAGCAGCGGCATTTCGCGCTGCATTTCGTGCGACGTTTTCCGGAGGACGTTTTAACGTAGGTATTTTGGGCGGTGGCGGAGCACCCAGTGGAGGCGGCGGCGCGTTAGGACCTGAAGTACCAAACGCACCCTGAACTTTGTTAAAATGCAATAAATTATTATTTTGTGCTTGTACCTGTGGCTGTACAACTAGTGGCACGCCTTCTAAAGTTTTACTTAATTTTAACCGTGCAGCTGCAGCATTTGCGTTTGCCTCTTGAACATTTGCTTGATTTGCTTGATTTCGCAGTTTCGCTGCGTTTGCTAGAGCCTTAGCTGCAGCAGCAGCAGCAGCAGCAGCAGCCGCCTGTGCATTTTTACTTGCCTGGCTATTTGCGTTACCTGTTTTATTTTGAGCAGCTCTAGCAGCTCTAGCAGCTTTAGCAGCGGCATTTTGTTTTTTCATAGCGTTTTGTTCAGCTTGTAAAGCAGCCGCACTCGCGCTCACAGCAGCTTGTTTAGAATTTTCCATTACTGCTGTAACCATTCCTTCATTAGTTTCTTCACCTTCTTCCGCTCCATTTTGAACATTAACTTGTTTATAGCCCTTTAGTTTTACTATATTTCCTTTTACACTGTTTAAATTTCTCCTAATACCGTTTATATTTTCTTGTGAAACTCCTTTTGATACAATTCCACCCATCTAGTATAACTTGCGAAATTTTGAAATAGGGCTACCGGAAACTTATATTTTTATATCATAAATGAATGAGATAAAAATACTTAACTTATATACCTAATATTGCTTTTTGAATCCCTCCGCTTTAACCTTCTTCTCACCGGGATTTAGCGCGCGATCACAGATGAGATAAAGGAACAACATCATTGTTGTCGCAATACCTAGTGTTATAAACGCCTGCACACCATGAGCTATTAGTAAAGGTTTCGGCACCTTCATGAAACTAAACACACCAACAAAGGATACTAAAGACAGTACGGCAAAAAATGCATAGATTACAAAAAAGGCATAGAAGAAATTACAAATTGATTCATTGGAGATCTGTTTCATCCACTCGGTTTCCATTCTATATTCTTACCAAGATTTTTTCGTGCGTCCAGTTAGAAAGAATGGCTTCAAGACGCAATCGCAAGAATACCAGACGCAATCGTAAGAATACTAGACGCAACAATACTAGACGCAATTACAGACGTAATTACAGTGGTGGCTATAATCCCGCTCCGGTCGGTGTAGACCCCATGGGTGACATGACCAAACAGAGCTTGAATCAGGGTCAGCAATTCGCGAGCTTCCACGTAGGACAGCATGGAGGAGGTGGTCTTGGTGGCAGCCCGTTTCCCGGCTCTGTAGGTGGAGAGGCGCTCTTATCTGATAACTTGGCTGCGTCAGCGCGAGTCGGTCCTCTCAATGCGTCCCTCAACGAGATCAAGGGTATGCAGGATGGTGGAAGACGTAGACGCAACAAGAACCGTAAGACAAATCGGAAAAATCGTAAGGGCAGTCGCAAGAACCGTGCGAATCGCAAGAGTAGAAATCGCCGCTACCGTGGTGGCGCCATGCCGTCATTGAACCCTGGGCTTGTAAGTGCGCCTGGACAGCTTCTCCCGTCAAGTGTTACAGCAGCGGGCATGAATCCTGAGTGGAGACTCGCTGAGAACCCGCGTGCCTTTGCGCCGTGAAACAAGCGCCTTAGCCAAACATAGACTGAAGTAAAACCTTATTTCTCTCCAAGACTTCTTTATCCTTTAACGACGCATCAATCTTTACAGTAATAAGCGCATCGCCCTTCGTAGTAGGACGCCCCTTATGAGGCATTCCATCACCCTGCTTCCTCAAGACTTCAGTATGAAGTGTTCCTGCAGTTATGCCTATTGTGTACCCATTCGGAAATCCCGGATGTCCTTCGAGTGTTTTTGAAACACCCAAAAGACTTTCCTTCAAACTAATTACAACTGTCGCGCATAAGTCGTTTCCATTACGCTTCCAAGGAATCGGTTCATCCGCAATCTGAAGAATAAAATGAACATCACCAGGCTTTTCAAAATCAGCATGGTCCGAGCACTCCTCTGGAAAAACAAGAACCTCTCCAACTGGCATTCCCGGTTCAATATGTACATCGAGCGACTTTTCTTGACTCTGAAACTTTCTTCCCTGACATGTTCTACATGAATCACTAGGCTTCTTGCCACGCCCCTGGCAGTCACGACAAGGACCCTGCATCTGTACAGCCATCCCCGGTCCAAGCATTGCCATCTGTGTAGTGATACCGCTGCCTTGGCAGCCATCGCACGGTCGGAATGACGTCGCACCTTCACCATTACATGTCCCGCAAAACTTCTGGCGTTCAAACTGAACCTTGAGCTGCTTACCCTTGTAGAAATCCGCAAGGCAGAGAGCAATCTCATGAATCTTTACAGGACCCTTCGGTCTGCGCATTCCTCTTTGCTGCTGCCTTGGCATGCCACCGCCAAACATACTACCAAAGATACCTCCTAAACCGCCCATGCCACCCATATCAAAAGGAAATCCACCTTGCTGTTGACCACCTGAACCATCAACTGATCCCGTCATATCGTACTGCTGCCGCCGCTCATCATCAGTTAAAATCTCATGTGCCATTTGAATCTTCTTAAACGCCTCGGGATCACCGCCCCGATCAGGATGATGAATCTTGGAGAGTGTCTTGTAAGCTGTACGAATTTCCTCCCTGTCTGCACTCCTCTCAACTCCAAGACTTGCGTATAAATCCTCTGACATCTATACATTGGGTTTCAAAAGGGTTTAAGCAGCGATCGCAAATGGAAACCAATGGAAGAGGTCTTAATTGGACAGGAAAACGCATATGCGATTTTAAACTCTATAGTTGGAGAACCGCCCCATATATTTCTTACAGGAGCATTCGGTTTCGGAAAAACCCACATGGCGAAACAATTCATAGAAACCTACGCCAAGCAACATGGATTCAAACCCGATGATCAAGAATGGGTTTATCGCCTGTCATCCGACAAGGATCGTGGAATTCACACTGTCCGGGAAGGTCTCGCTGAATTTGTTCGTCACTCTCCGAATAAAGAAGGAATCTATCGCTGGATTTTTATTGATGACGCAGATACGCTTCCAATTGTCAGTCAGCAGGCACTAAGACGACCTATGGAAACACATGCGCACACGACACGCTTCATCTTCTGCTCGCGCCATGTCTCCGACTTAATTGGACCTCTCCGATCACGGTGTCTTCACGTAGAACTTGAGACAGTGTCCATGCAAAATTTATACGACGTATTTTGTAAACGACTTGAATATACGGAACCACTTTCGAATTCTATTTACATCACTCTTATGACTATGAGTTTATCGCCGAGGCAACTTCTTCAATATATGAAATGTATAAAAGCCCTCGGTAGCACAGACGCTGTGGAAAACAACTTTAAACATATTTTTACAGGAAAGTCCGACGGACGTATATTAGATCTAATAAAGTATTTTCTACGTAAAAATGATGAAAAGGTCTATACATTGCTATTTGAAATCTGGAATTCAGGCATCAGTTATGAAGATTTTCTTACAGATTTATCACGCTGCGCAAAGACGATTGGGATTCTACCCCCACGGCAAGAGCAAGAATTGTATGAATTGATTATCCAAGGATGGGTCTATTACACGCATGGACGTACACACTTCATAGATCTTCTTTCTCTCTTTCGTAAGACTTGGGATACAAGTTGCCCCCTCACTTCATAGAGGGGATCGCAATGCCCAAATTATTCAGGAAACACCCACCTTACGAACTCTTTCAACATATTATGACAAACCTGAAGATACAGTTTAATCGCTGGTTTTCAAAGGAAGACATTTGCCTAGATTCGCTTGATGCTTGGTTACCTGAACTCGAGTCATATTATATACCGTGTAAAGCAAAACGATTCTTACATGAGAATTTTGATGCGCATCGTTGTATTACGATTCTACGACACTTCTCTATAGTTCATCCTATACAGATTCAGAGTCAAGAAAAAATCGTAAATGGTAAAAAAACGACTTTATATCAACTTCGCTCGAGTCTACAACAAGACTTGAGTGGAGTTACACATGATGTGCTTGTGGAATTTAACTAGTAATACGGAAAAGCTCAGAAATAGCCAAATCACTGTCTAAAATCTGATCTTCATTCATTCTCAAAAACCATCCGAAATTACTACGTCTCTGAATTTCATCCCACGGTATGGGTACATAAACGGCATCTTTCGGAAGATCAAAAGGTAATTCACCATCCATACCTGCAGCTAACAAATCCTCGAGTTCAATACGTTTTCCGTTCTTTTTCCGTGAGAGTTCTTCCTTAGCGTAGACAACGGTATTGGTTTCTGACGCAAATCGCACATAGTCCCATTTTGCGTCGCCGCGAATCTGCTTGCCACCGCTGCCAGACTCGATACGTTCCCGTGCCGCAGCTGCCCAAGCCTGTAACCGTGAATCACCCGGCTCTGCTATACCCATTGCAACGAATCCTGGTACGGCTGTCGTGGCACCCTCTTTCGCTTGTCCTGCATAGGTCTCGTCCCGATCTGTTCCGAAAAAGGTTATCTGTTTCTTCTCCAACTTCGGAAACGACTTCAAGCAAATGACTGATGGACTCAACCAAAGTCCTCCAAACCGACTCAAAAACTCGGCGCGCAGCCAGTTTATTTCAGCCAGCCCGACAGGCGCCTCGGAATTCTGGAGAAACTGGGGCATAGCAGACCATCCACCGAGTCTTTGGGCGGCATCAACTAATCCTGAAACAATCTCTACACGATAGACGCCATGATTCGCCTCGACTATAGACGTATAACAAAGATTCAAGAAGGGTACATTAATGGCACGAGAGGAACGTGAGCCGAAGTCAGCCCATCTACGAGAATTTACATCACTTGAATCATAGTATAACCAGATTACAGGCAAGTCGGTATTCTTTTTTAAGAGATTTTTATCACGAAATACATTTTCGTTCATGGATTCTTTGTATCCGTATATGCCTAAAAAGAAGGCACTTACGAACAAAACTACAATTGTAATCCATATGTATGAAGTTTCCATCGTTAGTCTATCACTAGATAATCTCTAGAAATTATTTCCTTTTTGTTTTGCCAATGGGTACTCCATCGGTTATGACAAGTTGCTTCATTCTCTCAAAGTAATCATTGGCGGCAATACCTTCATTCGCCGCTCTAAGCGATCGCTGTTTCTCTTTGTCTTCCATGGCTTTCTCAGCATACGCGATTGCTTCTCTCTCTTCGTCTCTCAGAGGCTCAGGGGCTCTCTTTCGGCTGCTTGAATATGTATCATAGTCACGAGGATCTACACGTACATCACTGACCTGTCCAGAGAAGGTAGATTCCGTCGTGTACGCAGCCTTGAGGTCAGTGTATTTGAGTGACGCATTTGCCGCCGCTGTATAACTATCGGGTCTATCGCGACCGAGTTCAACTCCCATTGAAGGGGCTAACATTAGTGATTGTGGACCTACTACAGAGAGTGCAGTACCCTGGCGACCACTTTTAGCAGTTTCGTCTTCAAACATTTTGTGAAAGACGTCGCGATTGAATTTTCCGCCGAATGTAGGAGCAGACTTGGCATCTTCTGCTGTCCGTAACCAATCGCCGTAGCCTTCGTCGTCTGGATCAGGCATGCGAGTTTTCTCAAACATTTGATTAAATGTATTCATGTCCAACTTATCTGGATTTAATTTAATAGGTTTGAGGTGCTGGAATTCATCAGATTCCTTGAATCGCGTGTCTTTAAGAGCAGTAGGCGCCTCAACTTTCTTGAGTTTGTCGCGTCCGCCTTGAATACGACGAATAATTTCCGTTAAATATGCGTAGGATCGTGTGACCATCTCAAAGGCTTTTTCGGAGCCGCCTTTCTTATCGGGGTGCGCCTTGAGCGCCGCCTTCTTGTAAGCGATTTTGAGAGCTTCTTCTGTGAGCGCGACTTCTTCTTCTAAGCCCATAACTTGTAGACATGTCTGGAAATAGTTGAGTGCACGATCATTGTTCGCCGTTTGCGCGAGCTGTTCGTAGGGATCGGTCTGACGACTTTGATAATTGACTAGGGATGAGTGTTGCTGTTGCGACCTCTGTTGTTGTTGTTCACCAGGGAGCAAACCAGGCGCCTGACCCTGCTGGACTCGTGACACATACTGGAGAAGAGAACTGTACACACCGAGTTGTTTTGACACATTTACGTATTCGGGAGCAGATAAAAGAGTCTGTATAGTCTCTGCACGTGTTCTCGCACTTTGAATCTGTAATAATTTTGTATAGATTCCGATATAGGTCGGATGGATTTGCGACTGACCGTTGCCCATTTGTTTGAGGGTAGAAATCCTTTTTAAGCGTATAGCCGCGAAACAGGAAAGAAAGGAATATTGGCTTCGCATTCCCAAAGCATAGATCGACCGACCGAAAAGAAAGAGAAACCATTACACCAGAATTGCGGATATTTATAAGGAAGCTCCCTCAACCGTTTATCGCGCACAAAATGCCAGCTATCAAGTGGTAAGACTAAAGCCAGTTGTTCTTGTGGTAGTAAAGGTGATCTTACAGTGGGTTGAACAAGACACGGCTTATTTCGAAATAGAAAGAGATCAGACCAAAGAGGAGGGAGAGACACAGGAAACATCCAAAAAAGATCAACAGGTCTTTGACCGGTATAATAGTCATAAATCCATTGAATACCATAAATATACTGAGAACATGCGCTGTCAATATCTACATCGTTCATCCACTTTTCGTGGTAGACTGACCTCCATGATGGTACTAATGACCATTGTGATTTTCCTTCATTATTCTTTTTAATTGATAAGACTTCACGCTCCACTTCCCATTCGAGCGGTCGACTGGATAAGACAGCTGCAGGATCTGATAAGTTTGCGCGCCCCTTCATTTGATACTTCTTTTTTAAAGAATGACAGATGAGCGATTCTTCTTCTTTTGACCACTTTTCAAAGAGGATGAAAAGCGCCTCGCGATTTACTTCTTGATAGCCTCCCACTGATGTAAGTAGCTGAATAGACTCACGTTCAAGTTCCAATAAATCAGAAGCCAGTCTTTCGTGACCATCTTCACGCACCTTGATTGAGAGACTGTGCGGGAGAAAATCATTACCGAGGAGACTCATGCCGGCTACATAGTTTTGAATACGCTGCTCTTTTTGTACAAGAGATAAAGAGCCAAAGTCACTCCATAACGATTCTGCGAGAACATCGACGGACAAGTAGGAATAGGATTCACCTTTCAGACCAAATTCGGTATCTTCGCGCATCAGAGATACCGATATGTCTCGCGCCTTACCGTTCAATAAAGATAAGAGGATTAAATCGGCGTCGAGTCCGTAAATAATGACACTGTCGCCTGCTTTTTTTCCACGTAACTTCGTCATAAGCTTCTGTTCACCTTCCCCAGGTTCCGCGGCATCACTTACAGACCAGCCACTATGCTTATGGCAGAGAGTCTTGAGTGCTAACCCGAGCTTCTCCATAAAGAGCGTACCAGGTGTAATACAATTGGTGTCCCATGATGAACCGGTGCGTATACCGAGTGCGCGTTCTTCCTGAGATAGCCAAACTGATTTAAAACGACGAAGACGCTGTTGTTTAATCTTGGCAAGAGGAACAACACCGTCTACTGCAAGAAATACTTCAGGTGGCTCACCCGCCTCTCTCCACAACTGGGACACATACTTTACAATTTCTCCTAGAAGGTTACTCTCCCATGTGTCATGGTTTGCACTATCATAAGGAAGAATACCAGGTCGCCGAGCACAATAATAGATTAAACAATTAAAATCAAGATACAGCGCTGAAACAGTCGCATGTTGTTTTGTAACAAGACCTTTGTGAACTGTTAATAATCGTTTATAAAAGGACGGTATACCCATTTAGATAGACTTGTCGGCGATCCTTTAAGAAGAAATATAAAATTGAAAATAGTTACGCCGTTCCACAGCTCGACAAAAATGGGATTTGATCTTTCAATTAATCTAAATCTTGGCTTGGATCTTAAGACGGGCTTGCCCTACGTTGTGGGGAAGGACTACGAACATATACCTTATGTGCCGTCAGAGTTTGAAGTTCCAGAGAAGTATCGCAAATGGATTGAACAGCGAGGGCATCACTTTCATATCTACATTAAGAAGTTCGATGCACACGGGCACACCGTATATGCAGAGCAGTTTCTATGTGAGTATCCGTCTTGGGAAACAGTCAAAAAGGCGATTGGTAATAATTGCGAGTATGAGTATTGGACCGAGGAAGACCACAATAGCTTTAAGGAGGCACTCGAGTGGTTTACTTCAAAGAATAACTTTGTAGTAGACTGGAGCTACTAAATTTCGCCTAATCATTTAAGAAGAAAAATCCAGCTTATTTAGTGTAGAATGGAGCGCATGTATCTTAAGTCGCTGAACTTATCTGGAACGAAGAGCCCCGTATCACTTATCGTGCACGGTCAAGGTGTATTTGTATTCGATTGCTCCGGTGAGCCGTGTAGATTCACTCTTTTTAATGAAGATAAGTCAAACGGACTAAGAGTCTCATTTGAGTTTGCTCATGTACATGTCACAGGTATTCAGAGCAAGAAGCCGCTACTTGATCCAAATAATAAGAAGGGGCTCACCTATGTAGGGGGTGCCTACTATTGGTTCAGTCTCGATTCACAGAATCAGCGTATCTTTGCTGGCGTTGGTGAGCCGCGTTTGGAGACAGCAGTCTATACATACACATTTCCGAACGAGAACAAGGTTTTGCGGGAATCAAATAAGGATTTTCTGGAGAGTATCGTTTTGATTGAATATAGTTCGATTGTTCCGCGCCGCCTCTTACGTGATCCTGTTACACTCAAGCTGCCACTGCTTGTTAAGAACACTGATGAGTTATCAATGAACGACATTGCCAAAGGAGAAATTTTACCACACTCTAACTTATCTGCAGCGGGGCAGCAACTTTATAACTGTATTTCTGGTCGGCGTTTTATCTTGAATGATGCAGATTTTCCCGATTTTGCGAAAGCGATTGAATATAGTATCGCGACTCCTGGTCTCTGGTGCAATAAACGACTAAAGGAGAAGGCGAACGAGTTTAGTAAGAAAAAGCCGAATAAGAAAGAGACATACTTACGAATTACGTTAGGAGAAAACAACGGGGAATCACCTGGTGTTCCGTATGTTATGGAGATTTGGCCAGTTGGTCATTATTCACCTGTTCATAGCCATAGCAGCGCAAATGCGGTGATTCGTGTTCTTCACGGCTCTATTCATGTTACACTATTTCCATTCTTGAGTAGTGGAGCCGCGATAGAGCCGTTTGCTGCAGCAGACTTTTCCAAGGATAATATTACATGGATAAACTCTACATTGAATCAGACACATCAACTGAAAAATTTAGATAAAAATAAAGATACATGTATCACTATTCAGTGTTATAAATATGATAATAATGATAACGGGCACTATGACTATTTTGATTACATAGACGCAGATGGACAAATACAGCAGTATGAACCGGATTCCGATATGGAATTTATAAAGTTTAAGAATTTAATGAAGCAGGAGTGGTCACATAGACCGTGCGGTCAGTGGTTATTTTAATGACACCTAAGAAATAAGAGCTGCCATATCTTTTTTCGCATATGCGGTTAGGAGACATAATGTCAAACGCAACTACAAATGCTACCGCTTTCAGAGATAAGGCAAAAATCTTTTTTTCATCAAAGACAATTACTGATGTATGGAGTAATACAATACTCCCGAATATTCACGAGGAATTTCGTTTACTTCCCGACTCTCTCTTGATTGGTTCAGCAATTCTCGCACTCGTTACACAATCATTTTCAATGGTGATCTTTTTCGCAACACTTCTGGAAACTGCAGGTCTGAATGCACTCTTACAAATGCTCTTCGGATTCTTAGATAAAAATCGTCTTCTACCAACTGTTGCTTCTGCCGACGCAAAGTGTAAATCTGGATTTATGAGTCCGACATTATCTACATTCAGCACACTCAAGGCGTCTGATCTGAAAAGCGCTTTCCCATCACCGTCCATATTCTTTCTTTCTACGGCATCAAGTTATCTTATCACTTCCCTTTACACCCTGCGAGATGAACTTGAACAACTCGGACCTGACTACTCGGCGCGTTACTATTTAGCCATTTTTGCCAGTTTTCTCTTTCTTTTGACAATGACAACCTATAGACTCTACAATGGATGTGACTCGGTCGGTCCTGCCACATTGTCTCTATTGGCAGGTGGAATCGTTGGTTCTTTACTCGTCATGCAAAATCTTCTTCTGCTCGGAAAGGATTCCATTAATATGATTGGAATTCCTCTTCTCAGGGAAAGGACAGCCGATAAGAAACCAATTTATATTTGCCCGCAAAAAGTGTCTTCTTCTTAACAAGAAGGATAGATGAGTGTAGTTACACAAATACGAGGACTTTTCTACAGTGGATTTATGTCTCTTCCACTTGTGCTTGTCGGCATTATATTATTTCTTGCAGCAAATCTTGGTAATCTCGGTCTTTTGATGTTATCTTTTGGGCAAATTATTGTTGTCCCACTTATTGTTTTTGCCGCAAATATAATACACGAGGCTGTATTTCCGGATAGTGACCTCTTTAGAGTACCGGCGAATGCCTTGTGTAATTTAGTGCCGAGCGCAGTTGGACTTGGAAATATAGGAGTCGCCCCTTCCTATTGGTCAGCACAAGTCACATTCTTTTTTGTTTTCTTGATGACGAATGCCATGGTGCTATATAATAAGCCTCCGACAGAAGGAGCTGATCCTGCGAAAGTGGCGAACAGAAAGGCGCAGACTTTGACAGCATTCATGATAAGTTTTGTAGTGTTCCTTGCGCTAATTGGTTTGAGACAAACAACGGGATGCGAAACGATCGCGGGTAGTATATTAGGTATATTGATAGTGGCACCGATAGCATACGGTTGGTATAAGTTAGCTGCGCTCTGTGGAGCGAAAGATGCTGATGTCTTTGGTATTCTACAAAAAATTTTGCCGCAGAATATGAAAGATGAGCCACCGATGACGTGTGTGTATAGCCCTGGTTCTTAGCTAATTGCTGTAAGCAATAAGGACAAATGACGCCGAAACGATTTCAAATTCTCAGATAAAATAAGTCCCGATGACACGGAAGTCATCAGAACTTGATTTAGTGGAGTCCACGCATCTTGAATCTTTATATCTGTATACATGGATTCCATATTCTCAAGAAGCAGCTGAGACTCTGTGCCATTTTTCTTATTGACCGCTTCGTGTAACATATATAGCCATTCTCGCACACCTTTTTTTAATCCTAGACCTCGTCTCTGCATAAATATATCATATGGATTCTTAACTCTGTATTCTTTGTAGTGTTTGCGGCATTTCTCACATGGCATGATGACTTCAAGCCCGCGTAAAATGAGAACCATTTCACGAGCTTCATCTGCCGCTAAAATTTCAGGCTTTTGTTTACCGAGCTTTTCCGCAAGTGCATGAAGTAATTTCCATAGAAGTGGTCCCCAATGAGACATCTACAATAGAGTTGTAAGGCTAAAATTTGATTTTTCCGCCCTCCCATTAATCGCAACAAACATGTCGTACCCAGTCAACCGCGACTTGTGGGAGAGTCTGGAATCAATATTTATAGCAAAAGCCAGAGAACTTGTGAAAGAAATTGCCGAAGAAGTGGGAAAGCCAGAGAAACTTCTTTGGAATGAACTTGTCAAGGATAAGATTAAACTTCATATTGTTGAACAAGATGAAGTTGCCGAGCAATGTATGGAACTTGTCTATTATGACAAGGTCGCACATAGATGTCGGAAACCTGTCTACACAGGAACAGAATTCTGCCCACAGCATGGCTTTAGTATACAGATACATAATACAAAGTTGTTGCCGTCATTACAGCGTGCTATTTGCGATGACGGATCAATCGTCTTTTATGACAGATTAACACAAGATTTGTATGACAAAAATTATAAGCGTTGTGGCTATAAAACAGAAAAATCTCTTGTGGTATTTAAACTAGAAGAGACATAAATATCTAGATGTTCGCTCTAGGAAAAGCTCCTAAAAAATCAAAGCAAGAAGCCCAGAAAGAGAGGCGAAAGCAACGCATTCAAAAAGAGCAGAAGAAATTTACTCGCATTCGTATTTTACGTCGCGGTGATTTTTTTGAAGTAGATGACAAGAAAAAACGCCCCGAAGTGTGGAGACTGTTTCCAAGAAGACTTGATATACCTTTGAGCTTTTTATTTGATTTTAATGATTCATCTTTAGCAACTTTAGTGCGATCACTTCAAGAGCATACTTTACATGCGTTTGGCTCAAAACAAAAACAAGCGCTGACACCTATGATTCCATATTCTGCTGCTGCAGCTCTTTTTCAAACAAATCAACGTATTCGTTTTGTTTTAAAGATGTTTATAAATAGAATCCGCCTTCGGAAATTCAAGGTGGCAAATGATGTGGATCCGGTTACATTTGAAATTCCGAAAAAACCGGTAAACATTGTCGACTGGACTCAGAAAAAGATTTACAGATTTGAAGCAAGCTCATTGCTGGGTGATATTCGTACACGTTTACAACATCATGATTATTTGTTTCCTGATCCTCTCACACCCAGAAACATGGTTACAAATCTTCCTTTTACACTTTTTCAGACCATAAATGTTTACGAACAACTAATCAAGTGGGGCTATATGCACTGGACACTTGAATCATTGCGGCATGCAGAATATAATATAAGTAGATTTGCGCTTTTAAATAATAAACAACTCTCTTTGAAGGCGCTTGATCAGTCGGTATTTGCTAGTAACGATAAGGAACTTATATTGGATTTTATTGAACTACAGCATCAATATCATGGAGTGTTATTTGATGAGCGACTTTATAAATGGGCAATTAATTCAAAATCATGTCAGCTGAATAAAAAAATAGAGAAATGGAAAAAATATTGTTATGAGTATCACGCTGTGAGTATTTTATATGAAGATCCCGGTGAACAAATAAATCGTTTAAATCGGATTGTATTTTTTACAAAAGAACTGTGTAAATCAACGAATGATCTGCGGGAAATCAGAGCGATGGGTATCATATAAAATCTTTTTATATAATAAAGTGTAAATGGCTACTTATGCAAACGTCCAAGAGGCAAATAGAAAAACGAGAAAAGAATTTGATACAGCTAGAGGAATTACAGATGGATTTCGTCGAGCAAGCGATACAATGAATACAATGATTCATATTAAACAAGGAAGTGTAGGCTTTCCAGAAGGAGACAGTGGTCAAGTTGTTATTAAATTTACGACAGTAAATGATTATCCCTGTCATTTAACATTTCATACAGGTGGTACAGGCGCAGAAGGTGCTGCTGGTGCTTTTCATGTTGTAATAGATGAAAAAGGAAGCGAACCTAAGAGATATTATCGTTTTAAACCATCTATAGATGAGTCTTTGCATTTAAAATTAGATAATATCGAATATATTCCAACCTCAGAAGTATATGGTTTAAAAAGACCATTAGGAGATGTGCATCTTGATGGTGCAATGAAAGAAGTTATTCAAGCAGTAAATGATGCAAAAATATATGCTGGAAAACCAACTGCTCATGTTCAACAAAGTGCAGCATCAATTATGACTGAAGGACAAATAAAAAAAATTAAAACACACTACATAGAGGCTATAGATGTTAAATCGATTTCAACATTTAATAAACTGTGGGCTACAGATAAAAAACAAGATTTAATTGATTATTATAACGCTAATAAAACAAATACCAAAGAAGTACTGAATACTAAACTGAATACTAAAGTAAAAGAGATGTTGGAGGCAGCGGTAGCAGCAGAGCCAGCTAAAAAAGGCGGTAAGAGAAAACAAACAAGAAAAATAAAAAGGCGTAAAATGAATAAACGTAAAACGCGCCGTCACCGTTCTTAAGCAAGCTTCTGACGCCGCGTCCGAGAACGCGTCATAATTGTATATTCTTCGGGCTTTTCTTCTTCAGGTATAATATCCACGCAGAAGATAGTATATGTTACTAAGACTAACGAAACCATGGCTACATAATAAGGACCCACGAATAAGAGCGATGCTAAGAACATAATAACTAGACTAACTGATAGATTCATCTGATTCATCTGATTCATCTGATTCAACATCTACAGGCACAACCTTTGTTACAATTAGCTCAGCCCCGTCAATTTTCACAACCTTGAATGCTAGTTTACCACGCCGATGGAGAAGATTCCTCTTTTCATACATTGCTGCGTATCCATTTGACCATTTCTGGCTCACATCGCTTGCGTCAAAGATTCGCAAAACGGATTTTACACAATCCCACAGAATACAACTGCCGCTATTATTGTACCACTTCCGAAGATGCTTGCTGAAGCTTCGCTCCTCATTTAGAGCTAGGGTCCCAGGACCATGACTCTTTTTCTGATCAAGAAGAGACCATTCATCAGGTCTATCATCGGGAAAGTAAGTATCCCAGAATTTCTCAACTGCTAAATCATCCTCATCATTTACAGATTCAACTGCGCTCTGCCAAAAGGGACAGGCGCGATTGCGAAGTGTATCAAGAGAAATTCCACGCAATTCACCCAGAGTATGTTTTTTATATGAAACACATCCTCTTGCTGTTATCCACGTTAGGCACATAGTTGGGATGGCGTATTCCCGTCTTTGACGGCGACCCTCCATCTCTTTCCACTCTGTACGCTTCTTTGCAGTGCCGGCATCCACTTCAACAATCTGGAACGGCAGCTTTTTCCCCTTGATACACAAGAAACCAACTGCGGCAGCCAGAGAAGCAATCTTTACATCAGGATCCTCCTGTTCGTTCACGATACAATAGAGTTGCGCAGGGACGCCAAGTCCGATGAGGAAATCCCAAGCGGCAGCTTCGTCGCAAAGATACATCTGTGCCGCAATTGTAAAAGCCGATTTCGCCTTACCAAGAGCAGCATACCGAATAAATGACAGCTGAAGAGTGTCATGATAGTTCAGGGCAACTTTGTCCTTTTTCGGTGTAGGAGGAAGAGGTTCTAGGTCAAAGTTGACGCCGAGGCAAAGTAGACCTAGAACACTCATGTCTCGCTCCAAGCGAATCAGCGAATAAAACAGATTCACAATCTCATCCTCGTCAACATTCTCCTTCTTGTAAAGTGCATAATAGGCTTCGAACCAGCCCATCTGCTTACAGCCAAAACTCCAGAGCCATCCTTTGAACATAATCTGAAATACGTCATCATAGAGTTCAGAATCAAGTAACTCTTGTAGCCAGAATAAACCCTCTTCTACACGTCTCTTTTGAAGACACCAGAGAAGCGCAGTCATCACTTCGTCGTGGCGATATAAATGTCTTGTTAGCATTCTTTATTTGCTTTTGACTTTGAGTGCCTAAGCCACTCGTGGAAAGTCTGCCCAATTTTTTTATGGTTAAACACAAGTTTAGGGAATGCCAGATCCCACGCTGCCTCCGTTCAATAATGCTGACATGATCGTCCCGCGAATCTGGCTCGGAAACAAAATCGCATCAATGGATGAAAGCTTTCTCCGACAGAACGGAATTGAAACTGTCTTTAATTGTACAAAAGATCTGCCATTTCATTCGTCTATGAGAAGACGGTATCGTGTACCTGTCGACGACAATCTTGAGGAGGAAGAAATACGAAACATGGAACTATGGTCCTTTGAGATCATTTACAAACTTCTTTTAGAGTACAAACAAGAAAAGACAATTCTTGTTCATTGTGCTGCTGGAATGCAGAGAAGCGCGGCAGTAGTTGCTATGTTCTTAATGGTGTTTACAGGAATGAAGCATGAAGATGCGATACAGTATATCAAAGAAAGACGTCCGATTGCTTTTTACAAAAATGCTAACTTTTTAAAATCCATCCAGGGTTTTGAAAAGAATATACAAAATGTATCAATGGTCTAACCAATACGAAGAACAGCATCTTTGCGATATCCGGTCTCTTCGCCAGGATATCCTAAGGCATTCGTTACAAGTAAAATATTTGACCCGAACCACTCTTTTTTGAGCTGGAGCGCCTTATGAATGTGCCCGGATATCCACGCTACGACGGGTGGTTTTATTAGAATCTCAGTATCGGAGGCATAAAACACTTCTTCAGCTGGCTTTTTCCATCCATCGTCAAGAAGTTGATACGTCGCCGCCATATACGTCGCAACAAGTGTCGGTTTATTAGATGTTTGGATTTGCTCTTTTAACCACGCGGCATCTTTTTCGTGTTCTATTTGAAGAACGGGCATTTGACTGTGAACAATAGGATCTACAATACGAGTCCATAAAGCACAACCGAGGAAAAGAAAGCCGTCATCTGTGAAGAAACGTTCTCTATACATTACATATACGTTTGGATACTTGGAGACAGAATCACGCATAAGTTGAATACGTTCTACAAAGACGTCCGTGTCATGTAAACAATTCATACACTCATGGAATCCAGGAATCCAGAAGATAGTGTCCCATTTATCGTGAGACCAGCGAAAAAAGGAATTTACAATAGCACTGTTTACTGTACCGATATCACCACACAAGACAAGTGCTTTTGCGACTGGCTGAAGTATCGTTTCAAAATCTTCATATTCATCCTTTTTCATGAACGGACGACTATTAAGATGTAGATCACTACAAAATTGCATACGCATTGACTTTCTTTTCTAAGAGATCGGATAAAGAAAGAGGAAAAAATCACATGATATCGTAGATGGAGCCGGCTGTGTTTTCACAAACACTACCTTATACGACCCTTTCGGGAATAGATAAAGAAATTACATTACAGCTTGTTGATATTCCCGCTGGGACACTACTCTTTCGTGGTATACGACTGCCCGACATCGCGAAAGGAGATGATTCGCGCTCCTTCATACGTGATTTCTTGGGAGATCCGGTAGGTGATTCATTCTGTATGACGCCTGTCCATAATGTCTTTTTCTATCCGTTCCCCTATGTTCCTTTCGGCGCACACACGGTTGGTAAGAGATTCAATGCAATGAATGTATATGTTACAAGAAAAACAATGCGAATTGTTTGTTTGATTTCACCCTCGCCGATGTTTCGTGGAGGAGAAATCAAAGCGCTAGACGGAACAGCACCCATTCAGCGGTGTAGTCATTTTACATATGAATGTGCGCCTGTTGTCAAAGGAGAGGATATAGATGATAAAGTGGGGCGTGGAGAGATAACACCTGAAGAAGCTGCGCAACTACTTGCGACAAGAGAGGAAGAAGCAGCAGCTGAAGTCTTGAGAAAACAGGAAGTTAAATCATGGGACAATTGTATTCATCCTAACTATCCTAATATACATGGCTGGATGGCAATTGCTGATTATGATGCGCTTGAAAGTCTTGATCAAAAGGCACTAAAGGCGAAGGACACAGCCATGAGCAAATATATATTGGAATTAAATGCGAGGCGTCCTGGAAAGCTTGCTGAGATTCTGTCTTACATGTATTCAGATAAACGGCGGCATCGTGGAATACCTGAACTTGTTCTCCATCCGTGGCTAAAAAAGAACGCAGAGACGGTCATGACAGATGCCGCAAGTGAAGAGGAAGTTATTGCGCAAATTCAAGCTCTGTCAAATAATTTCGCATTTTTACCGTGTGCATCCATCACGAGCGCAGGTATCTTGGACGGTATTAATGGTAATTTTCAATTAACTGAGCTTCCTGCAAATTCTGTGAAAGATGCGGATGATGCGGTTCGTGCTGCGATTGAAGCCAACCTGGAAACGTATATGAAGATGCTGGAGACAACGGGTATTGATATACCGGATCTTGGAATCACAAAGGTGCGCTTTGATAGTCGTACAGGATTCTATGTTTTGGATAAGTTTGCGCAGAGAGAGGCATTAAAAGATGCGGGACCGTATTCGCAGCTTCTCTTTCCTCTGGAAACCGCAGTACAAAAGTCGTTTGCGTCCACTTACAGGGTACTGTTTCGGAGTTTTTTTCCGGACAAATTGCTGAAAGTGGAAACAATTGTTCCGAAGATGCCTCCTGTGCGTCGTGCTTTTATCTTTGAGCGCCCGTCTATTTTCAAAAAAATGTTTGATAATATTGGAAGGGCGGATGCATTCCCTGCTGAGCATCACACGACGGTTCGTAATGCTGCTGCGCTCTTTCAACGGAATTCGGGAACTAGAAATAATGCTCGTGGTCGTGGTAATGCTCGTGGCGCACCCAGCGGTCGTGGCGCACCCAGCGGTCGTGGCGCACCCAGCGGTCGTGGTTTTTTTAGAGGCAAAGGTGGTTACAGTCGGCGTATGGTCAGACCGACTGAGAATCCCAGCGCAATCATTGAAACTGTCTTTGAAGATCTAAGTCATTCATCTCAGCAGTTTTTAAATAAAACCATGAAGAGTGTTTACGGCGCATTCTGGTCAAGATCCAGTCGCTGAATGCGGACAGAACCAGGATAGAAGTTGATCCGAGAAATACGATCACAGTTGATGAAGGAAATATACTGGTCCGTCTGCAAGAGCAGACCACCTTCCTCGTTCAGCACATAGTAGTACTTTGTCTTGAAATCATCCTCAGGCAACTCATCGAACTTCTGTGCGATAATCTCTACACGTCCAGAAATAGCCTCACCAAATGTCAGAATCAAGTGAATCTCGTCTTCGTTCAGATGACACAGACGAGATACGATGGGAAAGTTGAATGGAATGTATCCACTCGGAAACTCCTTAATGGAAATAACATCGTCGGGCATGCCAAAGAGAGCCTTATCAGGGTCTCCCTGAACTGTCTTTGCACTAATAGGCTTTACACCACTGTAAGTGTTTACCTTGAATCCTACATAGGCAAATCCAGGGAGACACGGAAGAAGAGGAATTCGCCACGTTGTCGACTCCTCGTCAACGCTCTGTGTTAGAATCTCCTTGTCCGAAAGAGTATCGATAACGTTGCACCACGGGTACTGCGTCTTGATATCAGAAAGACGAACCATTTTGTTGTTTGGTATATGTTTACCAAATACCAAACAACAAATTCAATTTTATATTATTTGGACCAGTAGCAAGCATTTTCTACAGATAAACAGCCATTCGGTGTCTCAGCTGCGCTTGGGTAGACCCAATATTTATTCCAAAACTGCGAAATCACAGAGTGAGTTTTCCAGCGCTCACCTCTGATTCCAAATAGAACTTGAATTGCCCCGCCGAGAACGATAACAATCTTACCTGCCTTTTTAAGACGCTGTGCTAAAGGGAATCCTAATCCTCCGCAGCCAACGAGAACAATTTGAGCGCCACTCTTGAGAACTGCCTCTTCCATTTGATCAACGGCATCTTTCCATGTTTTACATGAAGGAGACCATTCACATGAACCTTGTGCTAAGACGGGTGCATATCCTGTTTGTACAAAAGAAAAATTTGCTGTTGTTGGCAAAAGAGATTCCGTGTTCTGTCCCCAAATCATATGGCGCAGAAGGAGCTGCTTCTCCATAGTCTTTGTAAATGAACTGACTACACAAACCTTTTTATTAGCCAGTAAATTTGTCCAGCGTTTTTCTGGGCTTAGGTAATAAGGCTCAAGACTACGAAGAGGTACAGAGCCATAACCACCGTTATTTTCTTCTAAGAGCATTTCTAACTCCTGTTTTTCAAGTGGTTTATACCATCCTGCTGCAATGATATCGCATGTCCGATTTGCCTCTAGATATTCTTTAGCCCATTGTTTTAGGATTACTGGTTCTTGAGGAAATACACCTGCATTTCTCTCCAAAGTATCTAGATGATCTATGTAGAGCTTTCCGTGTTGTCTATAATATAAGAGCGCTGAAAGTTCAATTGTACCATTTCGTCCAATAATACAACCCTTTTTATATTGTAGAGAATCTTCAATCTGACTACAAATAACTTCAGCTCCCATTAATATTGCCTCTTGTGATGCCATTACTTTATTTTACAAAATAAAGTTTAGGCTATAAATAGGATGGAGATTGAGATTTTACAGATCTGCAGAAATATTGAAAATGAACATACATTAAATAAAACGAACTACAGGTTTACGATTAATCATAGAGTTAGACCAAATCTTACACGATTTGTTAAAAAGTTAGAACAGGTCTTTTCCAATTCCGATATTCTGGTCGATTCGTTAAAAAGATATATTATTATTGATTGGTCTAAGAAAGATGATTTGGAGTAGCAACCGCCCTGACGGCACAGGATGTGCCTATAACGACAGTCAACGCCTAGGCGGTGGCGGAATCCCCCGCCTCCACTCTGGAATCGAGCTCGGGTCAGAACCAAGAACATTTCCTGTATTTTCTGTATTAACTGGAAGTATAGTTTCAACTTCTTCAGGAACGGGTGTTAGCGGTCTCTCTACAATTGCATCAACCGGCTCCTCGAACTCGACAACAACCTCTTCGCCCTGGCACAAGACGATTGTTGCCGGTTCCAATTCGCTGACATAAATATCAACGTCAAAGTTATCAAGCGAATCAATCGGCACATGAATGAGCTGTCCCTTCTCAATGACGCCCAGCCGCGTCAGTGCCAATTCTAATTCCTTCTTTATATCCGAATTATAAAACGCACTGTCGACAACACGCAGAACAATTTTAGTCGCTTCAGGAAAAGCTTCCTCGGTCAAAATTTCAACGTGATAACTCTCACCCTCTCCCTGAAAGTTATGACGATCCAAGAGCCATTGTGGCATGTAAACCTTCTTCTCATCAGTTACATTACCCATGACCGGATTTCCGATGGCAACAATACACTTTGTTTCGTTATCAGAAATAAATCGCAAGAAGTAGCGATGAACTGTAGTCGCATTTATGTGAATACGATGAATATCCTCCCAGAGAGAACGATCAATCGCTACATTAGACCAGTCATGGATATCATTTGAATCCAGAAAGACTTTTGAATAGAGGGACACTGTGTGCTCCATTGCGTAAAAAGTTTAAAGCCAATGAGCAGCCCAATTTTTACCCACCTTTAGTATGTGTAGTAAAGATTCCTCTTTCAGCCTGGCTCTACAAAATGTAAATTTAACGCCGCTTCAACAAAGTATATTGGAGCAACGTTATGTCAATGTTGTAAAGGCTATGAAATACAGATGCCGACTTCTCTCTATTTATTTCAATGTCTCGCGTTTTATTGTAACTGTCGGCTCTCTGATAGTTCCCGCTCTCCTATCAATACAATATACGGGAACAAGCACAGAATCGCAGGGTGGGCAAACAATTTCTTACCAAATCTATTGGGCTACATGGGTTATTTCTCTCTTGGTCACAACCTCCAATGGTGTTGTGAGCATGTTTAAGATAGATAAAAAATATTACTATTTACATACTACATATGAACATCTACGAAGCGAGGGTTGGCAATATCTTGAATTAAGTGGAAAATATAGCGGATTTTACACACCAACAGAGAAGCCAACACACGAAAACCAATTCATCTTTTTTTGTCACGCCGTTGAAAAAATCAAGATGAAACAAGTTGAAGAAGAATATTATAAGTTGACTGATTCACATGTTCCCGCAACGACACCGCCAGTTAATAAAGAGCCTATAAATGCAAACGATACATTGGTGGCAATAAAAGAGAAAAATCTTGATTCTTTGATACCACCCACGCCTCTCAAACCGATTCTAGATACATTACAAAGTCTCCCGCCTGAATTATTAAGAGAACTTCTACAAAATAAATCAAGTCCTAAAGTAGAGGATGGACAAAAACAAAAACAAAAACAAGAACAAAACAAAAACCAAGAAGAACTTGGCGCACAAGGACGTGTGCCAATGTCAGTCGTCCTGCAAGAGACAACCTCAGCCGAACAGCGCGTTCTGTTACCTCCATCGGTTCTACTGTCCCCGTAAAGCACCGTTGTCAGGATTTGAGCCCAAGTATGATCCTGCTCTCTGGAATACGAAGGATGAGATTCGCGAGACACATAACTGTTTTTCATATGCCATGAATGTACACGATCCTAAGCAAATCGCCGCCTGTCTTAAATCAAAAGAATGTAATGTACCTTATCATCAGCCTGGAAGTGCAGCAGGGCAACCAGGATTTAAGTCAGACCGCCTGAAGACATGTTCTGAAATGGTTGTACGTATCTTAGGCGATAATCCCAGTATTCAAATGGTTCGATTTGAGGATAAATGCGCCCCTCAAACGTCTAAAATTGCGATTGTAGTGGATCCCGATGAAGATTATCATTTTTATCGGCAAGATATAAACGGATTTTGGTCACATAAACCTGGTGGTATGAAAGTCACAAATAAAGACCAATCTGGTTTACCGATTTATGATCCTAAGTTGGCGAATCGCCGTGATAAAGAGGGACGCCTAGACTATAATGTTTTCTGTAGTTACATGTGCGTCCCGAGAATGCGTCATTTACATTTGAAAGTTGGTGGCTATAAAAAGACTAGGGTAAAGCGGCGCGCTGTTTCTCCTTCTTCTCGAGCCACGCGGCGCCACCGAAACGATTGAGCCAGGCATTTCCTGGATCCAAAAGAGCTAACGCTTCAATTACATCAATACGGCTGCGTGGACTCGGCTCTAAAAGACCTCGTAACATTACTAAAATAGGAACATGCTTATTTTTCCATGTGTCGCCGTCACTAAATGACCTAAAAGTCAACTGTGAGACAAGTACAGTAAAGAAAATTGTACCGATGGACCAGCTATCAAAGGCTGTCCAATATGACTTCCAGAAGGAAACCCAGTTTTTATCCTTGGCGCTTTTACTCGTCTTCCAGAAATCTTCGAGTTTTTTCATAGACGACGATAATGGAATTCCAAGAACAGGTTTAGCAATTTGTTTAAATATATCTTTACCGTAAATAATTTGTTGAATAGCATCCTGAGCACTATAACCGTGGTTTATAGCGTTCATAATGGTAACCTCGGGCGGCTCTTGATTAGAAATCCAGTGGGCATTTTTTGTCGAATCTCCGAACGAGAGTTGTTTCCAATGAGTATCAAGTGTATCTTTATCAATGGCATGCCCATCAAATGCCATTCCGAAATCGATAATACGGGCTACATTATTTTGATCCATCAAGATATTTCCAGGATGAAGATCATAATGACAGACACCCGCTAACATCATTGTTCCAGTCGCTTCAAGCATATGAACCATAAATTTATAGAAATCAAACTTTCCAGGACGTATATCGCTTGAATAAAAGAGAGCACCAAAGTGCTTTTTTCCACCCCAAGGCATAAATACTTGCCTCATTTCTGAATACGGAATGGGTGATTCTTTTCTTATAAGCGGACCACAGTCATCTAGATTCTTTTCAGTCTGATCTTTTATAGGAGCAAGTTTACAGGTTTCCGGATCAACGAGAATAAAAAAGTTTTGCCAAAGAGGTCGTTTTCTCAATTTATTTGAAATAGATACTTCTTGTTCTGCATCCATGTCTAGTGTTATTTTACTGATTTTGCCCTTCTTGATTATCTTCTTTTTACTGGCACATTTGAGAGGTTTATCAAATACACAGCCATAGGAACCTTCGGCTACTTTGGCACCACCGTCTAGATCCATCTTTCTAAGGGTAGCGAATAAAAGACAGATAGAGAAAAGAGTCCTCTCATAGAATAAGGAGAAGTCGTCATGACAACAAGTTTAATAATAGTGCTCTTAATCATATTCTTTTTTGCAGCGGGAGAACTCTTGTATCCCAGTACAATCCGGGAAGGATTTGACTCGCTTATCGGCATAACAACACCCGGTTATTTCTCACAATTTGTACCTAAACGAGGAGACGTAGGAGTAGGTGAAGAAGAAGGTGGATACTTACAAGATGGTCGATACTTTCGTGGATATGTTGATGTACAGGGACTTGGTGTTTCGCAGGATTTTTGTCGTATGGTCCAAGAAGAGTCGTCAGGAGATACTTTCTTTGCCTGTGCTCTTGCTGGAACAGATAACTTGTCCTCCGTGAAATACAGAACGCTTTCAGTTAAGTCTGGCTTCAAAATGAGCCGTGATGATTACATGAATAAGGGGTCATATTGTCGCATTTTAAAGAGCAAGAACAGTGGATACGAAGCTCTCTGTAATCGCCCCTTGGATAATGAGTTTGATGTGGCTCTTCGAGCAGATCAGGATCCCCCACAATCAATCCAGACTCTATTAACATTTTACAGTGGCTGTATGTTCTGGATGCGCTTCCGTGATGATTTGATTGATTACGTTAGCAATGCGAAGGCGTATACCAAGGGAGGTATAGAGATTGAGGAGAGCCCACCTAATCCGCCTGTGACACGAGGTCTCTCATTCAATGGTATTGATCATTTTATCAGGCTGGCTGATAACGCTGACTTGGAGTTGGGAGATAAAGTGAAAATGCGCAGCCTGAGAGCCATTATGCTGTGGGTCTATTTTGATGAGTTCACGAACAATGCGCACATCTTGGATTTTGGAAATGGTGCAGGGCGTGACAATATTGTCTTGGGGATTGTTGGAAAAGGTGATCCGAATGTATTTACAAGTGGAGATATGAAACAGCCTCTATTGTGCGGTGCTGACAGCACAATTCCGACAGGAAAAACGGGTGCGCAACCTGTTAAAGAGACGACACCTCAGCAGGCGATGTTAGAGACAAAGGCGAACGTTGATGAGTACACTTCAGAAGGATTTGAATTAGATCCGCGTAGATTACCGCCTTCTCGTGTAACCGATTTGATAAAGTATTCTATGCCGGCTGAGAAGGCAACGCTGCTCTATGAGATCTGGGATCAGCAGCAGCGAAAAATGAGAATTGTCATTCCTGGTCTTTTACCGAAGAAGAAATGGACACATCTATGTGTAACGGCAACAGGTACAGACAGTTTCCGCCCGGATATTGCTATTTACATGGACGGGGAGCAAGTTTTTCTTGAACCGTCTGGATTTTTACCGCAAGCCTCGACAACGAGCAATAATTACATAGGAAAAAGCAATTGGACAAATGAGACCAGCCAATATGAAAACAAAAATGAGCTGTTTAAGGGCTCTTTGTTTGATGTGCGGGGCTACAAAGTGCCGCTCTCTGAAAAGGTTATCAAAGACAGTATTGTGTGGGGGAAAGGATTACTGGGTCTTATTTAGTTTCTGTGATCCTTCTTATTCCCCTTGCGCCTCTCCTGGTTCGCCTCTAGAAGGCGTGCTCCCTTCGCTGAACCGAGTCTGTTGGCACCGCCCTTCTTCTCCTTGGCGCCCTTGTGCTCCTGCTTCTTGGTCTGCGGCTGCTTATCAGAGTCCATCCTATCTTTTGTTGTGTTGTTATGGTGGCATTAACAATGACCCTAACGCTTTTCAATTTTTACCGACCGTACATAGACTTCTGTAACTTGAATTCCTCGATCTCCTCTTCGCGCCTACAGATAGAGCAAAGGTGTCTGTTTCCAGAAATAGATAGCTCCCAGTCTGCTGTAGCGAAAATCAGCTTACCGCAATAGAAGCAGAAACAAGTGTCATCACAGACAGGGCAGTAACCACCATTCAAATACGGTGTCTTTCCAAAATGACAGTTCTTTGGATTGGGGCAGAACGGTCGCTTAGGATCGTAAGGCGGGTACTTCTCCCTGAATGCCTTCTGGAGTGGTGTGACGATAAGCTTTACATAGATGCTATCAAGCGCAGCCTCAAAGGCAATTCGCTTGTAGACATTAGTAGGCATAACCGTATTCGCCGCAAAACGGACGATTTGCATCTTAATCCGATTCATGTTGACACTAAAAAGTAATTCGTTTTTTTTTGTTTCAATTTTTGCTACTGGCACTTCTTACAGATACCGCTCTCTCTCTCCTTCTCATTGTCACGTAGATGATGAAAGTTACACATCTTACAAATCAGCTTGTGCCCGAAGTTATTACACTTGGGGCAGGTGCCGAGATCCTTTTCAAGACGGTAGGTCAAATTACAGTTATTACAGTGACGGTCGAAGCGAGAGGGATCAGGACAAGTACACGTAGGGCAAATTCCAGTGTCCTCCTCACCTTCGAGTCTATACATGGTTTCGCATCCGTTACAGAAGCGCTCACCTAAGTATTGCTCGGCGCATTCGTTACAGATATCCTTCTCAGGATCTATCGGGATGTTACAGCTCCTGCATGCGTGATCACATCGCCGGCGCTTCTCCCAACAGGGAAGACAGTGGTCCATTCCGAGAAAGGTGGGACCGGTGTCTTTGCAGTCAGGGCAGGCACTCAGCGGCTTCTTGATTGTATTTTTAGTTGAAGACATTTTGCTTTTTGTTAAGGGGTACTATATATCCATGTAATTGCTATTCAATTTTACTGAATACCAAGTAGATGGATCCCTGGGTGTATGTAATACATCTCAAAAAGAGAAAAGATCGTTACATACAATTTAAAACAGCATGGAAAGAAGCTGGTCTTTCAAAAGATAAATTACATTGGTTTCCGGCGTTTGAAGGAAGTAAGGTTGTCTTATCTGGATTCAAAATACATGCGAAATCAACGCGCAAGCGTCAAGGAATTTGTGGCTGTTACTTTTCGCATCTAAAAGCTATTGAACGTGCTATAGATAAAAATAATTTTCCTCTGTTAATACTTGAAGACGATGCCATACCTGCAAAAGAAATGAAGGATTTAAAAACTCTTTTTACAGATACACCTACAGAAGCAAATTTATTATATTTTGGAGCTCTACCTGTTAAAGATAGAAAACGAGACAAAAACTATTGTACCCGAAAGAATGGTTGGGTATCTCCGCTTCCGAAGGGAACTCAGTTGTATGGGGGTCATGCGTATGGAATTAAGACAAAGGTTGCGGCGGAAGAACTTGTTGAATTTTTAAGAAAAAATAGAATGACTTTTGATAGTGCTCTTGTAAAGTATCAAAAACAAGATTCCTCCAAAGTGGCTGTCTTTTGTCCATTTAAATTTTATCAATCAGAAGGGTATTCTGATATAGAGGGAATGGACAGGGCAGAACGATAAAAATTTTGTCTTTTTTTTTTGTTCTTTTTTCCTCTTTTCTTTATACGCAAGGTGGGGGGCGAGTCGAGAGAGGAATAAACGTCTTCATGACAGAAGGAGTCAAGTATTTCTTCCATTCATCATTAAGAACAGAGATCTTCTTCCACTTTACAGTCCACGAGCGCTGGAATTGGTAAAACTTGGGATCTGCGATACGACGACGACCGATTGGTCCGCCGCCTCCATACAGGCGTTCACGCATCTTCCATAGCCAGGCTTCACTCGAAAGTTTCTCTGTCTTACCCTCAGATGTCACCTGACCTTCCCACACGCAACGGTCTACTACGTCTGCCATATACAGGATGGTATTGGGAGCGATGCTAGAGCAAGACTTGTCTCGCTGGCGCGAGTATGTACTTGCATGTACATAAGTACCGTTGACCTCAATCATGATGGGCTGACCATTGTAGTGACTCTTCTTTGTGGGCACAGCCTCCGGGTCGGGGCTGACTGCTAGATCAACGACGTAAGAATTGTCAGAGACGAAAACTTCAGGAGCACCCTTGCCCTTTTGGAACTGACTGTGTCTGTCACTAACGCGAACGCGGTGAACGTTGCGCTCACGTTCATCTGCCTCTGCCTGAAGGAGACGAGAGCGGGCTTGCTTCTCTGCATCTTCAGCAGCATTACAGACGGCATTACAGATGATACGCTTGGCAGCGGCGCTTGCGACCGCAAGCGCAAGTTCTTCCTTGAGAATACTAATGTTAGATGCCATTGTGTATTGTTGTTTGGAGGGATACTGGTAAATTAGGCAGCAGATGCTATCAATTTTACTTTTTATTTTTTATACAAGAATAAGAATAAAAAGAGAGTTTTATCTTTTTATTGTTTTTTGTTTATTTTTGTTTTTTATTTGTGTTTTTTCTTTTGTTTCTTTACTCAGTCTCCTCGTCCTTGTAGACGATGGCTCTCTTTCCCTTGAAGAAATTAGCGGGCGGCGGCAGTCCAAATACATCCTTAAAGACATAATTCGTTCCATACCCCCATAGACCAAGTCCCTCTGCATGCGCCTTCTTCAGACCCAGGAAGAGCTTAGAAGTAGTAAGTGAGTTCTTCTTGCCACTGTTCAGGATCTCACAGCGCACCATCACAAGAAAGTCAACCCAGACCTTCATCACCCTTTCATGCTCTCCCTTCTCGCTCCGCTTCAGGGCATCAATGATGAAACCGTTAAAGTTATTACGATTCCAGGTGTCATTCTGTGCCGCCTTACCCTTCATCGACTGTTCCTTTTCTACGCGCTCATGGATCTCAATGATCTTGCTCAGAAGATCTGTCACCTGCGCAGCATCAAAGTTCTCATAAAGAAGACGTTTATCAAAGATCACCTTATTGGTAGTGCAGTATTCAGCGTTCTTACCGACGGCACAACCGAGCACGAGAGCGAGTGCGTTCGCAAGGTTCTCGTGACGCTTATCATTTTCCAAGCGCTCACCCCAGATCTTCTTGCCACGCTCAAAGAGCGGTGAGCCCCTGGTCATGAGCGTCTGGATCGTGTATGTGACGAGAGGCGAGAACTCACCGATGGCGTGCTCCTTCTCGCCCGTGTTCAGGGGCGAGCCCTCCTGGCGATCCATGAACATCTCGACCGCCTGCTCGTCAGTAGCGCCTGAGTACTTCTGGACAGGGATTGAGTAGGAGTCGAAACGCTGCTTCTCAGCAACCGTGAGGTCAGCGTAGCTCTTACTATTCCACATGATCTTGCCATCCATGAAGTTCCTCACGGCGGTAAGGCGCTGGAGCCCATCCTCTAGCGTAAACTTACCGTTGGTAAGCTCGCGCATAAGCACCTCAGGAATACACTTGCCACACATCATGCTGTTAATGAGTTTCTCCTGCTTAGACTGAGACCAGCAGTTCGCGTTGCGCTGATAGTGGGCAGGGTACAGAGTGCCATCAAGGAGCCAACTTGCAAGCTTTGCCGCGGACTCCTCGAAAACCTTGCGAATGATATTCCACGTCATTTTACTCGTTTTTAGAACACCGGAAATTTAAGGCGCGCCAGCTTTCAATTTTTTTTTTGTTAGTATCATACAAGACTAACAATAAAAAGAGGGTTTTGTATTTTTTTTGTTCTTTTTATTTTGTTTACGCGCAAGTCCGTACAGGGTTAGAAGGAATGGGACCGTAATTATAGAAGTAGAAACCGCTGTATTTATCTGCTAGATAGCGGCAGTGATCACAACTGGAGTAGGCACAGCGATGCCAGAGGGCTTGAAGGTCGTTGCGCAAGATGAGCTTCTGCATATCAAACCTAGACCAGCCGACCGTCAAGCACCAGAGAACGGGGTTAACCTTTTGGATGAACTGGCGCACATCTACACCAGGATGTGTCTTGCTAGCGATAAGACGGATGTTCTGATCATAGGTTCCGCGCCTCTTCGGGTCGCCGGTCAGCTTCCTAGCAAACTTGCGTGCCCGTGTGGCTGACCAGAAGCGATGGTAGTGCGGAGGCGCTCGGATAACGTCTACCAGAGGAGCTGGGATAACGTCTTGAACTGGAGCCAGGGCATCGATAGGGTTCGTGATGTTAGACATCTTGACTTTGGTAAGGGCTATCAGGAGGTGCGCTTGATCAATTTTACTACTTCTTTACTGGAGCTACAGCCTTTGCATTGCTCTTCACGGTGCGCCTGATAAGAACATTGGGTGCCATTAGACGCATCTTCTTACAGAAGTAGTCGTACCACAGACAGGCATTTGAATGCTCCATCTCTGCAGTGATAGACGCCTTGTTAAGAGGCTGCTTCTTGAAGGAGTCGAAATCTGACTGACACTGCGTACAGAAGGGGATGTGCCCTGTTGCAGGGTAGATCCAAGGGTCGTAGTCACCCTCTGGCGTGGTAGATAGACCGTCCTTCGTGAGAAGGTTGGCGGCAACGTACTTCGCTGAGACATAGCTTTGAACTTCTGACATCTTGACTTTGTTGGGAACAGGTTAAATGAAGTGAATGTACCAGTCAAATTTACAAGGGCAATAAAAAATAAATAAGTCTCTGGTCTTACCCAGAGATCGCAGTGCCTCTCGGCTGTCGCCGCTACGCATCGGCGCCTAGTCAATGTAGCTAGTATTGACCAGGGGTCAACAACAACTAAGGCGGCGGCGCCAATCAATTTTTCAGGTTGGCAGTAAAAAGAGATACCAGTCTGTACTGCTCTTATCTGGCACAGCGGCATTAAAAAATTTACTTTTGACCTCTTCAGGTCTGGCTGGTCTTACCCAGTCTTCGCAGTGCCTCTCGGCTGTCGCCGCTACGCATCGGCGCCTAGTAGTCGCCCGTCGACGGCTTCCAGGAGCTGATAACAACTCAGGCAGAAACCCCAATCAATTTTACAGGTTGACAACAAAAAGGAGGTTGCTCTCTCGCTGGCTCTTGTTGTAAGAGCATGACTGACGTACCCGCAAAAAAAATGACCCACCGTGGGTCTGGGAGGTGTTTTAGCCTGATATAGGCTCCCGCACCGCGGGATGCTTTTTGCCATGTTTCAGGCGCCCGGCGACGGGATGGGCGGCTGGCTGACTCCCATTGTCATCCAGCCACCATACCGTTGACTGAGGTAGCCGCGCAATTCAATTTTACATGGAAATTGAATGACTGCGGTACCCCTCATCTGTAGCAGTCCAATACCCTCTTATACGTTATTCAATTTTATCTTGAAATTGATTTGCGCGGGTACCTCAGTCGCCATAGGTGTCCTCTGTAATTTCAATTTTGGTGTAAAATTGAAGTGCGCGGCTACCTCAGTCATTATTGTCCCTGAAGCAAGCAACAAGCATTTACACGCTCTCGCACAGCTACATACAATATGGCTTCCATCACCCAGCAGGCTCTGCGCATCCTTGAGGAGGAGCGCCGCATGGCACTCGTGGAGGAGCAGAAGCGCACCGCCGCCGCACAGGCAGAGGCAGCCGCCAAGGAGCAGGCAGAGCGCGCCGTGCGTGTCCAGCTCCAGGCAGAGCGCGAGCTCGCCCGCATTGCGGCAGAGCGCACCCTCGCTGAGGAGCAGGCTCTTGCTCAGCAGGCGGCGGACGCTCGTGCTCTCCAGGCTGAGCTGGCGCGTCTGCGTGCTCGCAGTGAGACGGACATCCTGCGCGATGAGGTGGCGCAGATGCGTGCGGAGATGGCTACGCTTAAGGCGCGCCCTCTGCCGCCCGCGCCCTTGCAGGAGATCCATCTCCGCTCAGACGGCGAGCTGGATATGCGCTTCAAGAGCTCAAAGGAGGAGCTTGCCACAGCGCGGGGAGAGATCGCAGAGCTGAAGGCGGTTCTTCATCCCATTATCGCCATTCTCTGTCACTCCGCCCCGCATTGGGGGCGCCTGGACATCGACGATTCCAATCAGGCACAGGGCGCTCGCGCCGCCGCCCTCAGGAAGTACTTCTTGGCAAACTATTAAAACGTCTGCTCCCCATAATTAAAAAAAACAAAACAAAACAAAAAAAACAAAAAAATTTTTTGCTGCCACTTCCATCGAATTGATTTAGTAAAATTGAACAAGACGGCGCCCCACTGGACCATTGTCCCTGAAGCAAGCAACAAGCATTTACACGCTCTCGCACAGCTACATACAATATGGCGTCTTTTACCCAGCAGGCTCTGCGCATCCTCGAGGAGGAGAAGCAAGCGGCGCAAGTGGAGGAGCAGAAGCGCATCGCCGCTGCAGAGGCAGAGGCAGCCGCTAAGGCGCATGCAGAGCGCAGCGTGCGTGTCCAGCTCCAGGCAGAGCGCGAGCTCGCCCGCATTGCGGCAGAGCGCGCCCTCGCTGAGGAGCAGGCTCTTGCGCAGCGGGCGGCAGATGCTCGCGCTCTCCAGGCTGAGCTGGCGCGTCTGCGTGCCCGCAGTGAGATCGACGTCCTGCGCGATGAGGTGGCGCAGATGCGTGCAGAGCAGATGGCTGTGCTCAAGGCATGCCATCTGGCACATCTCCCTCTGCAGGAGATCCCTCTCCACGCATTCGGCGAGCTGGACATCAGCGTTAAGAGCTCAAAGGCGGAGCTCGCCACAGCGCGTGGAGAGATCGCAGAGCTGAAGGGGCTCGTGCATGCTCTTATCATGGAGCGGGCGCCCGGCTTCTGGCATGTTGGTTCATCAGCTGTCTCTGATGACGCCACCGCCGCCATTGCCGAGTACGTTAGATTGACTAATCCTCAGAGGTGGTCCGATCGCCAGCCGCATAAGCACCAGAGCGGGCGTGAGAACATGCGCCTCGATTAAACAAGAACAAACAAGATAAAACAAAAAAAACAAAAAAATTTTTTACTGCCGTTTCAGCCAAATTGATTTAGTAAAATTGAATGAGACGGCGCCCCAATGGATCAGTATCCCTGAAAAACAGCAACAGCTAAAATGTCCTCTTCTACCGATATGAAGTCCGTCATCGCCGCAACGCTGAAGAACCTGGAGAGCCAGGTTGCCGCTCTGCGCGCTGCGCTGAACGAGATGCCCGAGATCTCGCCAGTGCAGCCGAAGGAGAAGCGTGAGCTCTCACCTGCCATCCTCAAGATGAACGGCGAGCGCGGCGCCATCTTCGAGGAGCTCAAGGCAGCCTGGTGCTCTGCGCATCCCGAGTACGCTGCTCTGGATGCGGAGGCTCTCAAGAGCGCGGTCAAGAGCGGCGCAGTGCCGGCTAAGCCGCGCTTCTCTGAGGCTCTCCAGGAGCACTCTCGCCGTCTGCGCGAGAATGATCCGGCGAAGCAGGCGAAGTACGAGGCATACCGCAAGGTTGCAGATGCAAAGACGGCGAAGATCCAGGCGGCTCGCGCCGCTCCTTCTGCGCCTGCTTCTGTCTCGCCGCCGCCTTCTGCGCCTGCCTCTGTCGTCTCCGCTACTTCGGAGAAGAAGGAGCGCAAGAACCCGTGGCTCGGGCTGACGGATGAGCAGAAGGCGGAGAAGGTGGCGAAGATGACTGCGGGCAAGCTGGCTAAGAAGGAGGCTGCAGCTGCCTCTGTCTCTGTCGCTGCCGCTGTCCCAGTCGCTGTCCCCAGCGCCTCGAATCCCTTCGATGATGCGCCTGTGTCTGACGCGGAGAGCTCAACGTCGAGCAAGAAGCGCGGTCCGCCCAAGGGCGTGAAGCTCTCGGAGGAGGAGCGCGTTAAGCGCGCCGCCAAGGCGAAGGCTACGCGCGATGCCAAGAAGGTCGCTGGCGCTGCTGCCGTTCCTCTGCCTGCGTCTCCCCCTCCGTCCAGTGCCAGCTCTGTGATCGTGGACGAGATTGACGAGGAGACGTTCACGAAGCAGCAGATCGGCTCCAAGATCGTCTACAAGAATGCACTGGGGCATGTGCGTGCGTACACGACAGAGGGTGCTGGCATCTGGCTCGGCATGTACGACCCTGTCAAGAAGGTGATTGACGCGTCTGTCCCTGAGCCGGCTGAGTAAGCAGAAAAACAATAAAACAAAACAAAAGACAAAAAACAACAAAACAAAAGAAAAATTTTTTTTTGTCAGTCGCTGTAACGTCAGTAAATTTGAACTCACGAGCGCCCCTAAATTGAGTATCCCCCCAAAACATCAAGAAAATGTCTTCCCTCGCAATCAAGCAGATGATCGCCACGCTGGAGGAGCAGCTCCAGGCTGGCAACGATGTCAAGAGCAAGCTCGACAACCTCTACAAGCAACGTGACGCTGAGCAGAAGGCAGTGGTTGATGCTGCTCTTGCCGCTGAGCACCAGGCTGAGCTGGAGCAGAAGAAGCGCGACAAGAAGATGAAGATCGTGCGTGTTGCGCCAGAGGCGCCAGCTGGTCGCACCATCAAGTGCTGCGACTGCCCAACGGAGTTCTTCTTTGCGCAGAAGGAGGAGGAGCTCTTTGCAGCAGAGGGCATGCAGCCTCGCAAGCGCTGTGCTCCGTGCCTCCAGGCGAAGAAGGACAAGCAGCCTCAGCCGATTGAGCTTGAATGCACCGAGTGTAAGGGCACCTTCATCTTCGGCGTTGGCTCGCAGAAGAACTTCAAGACGCAGGGCTGGGCAGCGCCTAAGCGCTGCTACGACTGCCGTAATCTGAAGAAGGTGAATGAGGCTGCAGCTGCGCGCAATAACGCTGCGCTTCTCGAGGCTTCCACTTCAGTCCCAGTGCCAACAGAGACATTCATCGTCGGCGACGTCATTATCCCTCTCGCGTAAAGACAAAACAAAAAACAAAAATAAAAACAAACCAAACAAAACATAAAAAATTTTTTTTAGATATTTCTATAGTAAAATTGATTACACTGTCACGCAAGGGGACAAGTACCCCCAAAAAAATAAAGATGCCGTTTACTCTCAATACTTTCACACTTGAAGAGCAGATCGCTGCAACCCAGCCGACGGGTAAGCATCAGCCAACTGTCTCAATGATCCTTGCAGATGAGGAGAGTGGTTGGCTAAATCAGCCACTCAAGGGCAACCAGACGCTCCATGACTATGATGTGGCACAGAGCGTCATTGTTCTCGATGACCTGATGAAGCAAGAGATGGCACTAGAGAAGAAGATCCCCGAGCTCCAGAAGGAACTTGCAAAGCCCGCGAAGGAGGGCGGTGGGCGTCTCCTGACGAAGAACCAGCTGAAGGAAGCCTACGCCGCGCTCGCCCTTTGTCATGTACAGATCACTCCTGCCAGGGCTGCATTAAAGAAGCACTCCACGCTCCAAGATATTGCGGGAAAGGAGCTTATTGCTCTCCGCTACGTCGTGAACGAGTACAAGAAGAATAAGGACCGTGTCTGGCTGGAGAAGGCTGTTCATCTCGCATGCGAGTCAACGAACGAAGTCAAGGGTCTCTCGCCATCAGTTATTACAGATGATCAGAGCGCTTGGTAAGTAAAATTGACTAACAAAAAAAACAAATTGAAAGTGGGAGGCGTCCCCATAATCACCGTACTAAATCTCCAGGGAAGTGGTTATGCGAGCATCACGTGATGTCTATAAGTGAGTATACAGACATGACCCATCAAAAAAGCAGACATTTTTTACTGTAAATAAAATTGAACGTTAAAAAGCCGACAGTTAATCTGCTCCCTCAATAGAAACAAATGAAGTACAAGCTGAAGGAGCTGAGCTGTCTTGACTACAGGACAGCGAAAGAGACGTTTCTTGAGGTCTTCGACAGCAGTGAATTTAGTGATTTTACTTCCGCTTGGAGAAACAGAGTCAGAGAAGAAAGTCTTGGTGTTTACACATACACAAATGAGCTCGTCGGGTTTGCCCTGGTTGATTACCAGAGAAAACTCAACTTCATTACGATCCACCCAGACTACCAGAAATACAAGTTAGGTACACAACTCTTACAGAAGATTCTGAAGAACTGTATTGAGAGACGTAAGGGTCTCTCCCTAATTCCCGTTCCCAGCGACCACGTGATCGCCTGGTACAAAAAGAATGGCTTCTACGAATCAGACACGTATGAAGCCGTCGACGGAAATCGTTGGATGCACCTCGGCTTTCACATATATGAAACAAGAAGGCAGGCACCGTTTCTTCTGTCACTGACCACCAAGTAAATTTGAACCTATTTTTTACATACTGACTAGTAGGAAAATGACAACAAACAGAGGAGCAAACGCATTCAAGTCGGGCATGGAATTTGAGAGGGATCTTCTAGAGAGACTCAAGCATACATACGATGTAGAAAACGGAAACTGTCTTTGTGCCATTGATGCCGTTTCGGCCGGCGCAGAGGAAGGAAATGATGTACCCTTTCACTTTCGTGGTATCTCTTATGGACTCGAAGCAAAGACCCTCAATGCATCCGAGGGCGGTCAGAGGAAGTTCGTTCTCAGGGACGGTATTCTTCAATTACTAGACGAGGAGCGCACCAAAGTACACAGGGCACTTTTACCAGAGAACTTTGTTCTGTGGGATGGAAGGATTCCATCGTTTATGAAGGGCGACCGCACTCAAGAGACCTGGAACAAGGAATCTGCCTCCTTCCGTGATGTCTACGTGACAGCTTCACCGACGACAATTGCCGAGTTCTATAAGAAGAAGGGAACACATTACATTCAGATTGAAGGTAAGGGTTTGTATCACACGGGCTCTGATCCTTGTAACTTTGGAGTCCCGCTCTTCTCCTGTGCCTCTCGCCTTCGCATTCGCTGTAAGCGTCATCATGGATCCGTACCTGGAACCGTTATGGCTGCTCTTAACTATAACAAAAATACTCTAGTAAAGTCGCCGTTCTGCCTCATGAGCGGACCTCTGCCACCTAGTCTCGCCCAGCTCAACTAGGAAAGATGAGAACCTCCGAAGATTCTTTCGTTGAATTCATACCATAAGCCCAAGATACTTTTTCTATTTTACATTCTTTGTAAAGATCTCTGATATACTGACAATCATTATAACAGAGAACCCAATCCGTTCGTCCCTTCAACACTTCTGAAAGACCGACGTGATTAAATCCCTCATGCATGTCGCCGTCCCTACCATAGATGTATGTACTAATATAATAAGGCGGATCCAAGAACAGTATTGTATCGTTGGTCTGTGGATGCAAATGAATGAACTCGAGACAGTCCTTATTTTCCAGAGTAAGACCTTTCAGGTCTAGGGCGCCGATCTTTTTAATGGAATTCTCGGTGAAGCGTTTCTCACCAGATTCAGCTGAGTAGCCACCACAGAATGTCGAGCCGCTAAAGGATGACCGATTGATGACAAAGTATTTTGCGGCGACACTGATCGGGTCTACATCAAGAAGAATGCTTTCACGAATAGCGGCAAACTTTTCTTTGGTCATTGGCTGATAGGTTTTTATAAGAGCTTGAAGAGCAACTGGCTCTTCTTTAGACATGAGCCAGAACGTATAAAGTGGCTTAAACAGATCGTTCGTAATTAGTTTGTACCCGAGCGACAACATGTGAAGCTCAAACGAGCCGCCGCCCATAAATGGAGAGAGTAGCGTCTTTTGTACTGGAAACCGTTTCTTGATAAGAGGCTCCAGGATTTTGATGGCGCGCGTTTTTCCTCCAGGATAGCGAAGAGGTGATGGTGTCATCTGTACCTAGTCTCTGGAATTTTCTAAAGTCAATTTTTAAAAATTGATTTGCTTTTTGGGCTGATGGGTATTGTGTCGCGGCGGCGACAATGGCGCTATAGTCTAGTGGTCAGGACAGGAGGCTTTGAACCTCTTAACCCAGGTTCGATCCCTGGTAGCGCCATTGTGCGAAAGCACGAGAGAGTTGACAATCTCTTTCAAAAAAGGTCACTGAAACGAGGATGTCCGAGTGGTTAAGGAGACAGGCTTAAGATCTGTTGGCGCAAGCCTCGTGGGTTCGATCCCCACTCCTCGTATATAAAGTTCGGATGGTCTTTTCAAAACCACCATGTTATCGCTTTGGCGATATATCCGATATAGTCTAGCGGTTAGGATAGGGCTCTTTCACAGCCTTGACCCGGGTTCGACTCCCGGTATCGGAACTTAAGTTTGGTGCTTCTTTCCAAAAAGAACCTGGTGATCGTCCGACCCCAAAGGCTCCCAACAGCAACCTTTAATAATTTCCTATTAAATGGAGCCTGCACAAAACGCTCATAATTCAGTGGTAGAATGCTACACTTCCAATGTAGATACGCGTGTTCGATTCCCGCTGAGCGTAAAGAGTTTGGTAGTTCTCTCTAAAAACACCAAGTAACGAAGATGTCCGAGTGGTTAAGGAGACGGTCTCAAGATCCGTTGGAGTAATCCGCATGGGTTCAAATCCCATTCTTCGTAAAGAGTTTGTTCGTTCTCTAAAAACGAACCCAACCGCGTTAGCTCAGTTGGTAGAGCATCGGGCTTTTAATCCGATAGCCAAGGGTTCGAGCCCCTTACGCGGTACAAGAGTTGATGAACTCTCCAAAATCATCAGTTAACCGGTTTAGCTCAGTTGGTAGAGCGTCGGCCTTTTAATCTTCGGATGTCAGCCGAATGTCGCGGGTTCAAGCCCCGCAATCGGTAACAATTACTTTTTTTTACAAAAAAAATTGAAGGCAAAAACGCAACCCTTTGAGGCTATGCCTAATTAAAAAAGATGGAAGTTTACACAGTCGTCGAAAACGGAGATGCATATCCTCTTGCATTCACAACATACAAACAGGCAGTCGATGCAGTAAAGAGAAAACACAAAGAGACGTTGGATGAAGACGAACGGTCAAACGAGAAAGAACGCATGCAATCGTGTAATGAGATTGATGTACCAGAGGCTAAAGAAAGAATAACACGTTTGTATATTGAAAAGGGAATACATATTGAGATTCATAGGCTTCCTGTTATAACAAATAACGCTTATACATTGGAAGATCTATTTACTCTTGTGGCGCGCAATTCCTTCCATGTAACCGATAAACAAAGAAACCAGCTCTTTCAGCAGATCTGCACTGAGCTTGATGAGCGATACAGCGTTGAGCGTCCTGCTCTCAGAGAGATGATGAATATACCTGAACTTAGGCTGGAAGAGCACTGTAAGGAGTGTAATACGCCCATTCCTGAACAGGAATCAGAAGATGAAGTGGAAGACCCCGTGCTCTGTTTCAAATGCATGCATAGTCAAAAAAAGTAAAAACAAAAATTGAGCCGAGCCGCGGCATAAAGTGAGTTGCGCACCTGTGGCGTAGTGGATAGCGCGTCCGCCTTCTATATCTGGAAGTTTAGCGGAAGATCGTGGGTTCAATCCCCACCAGGTGTACCATTGCCTTGATAGCTCAGTGGTAGAGCACCCGCTTTGTATAATACATAATAGCGGTAGGTCCTGGGTTCAATCCCCAGTTGAGGCATTTGCCCTTTTAGGGCTCCAAAGCTCTCATAGCTCAGTTGGTAGAGCGCGGTGCTTATATTGTCATAATATACTAGATGCAACGCCGAAGTCCTGGGTTCAATCCCCAGTGGGAGCAATCTTTTTTTTTGATGTTTTACATCTAAAACAAAGTTTATATGTCTTATTATTATGAAAAGTGTATTATGTGCTTCTAATCATGTTAAGCACTTAGATTCGTTTCTATTTTTTTTAAACTCAGATTTATGTCCTGAAACAGAAGTACCTATTGTTCTACGTTATTATAATGAAGAACTTCTTCCTCCTTCTTTCATATATTATAATACAGAACAATTAACATCAAAAAAGAATAAGTTAAAACTAGACTATATAATAAACTATATAAAAAAGCACAATATAAAAGAGGTTTGGGATTATAGTAAATCTAATATAGAACTTTTTTTAAATAATTCTATTGTTGCAAAGTATGTTCCATTACAGACACCTAAATCGTATTCAGATAAACTACGAAACTATAGAAATGAAGGAATTGTATATGATGTTGGATTTTGTGGGTCAGTTACTCAAAGAAGACAAGAAATTTTTAATGAGTTAAGAAAAAATAATATTAATGTAAAAGTTATATATCCAGTATTCGGTGAGGAGAGAGATAAAGAGTTAGCTAAATGTAAAATACTTATAAATATTCATGCAGAAGAAGACTATAATATCTTTGAATCTTCTCGTTGCGATGCCTGGTTATCTATTGGTGTGCCTATTATTAGTGAAAATAGTTTGGATAATGATCCCAGATGTATTAATGTTGAGTATGATCAACTAGTGTCTAAAGTAAAAGAGACATTACTAATAGAAAAAAAAACAAGTAAAATGTCAATCTGCCTGGTGATGATAGTAAAGAATGAAGAGGAAGTTATTCGTCGTTCGCTTTCAACAGTACTACCTTTTGTAGATACATGGTGTATTGTTGATACAGGTTCAACAGATTCTACAATGACAAAGATAAAGGAGATTACAGATGAGTTTTGTATACAAGGTACTTTATATCAACGTCCGTGGAAAAATTTTGGGCACAATCGCAGCGAAGCACTTGAACTTGCCAGACCACTTGCTGATTGGAGTATGATGTTTGATGCGGATGATATTTTCAAGGGGTTTGAAGACAAGAAAAGGGAAAATAGACCTGTTTTTTCTAAAGATGTCGATGTCTATAATTTAACAATTAAAAGAGGTAATATGACGTGGTATAGACACGGATTTTTTAATAATACTCGTATGTGGCGTTATATAGGGGTTGTTCATGAGTATCCTGAGTGCCCAGGTATTCAAAATCAAAAAACAGTACTTTTAGATAATTTATATATAGACGCAAGGACAGAGGGAGCAAGGAGCAAGGATACAGATAAATATAAGCATGATGCTGAATTATTGGAGAGAGACCTAGAAGAAAATCCTACAAACGAACGATCAATGTTTTACGCCGCTCAGAGTTGGCGAGATTATGGAAACAAAGAAAAAGCATTATATTGGTATAGTAAAAGAGCAGATACAATGACTGGTTGGTATCAGGAACGTTATATTAGTCTTTATAATATGATAAAACTAACCGATTCTCTTGAATTAAAATTTCAATATGCTTGGAGAGCACTTGCCGTTTGCCCTAGACGTCTCGAAGCAACATATGAAGTATTACAATATACACGTTCAAAAGATTTATGGAGTCAACAAGCTTATGCTCTTGGATATGTTTCTAACAAGGAGGCTACAAGAAAAGTAGATCAAGGATTTTTATTTTTTGATAATGCTGTACATAGTTATGCTTTTGATGATGAATTTGCTATTCATTGTTATTATTTACGTAAGTTTGAAGAGTGTGCCGAGTTTGCATTTAGGGCTTTACAGAATGCACCGCCCAACCAACTAGAACGCATTAGGAAAAATTTTGAATATTCTATCCTAAAGAGGTCATAAAAATTGAACAAAAATATTTATACAAATTAAATGAAATAAAATGAATGACGCCCTTTATCTTACACTCCAAGTGTTTGGGAAATCCCTCGGAGTAAAGCAGGTTGTTGAGATTTGTCAGAGGTTTATTCTTGATAGTATTCCTTCTGAACCAGTATCGGTGCAATTGCCAGTAGCAGCACAAGTGCAAGAACAAGCGCCAGTACAAGCAAAAAAGTTCAAGATCATTAAGACAGTTATAGAAACAGAATCTCCAAAAATAGTTCTACCAGCTGTAAAATCAGTGAAAAAAATTACTCCTGTAAATACATTGAATCGCAATTTCAAAAAGATGGCACAAGAGACACACTTTCTCCCAGTTGGAACAATTCTTATTACATCAGAAACCGATACGAATCCAGCTATCTTTGCCACAATTACGAGAACACCCCTAGGTGCGCCCGCAATTCAGCCATCATGGGATAAGACCAAATTCTTTACAGGTACATTAACACCACCAGTCATGTTCTTGAAGGAAGCTACTAAACACTTCAAGATCATGTCATCAAAACCGGTTGATACTAGTAATGCGTGGAACAATGTTTACAAGAGAAATACAGATGGATCAAATATTTCTCTAGCAGATCTTTGGAAACAGACTATCGCCTAAGTCTTTCTTTCCTCAACATATCCATCTTGTCCAGGTTCAACATAAATATTAGCATTTTCATCTCCTTGACCAAGTACATCAATATGTATCTCAGATAGTGTGTTTGTTCGTATTAATTCATTACGAGCTGAACGATTTTTTATTTTATTGAGAACTGCATCGGCTTGAGCGTTCTGTTGTTTAAGTAATTTTACCCAATCAGTGGCATCATCTTGAAATTCAGGTTCAGGTTTTTTCATCACGCTCGTCACAGCCCCAGATAAGTCGTAAAGTTTCTGTTCAACAGCCTTCTTAATCATTCGGTCCAGATCAGGTACAATCGCTTCGCGCATTGTCTTCTTTTTATGCATGAGCATGAGTGCCGCCTCTCCAGAGAGCATTCTTAGACGCGCACCCCTATCCTCAAAGACACGCGTATGTTCAAGTCCGTGACAGATTTCAGGCTTCTTAATATCAGGTTGATTCTTAAATTCTTTCTCAAACTCCGCAATGATTCCGTCGGGGATCGGAGGAGATTGTTCAATAAGTCTGTCAAGTTCAGCACGGCATATTTTCAAAAAATCCATAGCATCAATACGCTCAATCGGATTGATCGCAAGTTCAACGGCAATTTGTCTCTGAAATTTGCCCCATGAAATTCCAGCTACGCGGTGTGCTTCACTTCCTTGAGCATATCGCAAGAAGTTTCCAAGTGTAGTCAAAATTCCAGCAAAAATAGAGACAATTCCAATTCCTGCACCAACATAATTTTTTAGATCAGGGTTATTAGGGGGTATAAAACTTCCTAGGGCAAAATTGGCTGTTCCCGTCAGTGTTGATAAGATAATGACAGGAATTGTAATAGACATATTTAAACTGGAATACTTCTTTTCGCAGCGGTCATGTAGCCAACGATAGCAGCCAGCCTTATCAGCCCATTCTGCCATAAGTGTCTCTTGCTCCTTCGCCCAACCATTCAAAAACTTCTTCTTGGCAGGTGATGCCACATTTCCAGATAAATCTGTAATAGAACTGGCTCTAGAACGATTATCTGTAGGTGTTGTCTGTGCTGACATAGTGCTCTATTGTAGAATAATTTATTTTTATTGATCAAGTGCCACGACCACGAAAGCCACCACGACCACGACCACGACCACGAAACCCGCCACGACTATGAGTATCACCCTCTTTTGTATCAGAGCCAATCGCCTTTGAGCGCGCTTTCTGCTGCAAGCCAGTCTGATAAATTCGTATTGCTGCTTCTTCCGTCAAACTCTTCGGATCCAATCCTTCAGGTAAGCCAACAAACGCAGGTTTCTTTCCTTTTGCAGTCGTCTTTTTAAACATGAAGACGCCGTATTGTCCCGTACGAAATTCGAAATCACCCAGCGTATGAAGAACCGAATTCTTCTTGGCACTTAAGCGTCCCTGAACGCACTCTACTGTATCATCTTCCTGCACGGGAATACGAATTGTGCCGCATTGATAATATTTACCAAACGGTCCAGACTTGAGAAGAATTGGCTGCTCTTCAAACTCGCCCCATGCTGCCCCTTCGGTGCCGAGAGCTTTCTTCTCTACAAACGCAATCGCCGCTTCCTCAGTCAAATCCTCGAATTTTAGTCCCTCAATCCATCCATAGAATGTCGTCTTCTCCTTATCGCCTGACTCGTCCTCCTTCAAAAGTATAGGACCCTTCTTTGAGAGAACTGCCTTAAGACCTCCAGGAAATTCCTTTACACGACTGTTCTTTGCATCAGCGCCAGCTCCTGCACTTTTCAACTTTGCTACTGTATCCTTATAAGAAGACCATGTATCTCTACATAACTGTTTCCATGGTTCCTTTCCTTCTGCTATGCTATCTAGGCGCGCCTCCATTCGACTCGTAAACGCATAGTCAAAGAGACCGGAAAACTCGCGCAAGCAGAAGTCGAGAATACGAACTCCCAGATCTGTAGGAGCCAATTTGTCCTTTTCCGCACCCACTTTCTTCGTCTGTTCTACCTCTGTAGGAATCAACTGTCCAAGCGTCGTTATAAGCAAATGCTTAATTTTGATTTCGCGAGCAGGATAATTCTCTTTCTTTACATATTCCTTGTCCAAAATCGTGGAGATCAGCATTGCGAAGGTGCTGGGACGACCAATTCCCTTCTTTTCCAATTCTCTTACAAGTGTTGCCTCATTGAAACGACCGGGCGCCTTCGTAACAATAGGAAAGGCTTCTAATGACGTCCACTTTACCTTATCACCAAGCTTGATACCAACAGCTCGAGCCCAAGTCGCCTCATCATTTTCCTTTGATTCCTCCTCATCGCCGTCCAAATTACTCTCGCTTACACCAATACGTTTCCAGCCGAGAAAGGTTGTGCGCTTCCACTTTGTGACCCATGGGAATTCAGAGGGATCACCATCCGCAAGCAACGTAACAGTATGCTCCTCGCCCTTACATGACGTCATTACGCTCTGAAGTGCACGATCCCTGATAAGCTTATAGATACGCCGATCGACAGCTGACCAGTCTTCTGTCGTGGGAAGATCTGCCGTTTCAAAGTGTGTAGGGCGAATGGCTTCGTGTGCTTCTTGGGCTTTTACGTCGGACCCTGCCTTTTTTACTGGAGTGACCTCGTCAGACTGTACATAAGCATCGCCGAACTCCTTTCGCAACAATTCCTTTGCAGTCACAGTTGCTTCGCCAGATAGAATCGCATGATCCGTTCTCATGTAGGTAATATGCCCAGCCTCATAGAGTCTCTGCGCAATCATCATGGTCTTCTTTGGATTACAGCTGAACCTGGCAGAGCCTTCTTGCTGTAGGGTGCTAGTAATGAGCGGCTTCGGTGCAGACAGCGACCACGGCTTAGTTACAGCCGATCTCACAGTCCCACCGGCATCATTGTGAATATTTTCCAAGAAATTGCGAGCGGATTCCTCATCGGCAAGATCATCTACAAGAGTTGCCGCAAGGACTATTGTTCCTTTCAGCCATGTTCCGCTGAGTTTCCATGATGTTTCGCTTGTAAATCCCGTGATCTGCCTCTCTCTTTCCACGACAAGGCGCAGAGCAGGTGTCTGACAACGCCCTGCACTCAGAGCATTTCCTACATGAGTCCAGAGAAGTGGGCTGATTGTAAATCCAACCATCATATCGAGAATAGAGCGCGCCTGCTGCGCATCAACCTTATTCATATCAAGGAGACGCGGCTCTTGTACAGCCTTTACTACAGCTGCCTTCGTGATTTCGTGGAACACAGATCTCTTTGCCTTCTTGGGATCTAAGTCAAGAAGAAGAGCTACACTGTACGCAATGGCTTCACCTTCACGATCATCATCTGCCGCTAGATAAATTTCCTTCATACCTTTTGCGGACGCCTTGATTTGCTGAATGGCTTTTGCCTTCTCTTTCTGGAAGGTGAAACGAGCGTCGAAGTCACGATCCAAGCCGATGGCATCAAGTTCGGACTCGAGTGCTCTGATGTGCCCCATGCTGGCGATGACGGTCCACCCGTCTCCCAGAAACCCTTGAATTTTTTTACACTTTGCTGGGCTCTCAACAATGACCAGTGACATTTGTATACTATTAAGTATAGTGTAAGTTCAGCCCAATTTTATGTAGCCGAAAAATTGAAATGCGTCACCGCGATTAAATATGTAGTCAAAACATAAGCAAAAATGAGTAACAACACGTCATTTCGTGCGTGGACACCCCAGAGTACTGGGCGTTCACAGACGACTACTGGACGCCCACAGACGACTACTGGACGTCCACAGACATTATATCATGGTAATTGGAGGCAAACAAATGCAAACGACTTTCCTATTCTAGTAACAAGTGTAAAGAATACATCCTCTGTTCCGTCTACGCCTTCCTTGGCTGCGCGCCTTGCTATAGCCATTAAGAATGACGAAGAGCAAATTCTTTTAAAGAAGCAGCTTGAGAATAAGGAGAAGGAAAAGCAGAAGGATGATAATTATATTCATGTTCTACCTATGTCGCAGTATGGACGTGTAAAGTTCTTGGCAGAGAAGAGAATCAAGGAAGAGAAGAAGAAGGAGAGTGAGGCTTATGAGCATGAGTATCAGTGGCAGATCTCACGAGAGATCAGCCGTGATGTCTTTGAGAGTGAACATGCTTATTCAAATCGCCTCTCGACTCATCACGAGGAACATCTATATGACAATAATGAAGATAGTGAAGAGTAAAACAAGAAACATAATTAAAAGATAAAAATTTAGACGAACATTATTTTCTTTTTTACTGGCAGCTACATATTTTTCCATCATTAGATCGAGTTTAATAATTTGGCAATATGAATGTGATGATGTATGTAGTTCACTGTTACTGAATACGAGACATGGTAAACCATGTGATTCAAAAATAACATAACCGCTTTGTAAAGCGTTTAAATTATTATGTGTTGTTGTCCAGTAGTCTAGAATTTTATGAATAAGGTTCTCATTTTCAGTTGATACATGTAACGTGATTGGTTCAGCCGTTTTATTGTAGAATGTAGTAGATGAATATGAAAGATCATTGGAAAGGGGATATTGAGTAAGAACTGTTGCTTTTTTTACATAGGTTGTCGATTCGTCGAGTATTGTTTTTAGATCAAATTCTTGACTAACTAAAAAATAATTATGGATGAACTCCATTCTAGGTTTAATGTTTACTTTTGTTTAACTCAAAATTCATTTAAAGTATTTGTGGCTGTATTTACACAAACATACAGATGCCATAAGCCAATTGCGAGTGTAAGTCCGACGATAATAAGAGTATAATCGGGTCTTGAAGGCGGTTCCTTAGGATTTAGGTGCTCTTCGAGAGTTTCCTTAATTGAATCGGAAATGGTCCTGGGTCTAATGTTTTTGAAATCACTCTCCTCTTCATTCTCAGCATCGGCATCATCAGCATCAGCATCACTCTCTTCAGGACTCAAGTGTTTCTCGATCGCCTTTTCAATCATAGCATTTATTGTTAGTCCCTTGTTATTCTTTAGGGCAGAGCAATCGCAGTCGGTACACTTCGCTGTGCAGAGAGGAGGCATTTCAGAATCGGACTTCTCTTCTTCCTTATCAGATTCAAGAGGGGGCATATTAGTCTTGATAGGTTCGAGCTCAATTCCTCGCCACATTTCTGGCTCTGGGGCAAGAGCAACCTCTGCATCAAAATCGAGAGGCTCTGAGGCAACAGCAGTTACAGGCTCAGCAGTTACAGGCTCAGCAGTTACAGGCGCAGCAGTTAGAGGCGCGACAAGGTCAGGCGCTGTAAGATCAACAGCAACTACAGGAGTTTCGGACGCTACCTTAAACACTCGTGACTTTTTTGTTACAGAAACAGGCATAGGATCACTCATTTTCTACATTCCTGTAAACCAAAAAATTCCTCAATTTTACCGCGTGTTTACTTGAGCACCCTCGACCATATATTTATTCTTCCACTCTTCAACTGTTGCATGTTTTACATAAAACCCAGGAAAGATTTCCATGACACTTCCATCATCTCCAAGACGTCCAGTTGAAATCCGTTTTCCATTTAAATGAATCCGAATGAATACAGGCTCTTTTTTTATCTTGGAGTCACATGGATCATGACCATAATACCATCTTATATTACAGTGTTCACAATATTGTTTTGAATTAGTCATACTACTTCTGAACAACATAATAAATCAAATTTATGCTCTGTATTTTCTTGATACTCTTGCTTTTCTTGCTGTATTCTTTTTATGTTTTTGTGTTCTACCTCTTGGCAATCGTCTACCACCTTCTGCCTCTCTATTTCTTAGTTGTCCACCACGTGAATTACCAATGGCGCCAGTAGCACCAGTTACAGCAGTAGCAGCACCAGTTGCAGCGCCAGTAGCAGCGCCAGTAGCAGCGCCAGTACCACGAAGAGGTCTAGAACTAGCAGCAGCTTGAGCAGCAGCCTGAGCAGCAGCCTGAGCAGCTCTTGTAATCGCATTTGCAGCAGTTCTTTCTCTGGCAAGGGCTGCTTGTCCCGCTTCTACTTTCGCACGTTCAACAGCAAGGGCTTGGGCAGCAGTTGCATTCCTAGCTACCTGTTCAGTTCTCGCTTTCGCTTCCCTCAGTGCTTGTTCTAGTGGTGCTGTTGCTTTTGCAATAGCTGCTGCCGCATCTTTAGCTTCTTGCGCTTTTTGTTGTCTATTGAGTTCAGCTGCAGCTGCGGCTTCTTGACGTGCTTTATATGAAGAACTTGCGAAAGCAAATCCATCTGTAAGAGTTTTCCAATCCCTTCCTGCATCTGCTATAGAAATCTTTTTAAGATCTTCATAATGATTTAGTATAGATTTAAATGATGATAACTCGGCTGTATATAACCCTTTTTTCGTAGGATCAGGTTCATCGTATAAACCTATCATCTTTCTTAATTCACCATACTTTGTTTGTAAATTAGTCATTGTTTCAGAATCAATCATTCTTGATTTTCCAGAAGCAATATTATGAGAAATTGCTTCTTTTAAAATATCCTCCTTAGTTTTTTTTGCTGCCTCCTCTTCTGCCCCTGAAGCCTTTTGAAATTCGTCCATATATCTGGTGGTATAATGAGGTAAAAATAATCTAAACCAATCCAAATCTGTCATTTTATACTGAGGAGGTGCCACACCAGGTGCCGCAGCAGCAGCATCTTTTATAAGAGCCACAGGTTTGGATACAGTCTGTTTAGGCTTACGACTTTCATCAAGTTTTTGATCAAATTGTAGCTTTACTGCTAATTCTTCCATTACCTTTGTATCAATTATTTTGGAAAGTTCTAATATTATTTGTCTGTTTAAATTATTTGCTTCTCCTGATCCTACCTCAGGAACTTCCTGAACCGTTTTTCCTTCAACAACTTTAGTTATAGATGTTAAATTTATTTTCATTTGTTGAATATCTGGTAATACATATTTTTTAAAGATGGCGCACATATATTCACTTGTTGCCTTTTCTATAGCGTCATCTAAACCACTTTTTATGGTTTCCATTTGTTTAACAAATTCTTCTAGTTGCTTGATTTCAGCAAAAGCATCTCCTAATTGTTGCCATTCACTATTAGTGTATTTACGAGAACCATGCATACCAATAAGCGTTGAAGAAACAAGTGCCAAATCTCCTGTACCACGCGCCAGCCACAATCCTGTTCGAATAGCTGAACTACCTGCTTCCATTCCGTAACCGGCAACTGTTCCAAGTCCTCGAACAACTTGAGTTCCTCCCTCGCCAACAAATGATTGCCAACATTGTAAATTAAATAAACTTGACTTAGAACATTGTTTTGGTTGACCCGTCGGATTATACAGTCCAAGAGTTAGACATGAACCGACGAATTGAAGGAATGTTGTTTCTTCTCCCATTCTTTCTTTAAATTGTTTTTCTACCTCACTACCTTCACCGTTCCCTGATAATGCATTTATACCAGTCATTTTCCATATTTTATCAGGATCCTCTGAAGGCTTAGGTACACATTGGTCTTGTCCGTGATTCCAATTGTAACCTGGCATACAAGTCTTTGGTTCACATGAAAAATCGGATTCGGGGTTCTCTGCCCTATGTCCGCCTGCGACGGCTTCAGCTTGTGTGCGATTACGAAGTGTTGCAGCCACAGTTTGCGCAGGTGTACATCCTAGAGCCCAACCCAATGTACCACAGTTTTCTGGTATAACACTAGCTGGCACCATTACTTTTCCATAATAAAGTGGTGCGCCCTTTGAAACAGGACGACTGCCAATAGGGCAGTTGGGTTGGTTAGCGTATAATAATGGTTGAGTGGCTTGAACAGTAGTAGTGTTAGATTTAGTAGGTGCACTCTTTGGACGAATAATATTCAGTGTAAGCGAATCAGGTGTATAACCACGTCGCATTAGATGAAATATCATAAAACCTAGATTTGATACGCCTGCTACTCCACCAAATACACCTGCCTTCGCATTTGCAGCTGTTAAAGTGCTTTCAATTGCTTTATTTAAAGCAGCGTTATTTGTTTTAAATTGTGTTGTATTAGTTGAAGTCACTCCAAATTTTTTAATAAAATTTGTCTTCTTCTTTAATATTGTTTTTTTAAATGCATCTAATCCAGTTGCTATGTCAACTGCAGATACCATAGCAGGTTTAAAACCTTTGAAAAACTCTTTACATGCAATTTTAATATTTGCGCCTCCATTTGTACTAAGTTCCCTAGTAAGTAATGAAAAAAATTGTGTTTGTGCATCAATTATAGATAAGAAATCCGCTTTTCTTCTTAGAGTTAAAGCTGATTCAATATCAATATCCCTATTTTGTTCTACAAGGTTAACTGCAGCTTCTATAGTTATTATTTCTTTTCTAGATGAAGATGTAGTTAATATCATACTGTCACCAGTTATACCAGCAAGTCTACAACCAAAATGTATTGCATAAATCATTAATTGATCACTTTTCTTTTCTGTAAGAAGAGCAAGTTGCTCGCCGAGCTGCTGCTTGTTTTCTGGTTTAACTGTAGGATCGATATAATCACCCCATCTTACCAATAATTTTGAAGGGAGTGCTAGGGTATTTGATTGGCTTGCTGCAGCAGGAGGAGCAGGAGGAGGAGCAGCAGCGGGCTCAGCAGGAGCAGCAGCAGGCTCAGAAGCAGGAGCAGCAGCAGGCTCAGAAGCAGGAGCAGCAGCAGGCTCAGAAGCAGGAGCAGCATCAGGAGGAGCAGGGATGCCTAGTGCCTTTCTAATTTTATCAAGGCGAGCAGGATTAGAAGCCAAATGTCCTAAGTATTCAAAAACCTCCGCCTTCGCCGCGTCTCCACCTGCAAATAATGCTTGTAATTCAGGTATTAATACCTCGTCTGTTTTAGCATTCATCGCATCCATCTGAGCTTGATCAAGTTCGCCACCGCGCATAACAACATTTTCTTCTGTCTTAAATTCTGCAGTTGTATATTTATTATAACTTTTTGAATTCGATCCGTCGCCACCTGATTGTTTAAAAATAAGTATTTTATCTAGAAAACGTCTAAACAAACTATCAGGTAAGACAGCACATACATCCTCTATATCACTATTAATTAAGTTGAAATATGGATTATCAATTAGTTTTAAGATTTCATCTCGAGTAAATTCATTACTGTAAAATTCATACATTTCATTTGCTATAAGATCAAGAAATGCCTGGAGAACATTATCATCTGTATACAAATAAATTTCTTCTGGCGTCGGCAATGTAAATCCCATCATACGTAAGGTAGGTAAAACCATTGTGTATGCTTTTAAATTTCCAAGGTTAATACCAAGGTGATTAGAATTTACTGACATATTTCCTCTTTTAGCAAGAGAAATTAATAGCCAAACAAAAGTCCTGCGCGTCCGCCGTAAACTCTGAAAATATTGTATGTCTGTGCGAAAACATAAACATTGTACCGAGGCACAGCATTCGGATTAATCGATCCACGCAACGGTTTGAATCCAAGTTTTAATTCAAGTCGCTGAATCTTATCTAGATTTGCCTGACCGCTCGGTAGAGATGGTGGAAACAGACCATTCTGAACTCCAAACGATAAATTGTAATAGTACCTATGTAGCCATGGAGACTTTCTCTGTATAAGAGATGGTAGAATACTTCTAAAAAATGAGGGAGCTGCAGTATCATATCGGGTCAGTTTACCTTCATAAATAAGTCGCAGCGATTGTAACGGTTCAGAGTCGCGTGTAGAGAATGCTGGCGCGTAATCACCAGGCTTAATGGCAGATAATCCTCTCGCATCAGACCACCATGGAGCGACCAGTGCGCCCGCGCCACTCAAATCGCGTGTGGCTAAGAATGGCGCATTATAAGCAACAGCCTCAAGTCTCTGCGCGTACATATACAAGTCGCGCGTCGGATTCGGTACACGCAGAAGAGCCGTCATTGTGGCTTGACCAATTGAATCAAACGGATCAAATGAATAATGCTGGATAACAGGGTACTGAAAATCAGAGATACGAAACCGATTCGCCTCAACTTTATCCAAATATATATATTCCGCCATCACATACGTATCACCCATTGCGAAAGTAGTAGGCATAAGAATACCAGGTATTACAGAAGCAAGAACAGATTCGCCAGGATTTCCATTAAGCCCGTAGACAAGTTTACCAGCAGGATCTGTCTTGTAGAAGGCGCTACCAGATAAAGGATAATAGGCTGATCCTGCCACTGAGACAGCAGGGTCAAATGCCTGTTGTGCAGATGATACATAGAGCGACCCCAAAGGAGCAAACGTGACCTTCAAGCGAATAAGGTCCGCACTGATCGCATCAATAGGTAAAACAGTGCCCGGATCACCATTTGCAAACCAAAAAGGAAGAGGTGTAACGACCTCTGTCGGTGTACCTACAACCGAGCCGAAACTCGAAACGCTAAATCCATTATCTTTCCGGCACAACAGAGTATTTACAGCTGTAACTTTCTCTAACGGAGTTCCAAATTCATCGAGAACTTCTAAGAGACGTCCGTTCAATCTTTCGACAGTAGAACCTCCAATCTCAACTGTAGCTTCAGCCAATAAGGCGTGACCGAGACTGTTTGTCCAGCCGAATCTAGGACCGAGGAATCCCGGTGTCAAAGCCGCCGTAGCTTGCACAGTCGCAATATCCGGCATGGTAGTCACCAGGTAAAGTCGTGACAAGAGTTGCCCTTGCCTCGGTAAAGTTATTGTTGCTGAAGACCCAAACGTTGGACGTGTATCAAAATCGAGACGAACCCATGAAGTTGTAAAACGCCCCGCTTTTACAAAGGCTTTTTTGAAGAATGAAAGAGCGGGTTGTCCCCGCAAAGGTAAAAGTCGTTCATCTTGGATGCCCGTATGAACGATTTTTAAAAGAGCTGCCACCATACTATTCTATTGTTTGTACCTTTAGTCCTCGAACATACGATTTGCTATACCATTCTGGAAACGGAGCCAATTCAAACCGAGGCAAAAGACTTTGACTTCCCATTCGCCTCCGTAAGATCCCCCGGGTGGTTGAACATCCAGAATGAGCCGCAGGTTCTGGAGACGGCTGGCATTTATGGAACCCGAAGGTTGGTGAAGTTCGGCGGGGCGGCGCGCAAAAGAGTAGCCGTAGATAAATGAATTAAACGCAGTGTATCCGCCCCTATGGCTACCCGCAATTTGCTGTCTAAAATACTGTTCCTCGGCGCCAATGACATCAATGCCATCTGCCTGAATTTTTGCATAAGTCATTAATCCGGAGAGAGGATTGTATACAGAATCGTATTCGCGTTCTAAGACAGCTGAGTAATTCGTCCATTCATTATTCTGTGACACTTCCTTTCGCCGAACGAACCAAATGATCTCTTCTATGGGATGATTGGCTTCGAGGGGTAGCTGTACACGAATCGTGGAATCAGAACCTGTTTTGACAACAGCGTATTTGAGCGGTTCGCTGAAAGAGAATGTCTGAACCTCGCGGTGCATGATCTCGAAGGGTTGTCTGTACATGGCTTCACGAACTTGCCCATCTAGAATGGCGCCGTAGGTGACCAGCCGGACACTTTCAAACATAGGTTCACTCGGTGCCGCCACAATATCTACAATTTTGTCGAATGGATATGATCGGTCGTAGACTGACACGGTTTGCCCGACAGGCACAGATGTACAGGAATCACGGTACCCCCTAGCTTGTCTCAAAACTTCAGCTAATGGCTTGAACGTGATATGTATGCGCACAGAACCATCTCTACATGCCAAAAGAGGTAAGTATTCCTTGAGTCTTGTGCGCATGAAATAGAAGACAAGTGGACAGTGGATATAACCATCCTCTGTTGGAAACACTCGTGTAGGCGACCACGCTTTGAGTGAATCGATCGATGTTGAGCCGAGCCCGTCTACAGCCATACCTATTTGCGTATTCAGATCCGGAAATAGACGAGAAACGACATTGATGAAGTCGCCGTCAATCTCTTCAATCGTATCACCGTCAATTTCTAGTTCCGCTTTCTGAATAAGAGCAGTTCCGATAGAGTTTGCATAGAACCATGCCGTCGTCGGGTCAACATATTCGTAGAGTCCAGAGCTGAGCTGTAATTGCGTCGTTAAATTCAGCCAATGTGCCAACTTTATCTGGAGAAATGCACTATGTACAAGATCACCTGATGTCTGTGTTTTCAGATCAAAGGAGATGCGCTGACCGAAGGAGGCGGGACCACGATAGGGAAACTCTTGTATACAAGGTACAAAGGGTGTATAGCGCTTCTTAGCGCTGCGTGTAAACCAGGACACGGCAGGATCTACAGGAGAAAAAAAGGAATCTTGGTCATCACGATCGGTGAGGTCCAAGAGTGTTGTTATATCGCCGCGAGGTCGGCTCATCTTTATTACTTTTTACTATGGAGAGATTCTTTACATGCGCCGCCGCGTAGATTTTCTCTTCCTATTTCTTGCTCTTCTTGTTTGTTTACCAGCCTTTTGTGTAAACCCTGCTGGACCCCATTTACCCAACATTGTTTTTGTATATTCTAAGTCGGCAAGAAGAGCATTATGTAAGTCTTTGATGATGAGTGGCATATTCATAGTGATTGAGGAGGGAGGATGAACGGCAATAACTCCGTTATAATTACAAGACCAAAGCATAGAAAAAATAATAGCATCTATTTTTTCATGTGGATCAGATATCTCATCTACATAAATTTTTAAAAGCATTACACCCATTAAATCGGCAGCCGATTCAGCAAAGACTTGCTGCGACCAAGCCCATTTATGAGTATTAGGATTTATTGCTTTTATTTTACCAGAGTTATTTTTAGCAGAATATTTATTACGTGTTATATGATATGCCTTTTTAAATTCATCTATATTTAATGAATTTTCAATACATGATGTGGCAGCAGGACCAAACCATAATTCACTGATATTTCTAATTGTACCAAAACCAGATTTTGATATATCATGTGCCATTTCGTGACCCATAGTAGTTAGAAAAGTTGATTTATTATATTGTAAAAGAGAAACAAGTCCTCGTAAACTTATACCTGTATCCATAAAAGGTACTTCCATACCCTGACTAACAGCGTTTGGACTTGAGTTATTTGGTTTTAGATGATCAGTTTTACTAAAAAACCCCCCATCAAATAAACTATAAAGTTTAGTAGTTTCATAAGTTTTCATACTTTCAGTAGCTTCGTTCCAATCGTCTCTTCTTGATACAACTGTAAGTTTACCATATTTTCCAGATTGGAGTGATTTATTATTACAGTTTATAAAAAATTTATTTGTAGATAGCTCATCTAAATAATTATGTGAATCTTCAGGATCAAGTTCTGTAAACACTTTTTTCCAATTATTTGAAATAAACTCTTGTACTTCTACTGCTTTGTCGATATAATCGTCTAGAGTTCTGCCATTAAAATAAATTGTTGTAAGTGCATAATATACCTTAAATTTTTCACCTTCAGTTAAAGTATATTTTACAGGAATATCTGTTTCTAATTTTATTGACTTACACTCCTGGTTTAGCCTATAGTGCTCTTGAATTTTTTGTATTTCAGCTCGATCTGGATTTGCAAGTAATTTAGAGACCAATTCTTCTACACGGGGCATATTTTTAGATAAAATATCACTAAATAAAATAAGTTGCATAGGATCTTGTTCATACGATACAAAACTTCCATATGCTGAGCCAAATATTTCATTATGTCCTTTATTTTTCATAGGCTTTCTATAAGTATTTGTCCAATACTGGTTTGTGAGAGGATCTTTTCTTATGCGCGATGAATCTCCATATTTGGAACAAGCTCCCATAAGAGATTGTATTGTATTATAAGGATCACCTTCTTTAAAGATGAATCTAAAATTATCTGTATCAGACGTATCAATCTTACTTATATTTAACATCTACTTTTGCGATATAAAAAAATTGAAACTTTTTTATGACAAATAGTAGGTAATCAAAATGACGATCACACTGCAGATTGGATTTAATTACACAAGAGAATTTGATGGCGAAACTCCGTTTCTCGAAGCGGTTTCATCAACTCTCAAGCAAATGAATAATACGGAAAATCCAGAAGACTTTCTATGTTATCTTCGGATTATTGGAACTGACCCCGATGGTAATAACACATCAAGTATTTCACAGTGCCATTGGAATCGCCCCATTGGGGAACTTGCAAAATATGGGCGAGTTCTTATTGTTTCAACTGTACGTGGGGGTTAGTTCCCAAACTTCAGACCACCGCGTCCATCTGCTACAGAGAATACAGCCCATGTCTCTATGATTACGCGAAGCTCAGAGCGTTTCGTTCCATTTATAATGTCTGTCAGCTGCATGAAAAGTGTCGGTTTATCTGCCGTAGAAAAATTAATGGTACCATCAGGTTGCCTATTATAAGAAGGTGCCCTCACTCCTTTTTTTTCACCGTAGCCGAAATTAATGGTTGCGATACGCATACCTGAGTCGCGTTCCTCTTTTGCATGATTGTTGATGCTATTCCAGATGAGTGAGTCCCAGAATTGCGTACGATCCCGTCCAGCAATGAGCAATTTCAGTCCAGAATAATACTCGCCTGTCGCTGAATCTGACTGGAGTTTCCAGAGCCGATTTGCCCGCATATCAGCCCACGAACGAAACGCAAGTATAATTCGTGAACAAGGATGCGTCGCATCGAGAACTCGGGTCAGGAAAGGAGTAGCGGCTGCATAATCCAAAGGACCCTGCGCAAATATATTCTCGTATACGCGCTCGAAAGGAATGTCGAGGGATGATGCGCGAAGCCCAAGGCGCGTATCCTCGTTTGTATAGATGTGTCTAGTTTCAAGATAAATAGTTGGCGCACCAATCTTCAGTCGGTCCAGTGTTGTGAACTCACTAAATGCGCCTTCTCTTTGAGTCTGTAAGCGCAAGCTAGAATCCCATGGAGCCGGTTTTTCTCGCCCGTCACTCGCCTCAACAAGATCCTCCAATTTCCGCAAATACACACGAATTTTGTAACTCTGGTTCGGTAAACAGAGGGATGGAAATCCACCTTCTTCTAATCCTTGGCATCCGATGAGCGGTATTTGCAACCGAAGAAGACCGGGCGTAGCATTGCGACCGATTGACAGCGCAGACCCGTCATGTATCCCTGTAAGTGTATTCTCTAGGAAGGCGGAGTTTAGAGAGCCGCGAGACCGACTCTGAATCCAGAGTGAATCACCGCTGAATTCCTGGAGTAAAATATTGTCCTGGAGAATCTGGATTTTCTCGAACAAAAAATATCCGATTCCGCTCGTATATCCATATGAGATACCAGCACTATCCTGAATAACGCCATTCAAGTTAGCTGCAGCATAATTAGGCGGAAGCCATGACGGCAAATCAATGAGGAGCGTAGGAGATACAATAAAATCGCCGGCGACCTCCAATTGAAACTCAGAGGAACGCCCGAAGTCTACCGAGTTGAGAGGCGGCAATCGTCTGAGCTCATGAATAACTGGCGCCGTAGGTCCATAGCGGTTGTCAAAAAGGCTTTGCGCATCAGCAGAGTCTTCTTGAAAATATACATCTTTATTTCCTCGTGATACGAGCTCATAAAGAGATCCATCTAGATTTAGATTCATCCTTCTTAAACATGGTCATTAATTTATCCTGGTAAGCACGAACAGGTAAAATTGAAATGAGTATCTAACATATAGCCGTATATCAGTATGTCAACACTACAGTCACTTCTCCAGCAGGGTTTTGCTGGTCTTAAGTATGAACGACGGCTCCTAGAGAATGAGATCGGTATTTTCGAGACATTTCCCCTTGACAATAAGCTCTGGATTTCATTTCGCCTGAAGGAGGCGGGTGCCTCACTAAAAAGTGTACTGGAGAAAGAGTATGTGGCGGCAATTTCTCTAACGGGGGCGTCAATGGACACGCATTTCTACGAAGGAAAGGTTCACAGCTTTCTCTCGATGAAACAACCTCTGCGTTACATTGTAATGAATCGTCCTCTAGTTCTAGCAACCACATGAATTTGTACATGAGCTACAATATAGTTTACCTTTAAAGAGAAGTTGCTTCTCTACATAATTTGGAAAGTTCAGTGTTACACCTGTTGACGCCGGTATAATGGCGCCGCACGTGCTAATATTTACAGTGGGCGCAGTTACAGTAAGTTTCTCTTTAAAAAATCTATACTGAGCCTGTGATTGAAGCTTCTTAATGATTTCACTTGCGTCCATTCTGTCTTTTCCTTATATTTTTTCTAAGAAAGAATGTGTGGAATCTGGATGCTCATAGGCAACCGTCTAGAATTATTTAAACCAGAAAAGGGTCTTGATGAATTAACGGCTCGTGGTCCGGAAGGTACACGGCTCTTGGATATTAATGGTTTGGCGCACATGGGATTTACACGACTCGCAATCAATGGTCTGAATCCGCTAGGTATGCAACCTTGGTCGTCTTATGGTGTTCATTGGATGTGTAATGGTGAAATTTACAACTCTGATGCACTTAAGGAAGAGCATGAAATTATTACTGTATCCGGAAGTGACTGTGAAGTCATTGGTCATCTTTACAACAAGTATGCCGATAATCTGAAGTCATTATTTCGATCTTTTGATGGTGTCTTTGCCTTAGCGATTGTTGACGAGAAACGCGATCGTGTCATTGTGGCGCGTGACCCGTACGGCGTTAGACCATTATATATGGGAATCGTGAATGATTTATCGGGAAATATTTACACGCGCATCTTTGCCAGTGAAATAAAGGCTCTTTATCCTTATTGTACTACAGTATCTCCTATTACACCTGGAACGTATCATACATACAGTCTAAAAGATGCTACACGCTTACATATCGAACAGTATCATTCGATAGGATGGTTGAAAAATCCGATGTTTACGCCGGTACATCCGAGTGGTCTTGAGATGGCGTGTGCTTCTCTGCGTTTCTCTTTAGAGGAAGCCGTGAAGAAGCGCTTAATGACGGAGAGACCTGTCGCCGCACTTTTATCGGGTGGCGTAGATAGTAGTTTAATTGCGTCCCTGGTTGCGAGACAGTTGAGAGAGCTAGGAAAGCCGCCGTTGAAGACATTCTGTATTGGAATGCCTGGATCGACTGATATGAAGTTTGCTAGAGAAGTTGCAAAGTGGATAGGGTCGGATCATACAGAGGTTCTTTTAACACCGGACGATTTTTTCAACGCAATACCTAAGGTCATTCAAGACATTGAGTCGTATGATACGACGACTGTGAGAGCCAGTGTTGGCAATTGGCTCGTCTCAAGAGAAATCAAGAAACAAACGGAGTGTAAAGTCGTGTTTAATGGCGACGGATCGGATGAAATTTTTGGTTCGTATCTCTATTTTTTCAGGGCGCCGACTGATAGGGAGTTTGAGGAAGAATCGGAACGACTCTTGAAAGATATACATATGTTTGATGTGTTGCGATCGGATCGCAGTATTAGCAGTCATGGCTTGGAGCCGAGAACACCTTTTTTGGATAGGCAGTTCGTGGCAGTCGCACGATCCATTGCGACAGAGTGGCGCAGACCGACGAAACAAAGGTGCGAGAAATGGATTTTACGCCGCGCTTTTGACGATGGCGTCACATTGCCGCCATCAGTTCTATGGCGGAAGAAGGAGGCATTTAGCGACGGTGTCTCGAGCACAGAGAAATCGTGGTTTGAAGAGATAAAGGAGCGCGTAGAAGATCTTGTACCCGAGAATTGGAAAGAGAGAGCGGTAGTCGAATGGCAGGCGCCACAACCGACAACAAAAGAGCAATATTTTTACAGAAATATCTATTACATGTGGTATGGAAAACAGTACGAGAAGGCGAATGTTCCGTATTTTTGGATGCCCAAGTGGAGCCCAGGTACTACAGATCCGAGTGCCCGGCTCTTGTAGAATCTCATATATAAGTATAGGGAATGTCCTCGCTTTCGTTTAAAAATAGAGCATCCAATTATCTTAGAAATATGCAAATAAAGGCAAAACAGAAGTTTCAACAAACGCTTGCTCATACGATGGGCGTGAGGACCAAAAATGAGATTAGAGCTAACGACCAAATACGTAATCAGAAAATCAGAAATGATAGTAAAGAAGATGCTAGAGTGGGGTATAACCATAAAATAAACATGGGCTTCGATAGACCTACTAATGTTTGGGAAAAAGCCAAGCAGCGTGGGAAGGTGAGCGCCTTCCGAGCGGCGGAGAGGGATAAGGAGGACAAGGCGGCGCGTATACGGGCGGGCTTATTCGACCCCAAACCACGGGATTCTTATAAGAGGGAAAATTATACAATGAATAAACACAATACTACTACCAGAAATAATTTTAATGCGAAAGCACTCGCCCAGAAAAAGGCTCCTGGAGGTATGGCGGTGTGGGGCGGACGTAAGGGAAATACTCGCCGCAATCGCAAGAACCGTCGTGGAACGCGGAAAAATTGAAAATCCGTACTTTCCTAGATAAAAGAAATGTCCGGCTGGAATATAGAATGCAGATCTTCGTGAAGACCCTTACTGGCAAGACAATCACGCTCGACGTAGAGCCGTCAGACTCGATTGAGAATATTAAGCAGAAGATCCAGGACAAGGAGGGCATCCCGCCGGATCAGCAGCGCCTAATCTTTGCCGGCAAGCAGCTTGAGGATGGTAAGACGCTCAGTGACTACAATATCCAGAAGGAGTCTACACTCCACTTGGTTTTAAGACTCCGTGGTGGTGTTTAAATGCACCGACTACAAATATATCTGTTTTTACTGAAATTCAGCCAAAACAGATAGAATATGAAATTGAAAAAATTTCAAAAAATTGAACGGCGCCGCCGCCTAAGTTTCATCATACCAAACTACTACATACAGAATGCAGATTTTCATTAAGACTCTTACTGGCAAGACGATCACTCTCGATGTTGAGCCGAGCGACAGCATTGAGAATGTTAAGCAGAAGGTTCAGGACAAGGAGGGCATCCCGCCTGATCAGCAGCGTCTGATCTTCGCTGGCAAGCAGCTCGAGGATGGTAAGACCCTTGCGGACTACAATATTCAGAAGGAGTCTACACTCCATCTGGTCTTGCGTCTCCGTGGCGGCGGCATGCAGATTTTCGTGAAGACACTCACGGGTAAGACGATCACGTTAGATGTTGAGCCGAGCGACAGCATTGAGAATGTGAAGCAGAAGATTCAGGACAAGGAGGGCATCCCGCCTGATCAGCAGCGCTTGATCTTTGCGGGCAAGCAGCTCGAAGATGGAAAGACACTTGCGGACTACAACATTCAGAAGGAGTCGACGCTCCATCTGGTGCTCCGCCTGCGTGGTGGTCTTTGAAGAAACTAAAAAATAAGTAAACCAAAAAATAAAACATTTTTTACAGATATTCAATTAAGTTAGGATCGAGCAGCATCGTAACAAAAACAAGAAAAAGTAGACCGACATAAATAGCCGCACGATAAACGAGTGAATTTTTTACCATGTATGTCATCAATGTTTCAGAGAGTCCCCAGATAGAAACCCACCAGATGATAGTAAATACACTATAAAATACGATATTTCTCTTTGATATAGCCGGAAGACTAGGAGTATCTACAAATGTATCCATTCTACAGTAGCGATTGAAAAATTGGAGTGGCTGTCGCCTTATCATTATGGCACTGAAATAAAATGGCATCACAGTGTCTAGGAAGATTAACGGGCGAAAAGCTACATTTTGGAGATGGACATTGCTTTCTTACAGAGAAACGCTGTAAGAAAATGACAATGGGTAGACTTTGCAATAAATGTATAAATAGAGAACCGATTAAGAAGGGAAAAAAACCAGGCAATGATGATCATGGTATTGTTACCGACGAGATACCGCCATTAAGTCATATCTATGGATCACAATGGTACAATCTAAACCTAACTAGCTATGGAAATCCTAGTAGTGAAGATATGGCAAAGGCAAAGAAGGCACAAGAAGAAGCGCGCGCAGATGTAATAGCAACAGTAAGTGATAAGGCAGTAAGCGCAAAGGCACTAAGCGCAAAGACAGTAAGCGCCACGACAGTAAGCGCCACGACAGTAAGCGCGACACCAGTAAAGAAACGAACATTCAAAGTTGCTGCAACGGCAACAGAACCAGCACAACTAGTAGCAGCAGTACCAGTAGCAGCAGTACCAGTAGCAGTACCAGTAGCAACACCAGTAGCAGCAACAACACCATTGAAAGCCAAGCGCCAACCAAAAAAAGTCGCAGTACAATCACAAGAAACAGTCAAGCCGCTTGCCACAGAATCAGTCGAGCCGCCACTACATGATCTAAATTGTATTACCATCACTGTGCGCAAGATAGAACACAATGGTCGTAAATATTATTTGAATTCAGACAAGGATAAACTGTACACGGTAATGCCAGACGGAGGTGTAGGAAAGTACTGTGGTCGCCTCGACAGAGAAAATGATCGTATTGCAGAATTTCCAGACAGTGATTCTGAGCGTTAATCTACATTTACACAAACAGAGTACAGCTATTTAAAAGAAATATAAGGAATGTTATTAATTAAAATGTCTCTTCTAGAACTCTATAATATGAAATATCATAAACCTTCCGATATAAATGAACACCTTCCTATTTTACTCGCGTATGCAAAGCACTGTAAGCATATAACAGAATGTGGTGTTCGCAATATTACAAGCTCCTATGCGTTTGCAGCAGCTCTAACAGGAACTCCTGAAAACAAATATATTTTAATAGATCCCTATAAATCATCTCAAATGGATTCCTTCGTCGCACTGTGCCATAAAGAAGGAGTAAATGCCCGTTTTATAGAAGATAGTGATCTGAAAGTTCAGAGAGAAAAAACAGATCTTCTTTTTATTGACACGTGGCATGTGTATGGACAACTAAAACGAGAACTTGCATACTGGGAGTCATATGTCACGAAGTACATGATTTTACATGATACAACGGTAGACGCTATTCAAGGCGAATCTGTCAGGGAGTCTAAATACTACAATATTGATGAGCAAGTGAAGTCAAGTGGATTTCCACGTGAGGAAATCACAAAGGGCTTACAGCCTGCTATCGAGGAGTTTCTTGTAAATAATCCTCAATGGTTTGTTGATATTCGCCTTGTAAATAACAATGGCTTAACTGTCTTGCGTAGATGTGAGAGCCGCCCATGATACAGGAAAGCGTTCTTCAACAAGTTTAGATACAAGAGTCGCATACTCACGAATCTCCGCCTGGGCTTGTGGATCCAGACGAAGGTTACAGAGACGAGCATACGCCGACAATGATGCAGTCTCAATAAACTCAGTGTACATATTCTGCGGTAAAATAGTGCGAGCCAATTCAGGTGCCACCTTTTTTTCCAGCAATGTCTTATACAAGTCAATCGCACCCTTATTCCAGTCGCCGACAAGCTGAGCAATCTCATCGTTACACTCGACTGCGTCTGCCTTGGATCCCTGCTTCTTATTTGTGTCACGCTCTCTCCATTCTGAAGCCGCAAAGAGTTCAGGTTCAAAGTCTACATAACGCCGAGACACTTCATTGCGAGCAAAGCCGATCGTGTGCCTAAACCACTCGCGTGCTACAAAAATAGGCATCTTAAGACGGAGACGAATCTGCGGGTGAAAAAAGGGGCTAATGTGCCCATGCTTCGCCAGATAGACAATAAGTTTCTTATCTCGTTCTACTAACTCTTTTGACTCATTAGCAAATGACACGCGTGCAGCATTGACGACTGTCAAATCTGAGCCAAAGACCTCCATACATTCTACAAAACCTGCGCCGTCAGGAAGTGAAATCTTCGTCATTCTTTATTTACGTTGTTTTTTATCCTTAGACCTACTCAGCACCTCCAGTCAACGAGCGCATTGCACCCGTCATACTTCTCTGAGCAGTATTTGCCATCGGTGAAAGCATTTGACGAGGAGCAACAGGATCATTATCATTCTCATTTGTAAATCGCGCATGTCTCTGAGGAGATGTAATGGACCGCATACCACGAGACATAGCAATGTAGGCTGAATGCTGTGTAAGATCTACTGCGTCCTCCTGTGACATACGACCACGACGTATAATGATTTTCGCCTGGTCAAGATCAGCGAGAAGGAATGGAACGATCGGATGAACGATATCTACAATCTTATCCCGAAGAGCATCAATCATTCCTATAGTTACCGTCAATGAGCGAACTGCCTTGAGCATATTGCTAACTTCCACCTTGAGTTCACCTACAGTAAATGCTAGAGGATATGCATCAACCGAAACCATCTGTGGAATAAGCGTAGTATGAATTGGATTGAGCGTCATCATGTTTGTTCCAAGAACTTCCACCGCTTCAAGTGAACCTGACACATGAAAGAGAATCGTAATCTCGGTCTCGGCATATACGTCGCCGACGTTGACAACTGTGACGCCTTGACCATTTACCTGCATCGGATACGAAGTCTTTACACAATAGGCGGCAGGAAACTTAACCTGTACTCGCTGAGCAGAGACACTCACGAGCCCACCCAGAATATCACCGAATGTGCTAGCGACATCCTCCAGATTAGAGACAACATTGTAAGCACCGCCACCCTCTCGCGCAACCTGCATGAGAAGATCTGCATTATGATCAGATCCATAACCGGTTGTGCTGATCGAGACATCGCGGTTATCAACTAGAATGCGCTGAATGATATTTACAATAGCATCAGGTGTAGATGAGCCGACATTTGCGTGTCCGTCAGTCAGAAGAATAATCCCTTGCTTTCGCCCTGAGTTAACTGATTCGATAACAGAGCGCGCCTCCAGAAGACCTGCGCTCATATTTGTGCTGCCGTCGACGTGTAGCATATTAATCTTATATAAAGTCGCATCCAAATTCGCAGCATCAGGGACAACCTTATCCAGGATCAGAGTTGCATCATTATCAAATGTAATGAGTGACAAGCGATCTTCAGATGATAGAAGCGACAGCATGAAACGAAGTGACTTCTTTACAGACTCGAGCTTGCCATTATCTTCCATACTTCCGCTCGTATCAACGAGCATGATAATATGAACAGACTGTCTCGTTGTTCGATTGAGACCCCGTAGGAGAATTCCTCCCTTTGATGATATGTCGTCATTTAAAAGTACCTGTGCTGAGATATCCATTGTGTATGTATATAAAACTACGCACACAAAAAATCAATTTTTTTCATTTTTTTAATTTTTGTATTACGAAAGGCTCACAGGCTTAACGTATTTTACAGCCTTAGGGAACCTAGTATGCGCTGAGCTAAGAACCTCACTCACTGTGGGCAGAAACACGCTTTCCGTGGCAGATCCGTGCTGTGGTGGCGCAGGAAATCCATTGAACTCAGATGCTGTAACTGACGTGTAGGCACCCATATGCGGAAACCAGAGCCAATCGCCCACTTCTAAATCCTCCATTTCATCCGCCGACGCAATCATATCGAGACTATCACATGTTCTACCAAAGAGAGTGCCCTTTACTGTTTTTCTAGTCTTCTTGTCATTTATGTCCTGAAGCTTAGGAACGCGAATCCATTTCGGCTTCTGTTGATCAAAGGGAATGCACGAGAACTGCCCATATAGACTCTCATCAATTGTATACCGATACTCACCTGACTTACCTGACAAGCCAGGCTTCTTTCCAATCACCTGTACGAAGAGATCAACCGCGTCCGACGCAAAGAAGCGCCCAGGCTCCGCAATAAACTGTAATCCCTTGTATTTCGACGTGTAGATACCCTCGCGGATTGCTCTACAGTTCTTCTCGAACGACTCCTCGTCGCCCATGAATCCCCCACCAATATCGACTGTCTTTGCGTCGTGTCCAATTTCCTTCAAATCACGAACAAGACTAATTCCATTCTGAACTGCATGCTTGTATTGCTGAGGATCCTTACATCCTGAGCCAACATGGAACGAGATCCCCTGGATGGAAAATCCCTCTCCGTGTGCGAAGACTGCTAGGTCCTTGACTTCCTTGGGGTCAATGCCGAACTTGTTCGAGAACGGCATCAAGCTTCCAGAATCTTCTACACGAATGCGTATGAGTGCGCCGCCCTTCCAACCTAATCTCTTGAGCTTATCAATCTCTTCGTATGAATCTACAACGGTTGGAGGCGCTCCAAAGTTATGAGCGCAGGTCACATCGCGGATGGATTTACAAGGATTTGCGTAGATGACGTTCTTCTGGAAATTAAAGAGCTTTCCACCTTCGGTGGATGCCTTTCCAACTTCCATGAGTTCCCGTTCACTTGCGCAATCAAAACCAGCACCAAGTTTAGCCATGGTCTGTAGAAGATCACGATTTGGGTTACACTTCACAGCGTAAAACGGTTTCACAGTTGGCAACTGTTTGGTCCAGTGATTCCATTTACCAAGTACACGACCAGATGAGAAGACAGAAAACGAGCCCAGGCGACTAGCATAAAGCGTAACGATCTTAGAAAGATGCTCCAGTGCGATCGGATAATTAATCTATAGAAAAAAAGGCTTAAGCCTTTTCCCGCATCAATTTTACGGGTGTCGGGATTCCAAATAATCCTCCTTGTCCTCTCTAGAAATGAATGCGCCTACCTCAGTTCCGACCTTTGAAAATCAACGGGCGTCAGGTCAGAACATATTATTACCTTCAACTGGAAAGGGGCGGATTCGCAGAAGTGTGCTCTTAGAAGTCAATAGTCGTGACCGTAACATACGCTCTTACCCGACAGCGACTGAATTTCGCTGGAAACTCTTTCGTCCTCTCAAGGATGTTCTTTCGATACAAATTGTAGGTGGCACAGTACCGACGAGATTCTTTAATATTGACAGTGGCTGGAATAAATTTACATTCTTCGAACTTTCGACACACTACACGATAACATTAACACCTGGATGTTACACGACTGCGCAAATGGTAAGTGAACTGGCGGCACGTTTTAACGATATTTCAGGAACTACAACCAATAAATATACATTTTCAATAAGTCCAGTTACAGATTGTATTACAATGACACGAACTACATCAAATAAAAATTTTTCTCTCTTATTCGGATCGGGTGACTACGTCGATTTATATGACAATAACTCTCTTAATATGATGAACTCTCCTGCAAAAATGCTGGGATTTGCTTCTGCTGATTATAGCAATAATCCTTTTGCTGATCTTTCAGGGACAATCGTATCGCCATTTGCAGCTGACGCTAATTTTCTTACAAACCGAATGTATTTGTACATAAATCAAGAAAACAATCAAGACATAGCAACAATTGAACGTTCTGTAGGTAAAAAGTCACCTTATTCAATTATTTACATGGATCAGACAAGCCCCTATAAAACATTTACACAAGAGAATTTTGAGCCTGTTTTCACAGCAACTCCAGCGCCGATTGCACGTCTAACAACCTTAACCATTTCATTACGAGATGAATTTGATAGAATCTTAAATTTTAATGGGCGCGATTTTACGCTTCTTTTAGAGATTGTCTACCTAGAATAGGGTATCATGCATCCGCGTGTCTTAGAAATGCTCAAAGAAGTGAAAGAAAAAGGGCGACCGCTGTCTTCTTTTAAATTGGGAGACATGATCCATGTCTCAGATAAAATGACGAAAAACTACTCATATGTATTACACGCAAATCCCGGGCAAGATATGGCATTTAAGCCTTATGCGGATCCGGATGAAATCCTTTGCGCAGGTGCCTTTGCGGGCAAGTATCTTAATGATTGTATTGAGGAATTCCCAGCAGAATGGTTTCTCAAAGCCATTGCTCTAGGAAAGTTGAGCCCGCAAGGTGCAGACGTGAGCTTGAACGCTTTTGGCGAACACTCGCGACTTCCTCTTTCATCGTGGAAAAAGTCAGGCTGGGTACCTAGTCATCACAAATCAAAAAAAGATCCTATCTTGAGCGACGCGGATAAGAATCCTGATATACGAGGCTGGTTTCAGTGGTATTGTCGATATTGGATGGGAAGACGACTCCCCGAGCTCGATGAGGTTCAAATCAAGAGATGGCGATCATTTACACGACACGCGGGCGCCATAAAAGCCAACTGTGATCCACACGACCTCAATTGTCGACCGAAGCAAAGACAGGCTCTTCTTCATTGGGCGTATAATCCTTACATTTAATAGGATGGCTCGGAAAACAAGAAGGTTAAGAAAATCAAGAAAGACACGCAAGCAGCGAGGTGGTCTTGGCACAAGGCTTGGCTTTAGAAACGGTACAACGCCGATAATGATACAAGCAAAATGTAGGGAATGTATGGCGACTAAATCAACAAAAGGTTTTTGTAATTTATCTACATGTGGCAATTATTGTGCGATTGAAAGGGCAGGGAATAGAGCAGATTGGAATATATGTAAAGAATCAGATACTTGTCTCCGATACATGACACCTGAACCCTATTTACAAGGGAAGAGTCGAATCTTAGTTGAAGATTCAATCGCATTTGTAGAACCTGAAGGAGAAATTTGTTATGGAGGTACAATTGATACATGTACTACAGTTACAGTTGTTTTTGATGATAATTCAAAAATAGGATTACATATAAATCCCAGTCCATTACAATTGAGAGAAATAGGTGAAAACTATTATTCCACACCTGAACCAATTATAACATATGAAAATCTATGGGACAAAATAAGAGAATTACGTAGGCAAAATAACAAACTTGAAAATCTTGTGACAGCTCTTTATATTATATCATCGCCTCAACTTATAACTCGCGGTTTTCCTAAGAATCTTGTAGGACATTTAAGAAGTGAAGGAAATGCTCAAGTGAATAAAAAATACAATTTATTATCAAGTATAACTTTACGCAAAATAGTTCAAGATAACGTAAATGGGTTTACAGAAAAAAGTACTTTTATTTATGATCCAAATATCTCTCTTCATGCTACTGAAAATACTGATCATCACTTAGTCATAAGGGCTAATGGCATAATAGATAGAAACTATAATCACGACTGACTAATAACAGAAATCATAAACGACCCAGTGTTCTCATTAAAATTCTCCTCCAGTCGCGTTGAAGTGTCTGTAAGAGTATGATGAAACGAATACCCCTCCCCGAAGGCAGGACAGTAAAGGCACACAATCTTATGTACAGATTCGATTTGAAGAGCCTTGATAAGTTCGGAAACGACCCAGTCCTTTGAAACAAAGTATACACCTGTAATCTGTTTTGTGTTCATGACCATCATTTTTACTCGTCCAAAACTCAACTCTTCCTCCAGTCGTTGCTTTGCTTCCTCCATACTTTCTTCTGTCACGTGCCGAGTATATGTATTTTCGCTGATGTGAGACATTTTGAGTACCTTACATCAATGTAATCGCATTTTTCAATTTTACAAAGCATTCAGGACAGATCGCGCAATATAGAACAGAACACCACCCCAGAGCGAATCCATTAAAGCAAATAACGGCTCGTAGTTACGCAGAGTCGCCAGATTCGTGAAATCGTAAACAGCGTAGGTCGCTAAACCTAAGCCGAATGCCTCTGAAGGTTCCTTTGTCTGTAAAAGCAGGTAGGCGAGCGCCACGTAGACGACAAGCGCAGCCCACCAGACGACTTGAATGGAAGACCCCTGTATTTTCCTAAACATTTTACCAGAGAATTCTTGTGTTATGTACAACCACGGAAGATCAATAACTAAAATCAATAGACCAGTGAATAGAAGAGACAATGGATTCATCTTATGGAAACACAGAAAGTAAATGGCTTATTGAATGTAGGGACAACTTCTATTTTTTACCTGCTTGGCGTAGACTTCGGGTGAGCTTACAAAAGGAATTTCACAGCAATCCAGATGTCATTTTTTTTGATAAACCGGCTTTTGAACTTGTATCGTGGAACGATAAATCGAGTGAATTGAAAGAACCTTTACAAAAAATTATAGAGTCCGACGCATATTCTTTTTGTATGAAATTTAGAGGTGTAATTGTAACATTTACAGGAATTCACTTAATCGGTTATTTTGAGGATGAACAAGACTTAGATCGGTTTGATACTCTCACTACATCAATAAAAAAAGAATTTAAGAAGTACGGTCTCTCATCATATAGATTATCTACACTGCTGACCGTGCCTCTATGCCGTTTTAGAACAGTAAGTGCCTGCGAGAAATATAAATCTACACAGCTTCTTGAGTGGTCTGAATGCGAATTTGGTGAACTTCGTATGGCAAGTTGGCATATCTCCTACAACGGGTCAACGCACGTAACACGCCCTCTTCAACGCTTTATTTGCCACAGGGGGAATCTTGAACGCAAAGAACTTGCGAACGAAAATGATCCGATTCTTCTTGATAAGCGTATAGCCGATGGCTATGATGTTGAATTGGACGTCTGGTATAAAGATAACCAGCTGTTCCTAGGGCACGACAATCCGGAGTATCCCATAACCTTTGAATGGCTCATGCAGAGTTCAAAGAAGTATATTCACACAAAGGATGCAAAAACGCTGGAGCAGCTGCTTTTGCGATGTGGCAAAGAGGGTTACAACCCTAATATCTTTTACCATACGGGTGAGCACTATTCTCTGACGACGCGGAATCATATCATCGTTTTACCTGGACAAGAAATTCTTGAAGGAAGTGTAAATATGATGCCTGAAATGTCACCGACACCAAAAGATACACGACAAGCCTTTGCGGTTTGTTCTGATTCATTAAGCAATTTTTCTAAATAGAATGTCTGATGTCATCCACCTTGAGGGCTTTGAAAGCTCTATCCGAGGAAAAAAGGTATGGGTCGTTGGAGACGACTCATTAGCTCTTCGTCGCCTGAATCTTTCTGTAACTGAAAGTCTAGGAAGAGGACGTACGGTCTGTATAACTGATTCTCATCACGCCTTCCCGAAATCGTTTCAGAAATTTGCTTGGGATGCGATATTTAAACTCAAGGATCAGCAAGATTTACGTCTAGCGCTGACATATATTACAAACGCCACTAAGCCAATTCACGTTGTCTGGATAGGTGATGAAATGTCCCAGCAAATCTTTCAGAAGTTAAGTGATACAAGTACCACGGTCATTGGACTTGGATCAAGATCCCATGTACCGGTGCAACCGTGGAATGTCATCTTTTTTCCACACGATATGAATTCGCAGCAGATTGAGGAAATGTTATTGTCGCGCGTTGGACAAAATAAACTCAGGTCAATGAATTTGCGGAGTATTTTACCGGAATTGAAAACAGCGAAAGCATCTCTCGTTTGGTCAACCATTGACGAAACGGAAAGGGCAGGTTCACTGTATTGGTTTGATACTATGGATGGACAACCGCCAGAGGAATTGTGGAATCCTATGGAGACGGCTACTTTTTTACATGATTTAGCGGATCGTATTGCTTCTGCGAAATGATACTATCTACTTGCGCATCAACTTGAAACTCCTTGTGTCGTTATCGTTGATTACTTACGCATCAACTTGAACGTACCCTTCTTCGGCTTGAATCCCTTCGCGAACAGCTTCTTGATCGCCTTCAAGCCCGCCGCGTGCTTCTTCTTGCTAACAATACGCCCCTTCTTGGTCTTCATGAGATCGCTCTTAGTCAGTCCACCGGAAGTGTGCTTCGCCGTCCCGTGCCAAACCTGGCTCTTGGATCCCGTAGTTACCATCGCGCCACCCATCATATTATTCTTACGATTCTTGCGAGTGCAGACCATTTTACTTATAGTAAAACTAGAGAAAATAAATTAGTACATGGAAAGTCTGGGCGTCTCGCCATTATCGATCCGATCCATCAAATCCTTCATTTTACCAGAGTCATAGACTCCAGCAAAATGAACGAGAAGATCACCATGTTCCCACTTAGGTTCCTCGTCGAAGCCCATGAGATACGCATTAAAACGCTTGTGTTCATTGGTCACCTGAATTGCGTCTTTGACCTCGGAATCCGTGTTCATGAGCTTATCAATACCAGCATTCTCCCACCAGATATGATAAATAACATCAGTCTGCTGATAGACTCGTCGCCAGAAATTCCGAATCCATGCTGTGTTTCTCATAACAATGTTTCCAGCATTTACATGACCACATGAATCAAATGTCATCAACATTTGCTTATCGCTTTTGAAAATGGATAACACATTATCTTCAAACTTAATGGACTTATTTGTGATATAGACATCGGCGTCACTTAACCAGACAAGTGCATTTTCCGGTAGCTTTTCCAAATGGTGAAGTAAGAAGGGTACCTTAGACCACGAGATAGGACGGTCGCGATCCCAGAAAGTCTCATCACCCTGGATATAGGTGTATCCATGCGCCTTGGCATAGTCCACTTTCGACTTGAGAGCCTTTTCCAAGTTCCGACAATAATCCTTCCCTAGCGCAAGTGTCAGTATGGTAAGAGTCATTAATTTATTACAATCAAGAGTCTTTAAAACCTCAAACAAAAAATTGAATTTTCCGGCGCCCATAAAACAAAATAGCTACACAATGTTTGAATATCATTACAATGACAATGGAGATCTTATCTGTCCCCACTGCGACAAGGTCGTTCCCAAAAAGGAGAACGCCGATGGTACATTTACTGCTCGTCAGAGCACAATGCACTATCACATGAAGACACACGAGGGTCCTTTCACTTGTCGCCATTGTAATAAAGAATATACCCATGAATTTAATTTGAAGCAGCATATGATAGATCAGCATCCCACGAAGGCTCAGGAACAGGAAGAACGTGAAGTATTTACATGTCCTGTAAATGGATGTAGTCACGAGTCCAAGACGAAAGGAAATAGGATTCCTCACTTCTTGCGAAATCATTGTGGAGATACAATTCAGAAGAATGAACTTACTGTAAAAGACTCAAAGGAGTCAAGTTGTAAGCTTTGTTCAATGAAGTTTAAGAATAGGGCGTCCTTTATTTATCATTTGGCGCACTGCCTTGTAGAGAAGAATCAGCAACCTCACGAGTTATTGCGCACTATTTTGTAACATCTTGGATTGAGTTTACACTGAGGACTAAATAGTATAAGTGATAGCCGAGCGCAGCGAATCCAGACATTGCTAAGAGTTCATAAGCCGGTCTCGGGGTATTTTTTTCGTTGGCTCCTACGTAAATGAGAAGCGGTGCGACTAGGAAAACGTGAATTAAGTTGATCCAGAGACTGGGAGACTGGATCTGAATACGAACCCAAGCCTTGTAGCCGTGGTAGACAAGAATAAAAACACCGAGAACAAGGGTGACCGTATAGATCCAATACGGAACATTGCCGCGATTCAAGGCAATGTAGAGTAAAAAGGGAACAACTACAAAAATATGAAAGAGTGAGAGTATAATATGGCTGTCCATTACTATGTAGGAGTTATAAAAATTGACACATAATACCTGAAATCTATATATAGAAATGGTCTGTTTCACTATCCGTGTAATTTATCCACTACAGCACAGTGTAAGTATGAATAGACAAAATGATAGATACTTAAATCATCTAGTAAAACATTATTCAAATACATCTATTTATGATTGTGTAAGTGGAAATAAGAGGGAGTGGTGGTACGATGTTGTTATCTGTGATAATGACATCTCAGATTTTCTTGATACCCTGCCGAGTCCATTTTACCTGGAGTCGATTGATTACAAATACAGTTCCCGTCGTCTTTACACGAATAGGCGAATCTCTACAGAGTCACAGATCTATCCTCGGTCACCTTATGAAAATCATGTTTATTGGAAGGCTGTTTACACAGAACACAACATGCTATTGGTGAAACCGCAAATAAAAATTGAAAAGCGCTGGGTATATTAATAACATAACAACATGCAACCAATCAATGAGCGCCATTATGCTCTGTTAGAGTCGTTTATGGACGACCCTAACATTACACGGATGCGACAGAGACATAGATCGCAGCGATTTCATTACGCGATGCTTGTTCTTAGGGGGAAGATCATTTCGATGGCGTCGAATGATTATGGCACAGCTGCGCGATGCGGATGTGGCTACGGGAAGTGGTCTACCATTCATGCTGAGAAGAACTGTATTAAGAAGATTGGCGATTTGTCTAAGTTGAAAGGCTGTGATCTTTATGTGATGAAAATTAGGGAACACGCAATCACAAATCAGAAGTACTTCTCAAATTCAAAGCCTTGTAGGAGTTGTACGCTGTTTCTTGAGAAGTGCCAGAGGAACTTTGGTCTCAAGAACGTGTTTTACACGAGCATGCCAGAAGGCGTAAATCCGCAGGGTGTTTATTCTGAGTAAATAAAAATGAAAGAAACTATTTTTGTTCCCCCCATTTTCACTTGCTGTTTTAATTGCTGTATCTGCTCATTTATTTGCTGTTTTAGCGGCTTTCGCAGCTTCTTTAAGAGCCTTGGCAGTCTCTTTCGCCGCCTTTAGAGCAGCCTTCTCGGCAAGCGCAGCGTCTTTAGTAGCCTTTAGAGCAGCCTTCTCGGCAAGCTTTGCAGCCTTCTCTGCTGCCACCTTATCTTTCTCTGCAGTTTTCGCCGCTGCTGCCGCCGCCTTTTCATCCTCCTTCTTCTTCTTTAGAGCTGCACGAGCCTTCTTTGTTTTGCTACACCAGATGAAGAAGTCCTTGGATCCATATTCGGGCATAGGCGGAATGTAATTCTCGTCATGGACAATCGGCTCTTCAATAACAGGCGGAGGCGGATTCTTCTCAGCCTCGATCATCGCCTGCGCAAACGCTTCTTCCTCGGGCGGCACAGGCTGCTTCAAGACCTCTTCATAATAGTTGTACATAATCTGGCGCGCTTCTTCCGCCTCAGTTAACTCGATATGCTTAATCTTGAAAGTACGTTTCTTTGGAATAATTCTTTCAGGAGAAATGTTCCATGTCTTTCCGTTTCCGAGATCCCATTCAAAGGACGTCATTTTAGTACCGGCAATTCGGTCGTCGTCAGTTTCAATTTTATTTTCTTAGTTTCCGTGTGCCACCGCGACCTTTCTTTCCTAGCTTCCCTTCTGCCGCGTGTTGTGTCTTAGAATTACGTAGAATTTTTTCCCGCCGCGCCCTTTGTTCTTCCCTTTTATTTAATATTAAAGTTTTCCTTTTCTTGAATGGCTCTTGTAAAGCAGTTCTTAAATCTCTAACTGATAATAATATAACTGCAGCAATTCCAAGTAACCTTAAAACTATATTTTTTTGAGTCATTTGATGCATTGCTGACTGTAATGTGCTAGTTGTTCTATATATTGCGTATTCTCCAGCAATAGTTATAAGAAATAATATAATATTACGACCTTCTACTTCTTTTAAATGATTAAACGCATGCTGTAATGCTCCACCCAGACGCCGATCACAAAATGACGGAAGCAGTTGTTCATTTATTCGTGCCAGACTATTATTTAATATTACTAATTCTTCACTACTATTTGGAAGAGAGTTTCTTAAAGAAGTAGCGCGCGCCTTCATTAAAGCACTGAAATTAATCTTTTTGGGACTAGATCCACCTTTTACATTGCATACTTTAGTGGTTTCATCTAGCGCAATATTGTATATTTTATCAATGGTTGATTTATTTATCTTATTTTCAATAATTGACTTCATCATAATATCGGCTATTTTTGTTACAGTGTTCATATCATCTTTTGTAAGACCTTTCATAGTTTGTTGTATATCTTCTTGTGAAATTGTTGGTAAACTCATCCCTATTCAAAGCATACATTTTGCGCAGAAACCAGTCTTATATTTCCGTTGTATTGATTCAAAAAAGTACGCGAAACCTGTTTCAACTGTAAAATGTTTACCTACAAATTCAATACCAAAGATTTTTTCATAAAGTCCTAACATGGCGCCGGAAAGTTGACCATGTTTGCCATCATTTATGACTGAGGTGACAAAATCATTCCAAGATTCACTTACACATGCTTCTGGAATAGGTGGTAAACAGAGAGACGCATCCGCCAAATAAACCAAGAATGTACAAAGATCCTTGAGTTTCTCTTCAGGAAACCAGTCGAAAATACGAAGTTCTACACCATGATTGTAATGTTTCTTATAATTTATGTCCATACCAATTTTATCAAGCGGCAAATACCCGCTTTTTGTATGATACTGTTTATACCACCAAAAATCAGTCCTATACCCTTTAACTTCTTGAATAGCAACTGTGAGAATTTTTCCTTCAGTCATAAGCACCGTATCGTAGGTTCCAATACCAATATAACGAGAGGTTGCGCATCGTTGCGATGCTTTCGTATAGCGTGGGCATAATTTGGAAAAGGGGTCCGCTGTTCCATAGAGCGCAATTAAGAAAGGCTCAATCCACTGGATAGATCTAATAAATTGCTTGTGTTGATCTTTAAAGAGTTCGGGATACAAAATCGGTGCCAGTCCTGTATCGTCCTTTTTACCCAGCATAGAAGGGAGTGTAATATTAATATGATATGTGCCACTATTGAACATCGCAATATTTCTTGGATTACTATGAAAGACAGCAAAGCCAGGATTTAGAGGTGGATACATAAGAAGACCTTTGTCTCTGTAAATGCGTTTCTTGACAAGAAACGCATTGACCCCTTTCAAGAATCGCGTCTTTGTATCTATAAGTTCTTTTAATACTACCTGTAATTTAACTTTATAAAATGCCTGTGTAATAAACTCAATCGTATCACCATCGAAACAGAATGTTTTTTCATATTCGTCTTTAAAAATGGGAGGACAAAAGTTCTGTAGTTCTTTAAAGAAACTTTTACCAAATGCAGGATTAGGCTTCGGTGCTTTTTCGTAGGTTGTTGCGTGATTTCCACTTAAATCCATCTTCTCAAATGAGTGCCCATTAAAGAAATAAGGTAGAGGAACACATCCAGATGTATCGGGAAACAGTTGCGCAAATACAGTTAAATAACCTGTTTTGAAGCCACTGTAATAATTTACACTGTATCGTTCAGGCTTATGGCAAGTTCTTATTATTGGAGTGGCAGCGTAAATGGGTTTTGTAAACTGAAAATATGTCTCTTCTTCTATTCCAAAACCCCAAAACAATTCATTTGATCCATACATTGTTTTGTATTTTTTGTGTTTGTCAAGCTCTTTGGGCATAGTCCCTTTCCTTACTAATTTAGTCAAAATACTTATTCAGCATGTCTGACGCATGTTCAAGAGCTCCCTCCATCCACGCCTGTTTTAAAGAAAAGGATTCACCGCATACATATACAGAAGGCATCGATGCGTCAGGATGCATCGCCTCTTCAGACATAATGACAGGATCATAAGAACCAGGTGTCCAATAGGTACATCCAGAATACCAAGGATGAGCTTTAAAAAGATTGTAGGGGGGAATATCACGATCGGGAAACATTATACCTAGTTCTTCCATGATAAACTTACCTAGGGCTTCTTCTCCTTTAGTATCCATCATTTTTATAAGAAAATCTGCATTATCAGCGTCTGTATAAGAAACCATGGCAATTCCTTTCTTTTCATTTATCGGAATGAAATAACGAATTGGACCGGCTGAAACACAGCGTTCCAAGCCTGCAAACCAGGGTTTACCATCTTTTAAAGGAAAGACGGCATAGGTCCGCATCAGTGGGCACATAACCAAATGTTTGAGCGCAGGGAAATGACGCGTATCAGGGCATGCTTTTAGAGCAGATGAATGAAGAGCAAGTATAACTTTATTCGCATTAAAAAAGGTATCGCGACATTTAATTAAAGCTTGCGTTGCACCTTGTGAAAGCCCAATCATTTCACATTCGGTTTTTAGAATGCCACCGTTCTTTTTAAATTCTTTTACCATTGCGTCTATTAGTTTAGATAATCCGCCGATGACGACAGAATATCCTTTATAGGAGCCCATTTCACCGTCTTTTGAAAATGCTTTTATAGCAAGATCTGCACGGAGAACAGATACTTCTGCTCTATAAGCAAAGCCTGACAAAAGGCGCATTGCTTTCGCTTCGCCGTATACACGTTTTAAGAGTTGCTCAAGTGTATGTGTTCCAAGAAGCTCAGCTGGCAAATCACTAATCTCTTTTAGAACGGCTTCAAATATACTTTCAAACCTATTTACATGTGCTGTCCCATCACTTTCAATATAAAGCTGTTTATCTGAGAGCGGAAAGGTCTTCAACCCGTATTGAGAAAGAAGAGAGTGAACCATGGTATGAGAATCTGATATACGCCCTGCACCAATTTCCCAAGAGAGCTCACCTTTATGATAAGTTACAACACGACCGCCAGTATAATTATATTTTTCAAGAATACAGACAGATTTTCCTTTCTTAGCCAGCTGAATGCCGCAATAAAGACCGGCTAGTCCAGCACCCACAATAACAATGTCAAAGGTGACCATTCTTATTTTGAGAAAAGATATCTTTTATGTCTCTTTCGCCCACTTACTAACAATCGTAGTATCAGAATTACTTATACGTCCTATAATTTTCTTATCTTTAATCATTAAAAAAGTGGGAATCTGTCGAATCTCACAAAATCCAGCCGTGTAGTCATTCTTATCAATATCGCATTTAAACCAAGTGAAATCCGAATTCTCTGTCATAATGCGATCTAAGTTAAGTTTTTTACATGCTCCACACCAGTTTGCCGTAAAATAGACAATCGATTTTACAGGGAGTGGCAGTGCATCTTTTTCTTCTTCAACGCGTCCAATTAAACGTTCAAACAGTTCTTGGTTGTGGAGGGGTATCATCTCTTTTGTCTTCGGAAGGAGGGTAGTCATTTCTGTCCTTTTGAAGTGACATATTTCTTAAGCCACGAATTCCTGCAATAGCAAAGCCGCCGACTATGAGAAATCCGATTGAGATTAAGAACCAGGAATCAAGTGGCGCAGAAGCGCCACCAACCATTTTGCCGACAGCTTGCGTTTCTTCACCAGTGAAAGTAGGAGGAAGAACAATCGGTTTAGACATAGCTTGTTGCGCGTTCGCACCTAATTTTATTGGCAGAAGAGGTGCTTGCGCCAACTCAGCTAATTTACTCGGATCAGAAAACGCTGCCATTTTTCCAGCAACTTTGGCTGCGACTTTCGGTACAGCCGCCGCCAAACCGGCTACACCTGATGCTGCTGTAGTAACAGCGCCAACAGTTGACTGAATAGGAGGAACAACAGCACAGGTTGTCGCGCTTATAAGAGAAAAAGGATCAGGTATACCGAAAAAGCTGAAAAGTGAGCCAAAGAGTCGTGAAAAAATCGTTCCGCTTGGTCTTCCCATTTCTTTAAGAACGCTCGGCTTTGTAAAGTTAGTTGCGAGACCACGAGAGTCCATTGTTGCAGTAAAGGGAGGAATACGAGGAACACCTTTCTCAAAACTATCAACAGGATCCCACAATACAGTACAAAATTCAAAGATATTCCAAAGAAACAATAATGGGATGGTAAAAAACAGAATGGTGAGAAAAAACTTCGCAATTCCGCCATTCATATCTCCAGCCAGAAAACTGGAGAGACCAAAGGGCGCAAAGAGAGTCATAAAATATGCCATAAAGAAAGAGATTGACATGAAACTTTCACCCTGGGGTAAATCATCTTTGGATGGAACAAATAGATTCGTTACACGATTAAAAAACTTATAGGCTAGACCGGAAGGACCAAAAAGAGGACGACTTAGTCCATATTCTTCAATATATTTCCTGTCTCCAAACACTTGCATCATATCATAGAAATACCAGAGACCAAACGTGAAAATATTGATTAGAGCCTTCTGAACAGCCGTTTTGGGTGAAAAGAAAAGAAGCTGATCTATGCCAAAAAATCCAGTGAGTGGAAACACGGCGAGACAGACATAGAAAATAAAGGGTAACGAGGATCCCTCCCAGTAAGAACCATGTGTATACGGAAAATTATTTTTTGCTTCCGACTTCTCCTCGGACATACTACTCTAAGGCTAGATGTTCCGCTTTCCAATTGGTAAGCGCAGATTTACAAGGTATTTATCAAAGTCGGGGGGAAAGGAGATATGATTAAAGAACTCGCTAGGATTTACATTTTTTCCAGGTATATAAACAGAAACTTCGTCATTTTTTTGAATTCTTAATCCGGTTGCATCAAAGTCGAGGATAATAACCGTCTTATCTGATTGTAGATACAATTCAAAGTCATACAAGGCAAATCCTTTTTCCCACATTTCTTCCCATAGCCAAACAAGCTCTCGTATAAGTGCTCCATCATTTGGTATCCAGACAGGTTCATCAGTATTTACATATTCCATCTCATACTTTAAGAGATCATTGCTCAAGGCGGGTGTTTTCAACACCATATATCTCGGCTGACTAAGAATTTCTTCTATAAAGGAGTGAATGCGCCTCTGCGCAACCGTATCATGTGTCTTAGAACGTCGTTTTCCGATTTTTACAACACCAAATACTGTTCTAAAAATCTTACCGTGGGCTCCCTCGTTGATAGATTCATCCATTGCTTCGTTACCTGACTCCAATAAGCATCCTTATTTCAATTTTACACGCCTCGACCACGTCTTGACGCATATTGCCTCATGTTTTCCTGTGCTTGTGGCATAGACACCTGGTACATCACTGTAGTGCCGCTATTCTCTTCACCAGTAACGCCATATAGTGCACGCATTGTCTGTACAGTGTTCGCAGTACCCTTTGATGTTTCAAGTTTACGAAGACGACGAGCATGGATTTGTCTCCTTTCATAAACTCTACGCACAACAAATCCAATAATAATAGCAGCAACTGTACCAACAATACCCCCAACAATAGATGCTGTATTCGCATTCGCAGCTGCTGTTGCCGCCGCTGCCACCGCTGCTAGATCAAGGCTCGCAGCAGGTGTTTGAGAAGGTGTTGGCGTAATACTTACAGTCGATGTAAGCGAGGGCGTTGTTGAAATCGTTGGTGTTAAAGATGAACTTAGACTGGGCGTTGTGCTAGCTGTTATAGAAACCGTTGGGGTATTAGAAGCTGTCGCACCTGTCGATAAAGAAGGGGTTGGTGTAGGTGTTACACTGGACGACGGAGTCGCCGTGCGACTTGGTGTTGGCGCAAGAGCAATGACAAACGACACTGAAGAGCCAGTATAAGGAGCCACACCAGTTCCAGTTCCTTGAACACTAATTTGCGCTGTGTAGGCTGTGCCTCCAAATCCACCTGTGAATGTTCTGGGTAAGACGTAATTTACACTCATATTTCCTTGCGCAACAATTCCAGTTACAGCTGTTCCTACAGTTGTACCACCGCCGCCACCACCACCACTACTTCGTACAGTGACTGTCGTAAGACCAATTTGTGCTTCGCCTAGACCACGCCAGACAATAGTCATATTTCTGTCATCAGATGTAATAGATGCTCCTGTTGTTATAGTGCGGTTGCCATCATATATAGACACAGCAGTAATTTTACTTTGAAGAATGGTGATGTTTGGTATCAGACCATAGACAGAAGGATTCGTCACAGTTGCTAACGTCAGAGGTACATTTGTAGCCAACGAATTTGCACTATCACTAAGGCGTAGACCAAATGTTCCTGCTGTTGAATTGACACCGGAGCCGGTTGTAAGGGTTCTTACACCACCAGCACCAACATAACTAAGGCGAAGCCATTCATCCGAGTTAATGTCACGTGTAGTCCAATTGAGAACTAGGGTCTGTCCAGTATAGAAGGTATATCCACTTTGATCCCATTCAAGATTCACAGGTGTTGCCAACGTCAGGCTAGGAAATCCGGCGTTTACACACGCATCAGCATATCCAAATCCATTGTGTAGAGTTCCACATTGTCCACTTGTCTGATCCACGAGACACCATTTGCTTGTTCCATTATTCCAGTCCACCTTAGACGAGCATCCTGCTGCTACGGAAGCTGATGCGTTAGGCGCCGTAACAGCGGTCTTTGCAACAACACAGGCACATCCACTATCGCTTTGTACCGTGCCAACAACATATCCTATCATTAAGTTAATCATCGTAAGTATTTTTACAGATAACATTTGTTCTTATCCTACCAATGTTTGATAGAATAAGAATTTCAAATTTTTCCACAGTCATTAAATTGTAAATAGCAATCCACCAAATCCATCCACTACACGAAACACGTTATGATTTGTTGCATATACACGCCCTGTGCAATTACCACGAGGAGGAGTTGTAGCTTGATTCAATGTTATTTGTAAAACAAGATTATCAATACGACTTGCGTTCAAAGAGCCACTTGGCTGTAAGTCTTCTGGCTTGAGAGCAAAACTGTAGATATAAATGAAGTCATCGTTAGCTATAACAGTATGATTCTGCCACGCCTGAACAAGACGAAAATATCCAGCATCTCTTTCTTGAAAACGGTCCATGCCATCAAGTTGTAAAAGCGCAGTTGATAACATATCGGTTCTTACACCTGATTCAGTTATTGATAAGCTACTATAGTTGAACCATTCATGATAGCTGTCCATTAGATCACGCTTTATTACCCAAATGAGTTCTCGAATCGGGTGATTAAACTCAAGACGAAGGGGCACACTTGTTACACTTGCAGGAATACCGAGTGGAGATGTATATTGTACCTGCTCAATAAGATATTCGTGCGATGTGCTTACAAAACGACGCCGTTCTTCTACATCCAAATACACATAATCACCGTATAACATTAATGATGTTATTTTTGCTGGATTCACGGTTGTTGTATTACAATTAGTTACAAGTTCCCCACTGTAAAACAGTTGCTGTAGTGGTCTTAATGTAATATTAATACGAACAGGATGATATTGGAGTGCCAGAAGCGGTAAGTATAAACCAGGATTTTTATTAAACCAGAAGTGGAGCGGAACATATAGTTTTAGAGGACCGGGTAGTGTTCCTGTGGGTGGAACATATCCATCCACTTTTCCAATCATATCATAGAATCCAGCCTTTTTATCGGAAGTTGTTGTGAGATTTGACCAGATTTCCATCCACTCACCGGTTTGTTTATCAATTTCCTGCTCACCAACTTCAATGCTGATTTCCTGTATAAGTGCATGACCGATTGAGTTCACATAAGATGTTGCTGAACCATTTGATGAAAGATAAATAGCAGGTAAGGTTACTTCAAGGAAGACGGGACCGAGTAAATCTCCACGACGAGGTATAAGACAGGAGAGTCGTTTACCAAAATCGGGGTCACCATCGAAATACATGGGTTGACTTTCTATAGAGAAATTTGTATAGCGCCGATATACCATTTTAAACCAGGTGATTTGGGGGTTTCCACTGAGAAAAACATCCTGCTTTCCCATTGCGATAAGTTGTAATAAGCCACCACCGCCTGTCATACTACCAGAGGAAAAGATATATGATTGCGCTTGATACGCATAAAAATAAAAGTAAAAAACTAAAAGAAGAGCATATAGAAGATGGATCCTTATATACAAAATAATCGTTCATATGATACGGATCTTTTGATTCTAAGAAGTTTATTTGCTCTCAATCCAGACACAAATCTCCCCATATCAACGAATTACATCATGACTACGGACGGTGCTGGTGGGATCTCATGGATAGATCCAATTATCTTTGGAGGAATTTCTCTACCAAATCTTGTAAGTACTGTTGCTGGATTAGGATCTATCAACTATGTATCAACATCCTTTTTGAATACAGCACTTACAAGTTCCCTAAAAGGTCTAGGAACAATCAACTATATATCAACATCGTATTTGAATACAGCGCTCACAAGTTCGCTAGAAGGTCTAGGAACACTCAACTATGTATCAACATCGTATTTGAATAGTGCACTTAGAAGTTCTATAGAAGGTCTTGGAACAGTAGGATATGTATCTGCACAGACACTTGCAATAACTACAAATACTGCCAATGCGGCATTAACATCATCAATATTTATACTTAATCCTTCACGTTATGTAAGCACAGGAGCACTTATAAGTACAGTTAAAGGTATATTAGATAGCGCTGATTTTGCATTACAAATCGGTGAATTTGATGCTGGTTTAACAAGCACATCGCAAGGTTTAGGTACCCTGGGTTATATTTCAACTGCTGCATTTCGTTCGTCGTTGACAAGTACATCGCAAGGTCTAGGTACCCTAGGTTATATTTCTACTGCTGCGCTTCGTTCATCTTTGACAAGTACAGTTCAAGGTCTAGGCTCTGCTGGTTATGTTTCAACTTCTTTTATGGCAAACTATGTTACAAGTGCTGTGGCAAATGCAGGAACCTCAGGCAACTATGTGTCAGTTCCAACATTGACTCTTACTTTAAATACAAAAGTAGCAGGCTTAGGAACTCAAGGATATGTATCAACATCTTATCTTGTAAACTATGTTACAAATGCTTTGAATAATGTAGGTACTTCGGGCAACTATGTATCAACCCCCACATTAGATCTTGCGCTTACAAGTACAACATCGTATATATTTGATTCGGAGCGTTATCTAAGTACAGGAGCTCTCACAAGTACAACAGTAGGAATTCTTGCAACAGCAACAAGCGGTATTGCTGTGGGTACATTAAATACTGCACTGGTATCAACTGTTGAGGGTCTCGGTTCAGGTGGCAATAATGGATATATATCATCGCTCACATTAAAAACAGCACTCACATCGACTGTAGCAGGTCTAGGTTCAGGTGGCAATAATGGATATATATCTTCGCTCACATTAAATAGAGCATTAACGTCAACTGTTGCGGGTCTCGGTTCAGGCGGCATTAATGGATACATATCAACTCTTTCACTTCAAAGTACAACACAACAACTTACAGATATGATTATGGGTGGCACAACCGTGACAGTAGATAGAGCTGGAAACTTAATTATACAGGGTGGTACAATAAATGTTGGAAGTATGACAGGTAGTATTATATATGTAAGTACATTTATACAGTCGTCAGTCACATATTCTGGAACAAATGGAACGATGTCAGGTACAGTTCTTCCAAATCCGAATACAGGTACAGATATGATGTTTTCAACGTGCATTATCCCATTTAATACAATGTCAAGTTTTATGAATGCAAATAGTCGTATTAACTTAGATGTTTTTCCGACGTTTGCATTCAACGAACTAAATAGCGGGTCAACTCGTTCACTTGTAACACCAATTAGTACATTTATACAGTATGGATCGCTTGCTCCAAGTGCTAATAACTCTAACTTATTAAAGTATGTAAATACATCATTTTTAATAGCAAATAGTAAAACATCGGGGTTTTCAAACTACTTTCAACAACAACTAAGAATTCAGATTCCTGGATCAGCAATTTATGGGGCATTTTCAAATGACTATATACTTTATCATTACATGCCTGGTGGTCTCACCATCAACTTAGATCCAGGTTTGAAGGCAAGTAGTATAACTGTAAACTATAGTTCTACGAACTCAGTTTTTATCTCGGTTCAAAATCTACCGTAAATCTAAGGATCTAGAAGAGAATGGCATCAAGCCGCAGAACATATGACACAGATTTTATAACTTTGCGAACTGTGTATGCACAGAATTCAAATAACGTAAAAATTCCAGCACTTTATGCATTAGTTGCTGATGGTTCAGGTGGAACAAGGTGGTCAATACCATCGTCATTTGGAACAAATCCATCTTTTAATCAAATCATCACAACAGGTGGCACATATACGGCTGATCTATCTTTCAATACCTTTCGCTTGTTTGCAGGGCAGGGCATAGGTATGGTAAATGGAACTCCTGGTTCGAATGAGACATTTATATACGCAAAAGCGTTTAATCAGATTGATATTAGTGGAGCTGATTCATTAAAATCATTTTCGAATGGTATATTGACACAGACTGTGAAATTTGCCACTGCAGAAAATGCCTACATTCAACTTCGAACGGATTCTGACACGAATACTCTTTTTATAGATGGTCCGATGACACAAACTATAAGTACGGGGTACTATGGATTTAATAAGTTTGTAATCATTCCAACAGTCAGTACAATACAAACAAACTTGTCAGCGTATCCTAAAAACACATTATTTGCTGATTCGCAGTCGACGCAGATTACATTTGCAGGTGTAAATGATCTTATTCTAAGCACGAATTATTCAACAAATCAGGTATTTTTTACTGTGAGTAGTTTCACTGCTGCTGGGTATCTAGCCTTGAGTGGTGAGACATTTTCTGTTTATAATCGGCTGATTAGTACGATTTCTTCTGGATTTGTAACTGTTCCAAACTTTTCAACTGGTGCAATTAGCCTTTCGACATTATCATTTTCAAATGCATCAACCGTTAATTCATCTATTTTTGGAGTATCTACATATTTTGGAGGTCGATTTGACTTTCTCAACAGTTTAATTAATACGCGCGCAACAATTGAACAGTTAAATACTGTAACAGGAAACTTTCAGATATCGATTTCGTCGTTTTCAACGAACTATATGTCATATACAGATTACATAAGTTCAGCTAATGGAATCTTAAATCAGATTTCAACAACTCTTTTTTTGAGTGGAATTTCAACTATTTATGTGTATGATGGAAGTTTTACAAACTTTAGTGTAGGATCTATTACATATGATCAGAGTGATATTAGCACATTAAGTACGACAACAAACAGTCGTATTATTAGCACTAATACTGCATTATCTGCACAAAATGAAGGAAATCTTTTATCGACATTTAGCACTGTATTGGGATTAGGAACACTCGGATATGTCTCAAGCACACAACTTACATCGACAACCCAGGGTCTAGGAACTATCGGTTATATTTCGACAACACAACTTACATCAACAACTCAGGGGCTTGGAACGCTAGGTTATATATCAACAGCGCAACTAACATCAACAGTTGCGGGTTTGGGTACACTTGGTTATATATCAACATCTTATACAAATAATATTTTACAATCAACAGTAACAGGCATTAATAATAACCTAGGATCCTTTGGTTATATATCAAGTTCTACGCTTGCAATATCAATTCAATCAACAACACAGGGTCTTATAAATAGTCTAGGTACACTTGGTTATATATCAACTCTTTCACTTCAGTCAACTACACAGGGACTTTATGATGGATTTGGAAACTATTATATAAGTTCAGCTGGTCTTAACACAATCATACAGTCGTCGATTGAAGGATTGGGCACGGCAGGCTACCTTTCAACATCGCAGTTTAATGATGCTCTAACATCAAGCTTTAATGCCTTATTTACATATAACTTAATCTCGAGTCCGAACTTAAAATCAACAATTGATAATCTTGGTTCAATGGGTTATATAAGCACAGCAACACTCGTAAGTTCATTTAATGCACTTCAAAAATCATTAATAAATATTCGTTCTTCAATTGCGTATACAGGAAATACAGAAGCTATATTGATGCAAAACTATGAGACTGATAGTAACTTGTATTTTAGTACAGCAACAGTAAACTTTGATCGTTTTTCATCTTTTATTAATAGCACATCAATGCTTTCATTTGATGCGAATATTAATGTTTTTTTTACAGGACCGGTTGATTCAAATTATAATGGAATCTATCAAATGACAAGTTATCTTCTTTGTAAAACAAATCCAGCTAATATTATGACGTCAGCAACATATTCAGATTCTTTATATGCTATTTATGGTGTATCAAACTCATATAGTAAAATGATTACATTCGACATAAATAGAAGTTTTGTTCAATCAAACTATACATACAACTATGATCTTGTCCACTATTTAAGTAATATTGGTGGAAATACAGCTACTACTTTTAGTAGTAATGCCTCAATCTATATGTCTCCAATCAACTCATTGTTCTTTACACTGTTAAAGGGACAAGCGACGATTGAATGTCCACCTGGTGGTGGTGGCGGCGGTCCTGGTCCTGGTTGATAAATATAAAATAGTAGTATGCGATAGATGGCAGCAACAAGTAAATCAATAGACACAGATTTTCTGAGTCTACGAACAGTCTTTGCAAGAAATACAGATAATACAAAAATTTCATCTACAAAAGTTTTAGTAGCAGATGGAAATGGTGGAACCTTTTGGGCTGCTCCTCAGATACTTGGTTCTCTTCCTGTATTTAATGCTATTGAAACATCAGCAGCTAAATATACAGCAACAGAAACAAATCGAACTCTACGACTTACTGCAGGCGAAGGTATTTCTATGAACTCATCTACATTATTTGGAACTACGTTCCTAAATATCGATGTAAGTGGTGCAAATAACATTAGTAGCAGTAAAATAAAAATAGCTACAACAGGGTTTATATCAGCATATACAGATAGTAATACAAATACTATATTTTTATCAAGTTCAAAGATAAGCCCTGCGCTTTCAACTGGAGATCTATATTTTCAACAACTGAAAGTAATATCATCTGTACAGGCTCCTATTGATACGACGCCTTTCAGAGGAAACTCACTTTTTGAATCAAATAACCATAATTTTTACACAACATTTGCGGCTGTGAGTCCTTTAGCATTATCGTCATTCACAACAACAAAACAAGTGTTTTTATCTATGTATCCATACACTGCAAGTGGATTTTTAACAATGAGTACTACAGTAGGAAGTATATTTATTACATCATTATCAACGATTAGTAGTGTTTATATTACAAAGTCTGATTTTTCTACAGGAATGTTAAGTTTATCAACAATAGAATATTTAAATCACTCGACAAGTGTATCAACATTGGTTAAACTATCGAACGATTCACAGGTTGAATATTCTAACTCAGTCGGTAACACCTTAGCGAGAGCATTTTATGTTCAATTGACAACATATTTTGATACCCTAAATAAAGGTCTTTCAACAGTAACTGCAGTAAAAACTACAATAGATACAATGTTATCTACAAATACTAGTATTTTTATAAATACTCAATCGAGGACTACATCATCACTGTCTACCTTTGGAGGAGGTGGTCTTGGATCACTTTCTAACTTTACTGCATATAATATGTTTTTTTTTTCTAGTCAACTTTCTACATTAAGTACATCTTTGGGTCTGAATATTTTAATATTGAGTAACACAGTAACTACATCATTTAACAACTTTAACCGATCAACAATAAGCACATTTAATCAACTTGGTTCTCTCGGATACATTTCATCTTTATCATTAAGAAGTACTATTGTATCATTACCATATATTTCAACAAAACAGTTAGTAAGTACTATAGAATCATTAAATATCGTTTCAAGTCAATCACTACTAAGTACATTTTCTTTAAAAAATCAACTAGGTTTCTATACAGATAGATCGACATTTACACAAAATGTCCAGTCGACTGTAAAAGGAATAAATGAAAATGCTCCATATATATCAACTTTAACGCTTCAATCAACACTTCAATCGACTTTTATATTTAATAACTATGTGAATAGCATTGCTTTACCATCAACTACAAAGAGTATTATAGATTATGGTTCTTTTAATGGATATGTATCATCTATATCATCATTTACACCACAGGGTTATATTTATACAAGTAATATGAATCCAGCCATATATTCAACTACGAATGCAGTTTTTTCAAAAACGTCAACAATATCAACCCTTACGTACATAAGTACTTTTGACACGTTGGGTAAAATTTATATTAGTACAGCTAACTCCACAATATTAGCTTGTTTTAGAAGTTCTATAGGATATGATGGTTATTCAGGTACAACTCAAAACTGTTATCGTCTTCAAAATTTGGTTGATAATCCATTTACTACGTATGGTTATAAATATGACCTTTATTTCTCAACAGCACAACTAAATATTAGAAGTATGTCAAACTTTATTGTGTCAACAAGTAAAGTACAGATTGATTTTAATATATTTTTTAGTTTTCCAACAAAAGCATCAAGTAACAATAGCTATTCAAATGTAAATAGATTGATACCGATTTCATCTTTTTTACAGTATATTCCTGATAATAGTCCACCATCTTTTATTAGCCTTACAAATGGAACCTTTACCGAGTATGTTAACGCGTATTATGATTCAAATGATATGACAAATCAAACCAATAACTCTACGTATAATAAACGTATATCGTTTCTCTATTCAGGAGATGATATAATAAATACATATCGAGGCAATAATCTTTTATTACATCATAGAGTTTTATTTGCCGCATATTTACCTAATCCTAGTATTACTCTATTGTTACAATCATATCCTTCGCCTACAAATAGTATTTTTGTTACTATCTATAATTAGAGAGAGTATGGCATCATTTAAAAAAACCTACGATACAGATTCAATTGTTTTACGAAGAATCTTTGCATATAATCCTGATACAAATGGGCGTGTTTCAACAAATAGTATGCTTGTGACAGGAAATGGTGGATCGGCAACATTTCAAGATACAATAAGTTTTTTAAGTACGGTGGGTGTCCCGACAAGTCTAGCTTCAATAGGGCAAATCTATAACTCAACCTTTTTAGTGGCAGGGTCAAATATTAGTTTTTCATTGGATGGAAATCAGGTTACTATAAACGGTGGAGCAGGTGGAGGTGGAGATATTGTAGTGTCAGATCTTACAAGCTCTCTAATCGGTCTTGGCACCCTTGGTTATCTTTCATCAAAGATAGGACTCATTTCTACATCACAACTCACAAGCTCTCTAATTGGTCTTGGCACACTTGGTTATCTTTCATCAAAGATAGGACTCATTTCAACACCGCAACTAACAAGCACAACGCAGGGTTTGGGTTTATTGGGTTATCTAAGCAGTTTCAATACAATTTCATCTCTAAATATAAGTTCAGGATCTCAGTATACAGCTTTCTTATCATCACAGCGAATCATGGCATCTTCAATAACAGCTAATAAGTTTATAGGGGATGGATCACTACTAGTGAATGTGCCAGGTGCGGGAGGTATTGCGGCGTCAGATCTTACAAGCACAACGCAGGGTCTAGGTTTATTAGGTTATATAAGCAGTTTTAATACAATTTCATCTCTAAATATAAGTTCAGGATCTCTTTTTACAAGTTTTTTATCGTCGCAGCAAATCATGGCATCTTCAATCACAGCAAATAAGTTTATAGGGGATGGATCACTACTAGTGAATGTGCCAGGTGCGGGAGGTATTGCGGCGTCAGATCTTACAAGCACAACGCAGGGTCTAGGTTTATTAGGTTATATAAGCAGTTTTAATACAATTTCATCTCTAAATATAAGTTCAGGATCTCTTTTTACAAGTTTTTTATCGTCGCAGAGAATCATGGCATCTTCAATCACAGCAAATAAGTTTATAGGTGATGGCTCTATGCTAACAAATATAACAGGTGCAGGAGGAACAGGTGCTACAGGTGCTACAGGAGCCACTGGTCCAGGTGTGGGTGATACAGGACCGACAGGTCCAACAGGAGCAGGTTCTACAGGACCGACAGGTCCAACAGGAGCAGGTGATACAGGACCAACGGGACCAACAGGAGCAACAGGAGCAGGTTCTACAGGACCGACAGGTCCAACAGGAGCAGGTGATACAGGACCAACGGGACCAACAGGAGCAACAGGAGCAGGCGGTACAGGACCGACTGGACCGACAGGACCGACAGGAGCAGTAGGTGTAACATCGATTACAGCGGGCACAGGAATAGGAGTAAATACGACTACAGGGGCTGTTACTGTATCAAATACTGGTGTTCTATCAGTAACACAAGGCTCAGGAATCTCAATTACAGGATCAAATGGAGCTTATACAATTGAAGCAACAGGTGGTGTCTCAGGAACAGTTGCAACTGCAGATTTAGTTTCAACAGTCATTGGTATTAATATTGGTATTAATATTGTTACTACAAGTTCCTTTACAGGTCTAGGAACTCTCCAATATATCTCTAGTTCACAACTAATTAGCTCACTTCAATCACTAGGATCCATTGGTTATCGCAGTAGTTTTAATTCTATTTCATCACTAAATATAAGTTCAGGATCTATCTATGCATCTCTTCTCTCATCGCAGCAAATCACAGTGTCATCTATAACAGCTAATAAGTTTGTGGGTGACGGTTCTTTACTTGTGAATGTGTCAGGTACTGGAGGGATTACATTATCTGAATTAGTATCTTCCATTGAAGGTTTAGGAACAGTTCAATATGTTTCAAGCACACAGCTGATAAGTTCAATTGAAGGTCTAGGAACACTTCAATATGTTTCAAGCACACAGCTGATAAGTTCAATTGAAGGACTAGGATTCATGGGCAATTTACAACTTACCAGTTCAATTAAAGGTCTAGGATCTATAGGCTATTTAAGTAGTTTTAATGTGCTTTCAACATTAAATATGAGCAGTGGATCAGTTTTTACATCAACGATTAGTACGACAGAAACAAACGCAGGTCGTCTCAATTTCGGCGAGCTTTTTAATAATGGAACTAAACTCATTGATGCTAATGGAAATATTCTATTTAGTTTTCAGACCCTGTAATAGAGATGCAAATATATATTAAAACACCAAGAAATACTATAAGTCTTCAGGTAGACCCGACTTATAGTATTAGTAAAGTAAAAAAAATACTTTATGAGAGGGAAGGCATTCCGATTAGTGAGCAACGTCTCATATTTTCTGGAAAACAGCTTGAAGATAAAAAGACAGTAGCATATTACACTATCAAAGGTGAAAGTACCTTGCACTTAATGAGACGTTTGCGCGGCGGTGCTGTTGGTTTAGGTGTAGTATTCACTAGTATAAGTGCAACTATTGCCTCAAATGGTATCATTACAGTAATTGGAATAGGAACTTATACGTTTGGTCCTCCAACTGTAAATAGCTTTATTTTATTTCAGCGAGATACTACAAATGTTGAATTAGCCTATCTTACGCGAAGTATAACTGCGGTCGCAGGTGATTTTACTATTACATATACACTTAATAATACAGATATACAATTCTATAATTACAACTTTATAATATACGCATTAGCCGACCAGAGTAAATGTACACTTGTTCTTAGAAGATATTTATTTATACCTAATTCTGCAGGTAATATTGTTATGACTGGAAATAATATTAAATCAATTACAACACTAGACATTTCTTCAGAAAGTAAATCTGTTATATTACCACCTATAACTAATCTTGGAGGAAGAGGAGCAATTCTACATTTTAAAGTGACAGACAGAACTCCACCTTACATCGTTCAGATTATGCCTTATTTTTCAGGAGGAGTACCTGCCGTCTATACTTTATACGAGACATTACCTACATTTGATTCTACGATTGATTTTAATACTGATCCAGATCCTGCAGTTACATCACCTATATTTAAACTTGATACTACGAATAGTGTAATTTCACTTATATCAAATGGCTCATCTGATTGGAAATTTTTAAATTATTATACTGATTCACTTAGTATAGCTGTACAGAATTCAGCTACGCCATTACCTGAATCTCGTGTTGAAATAACATCTCAAAATGTTATTTTATATTATACAGATTCAATTGAAACTATCTGTATTTTTCCATCTATTGAGTCTTATTATTTAATAAGATATTTAACAATTCTAAATTCTACAGGAAGCACTAAAACATATACAATTTATTTTTCGCAATATGAAAGTGTAGATGGTGTAAGTTCGAGTGGCACTGGTTGGTGTTATACAAGTCTTTCAGTGAGCGCGACTTCAATTCAATCTATTTTGTTTGTACGTACACCCTCTGGATATCTTATCTTAGGTACAACTGCATATTCAGGTGTTACTGTAGATGCTACTACAAGAGATGAAACAGCATATACTTTATTATCAAAAAATATTTCATTTTCACCCCAAGAAGCAGCTATAGCAGATGTAAATTATATGGTGCCTGCTGAACCTACTCTTACAACAGGAACTTCTAAATTATGTATTTTAAAAGGAAGAAGAAACAGTGCTACCATAAATACAAATATTTATACACCTAGCAGTAGTTCCTCAAAAATTATATTTAATGGAAGCAATAATACAAGAATAACTTTTAATCAAACATATAGTTCGGCATTATGGTTATCTGTATTTTATACAGATAACACTACAAATATTCTACCTGTTAATTTTTATACAGCAACAGGTCCTACTTTTTTTACTTATCTTGATGTGAGTGGAACAACTCCTCCTGGCGGAGGTGAATAATCTCAAATCCAAGCAGGTTTCTCTCTCTTAGTATATTGGAGCAGACCACGATCACCCTTCGACCCCCTGTAATAAGCCCTATAGGCTTCAATTGCGTCATCACGCTTATACTCATCATACATCGCTTGAACAAAATCTTCTTGATCAAGTGCAGTATATTCTGGGACATTCTCAAAGAGCCACTTTGCATGTTCTTCACAAGAATGAATCTTTCCATAACGAAACGTATACTCCTCTGCCAACCCCAAAGCGAGTTGAGCAGCCCACAAATAGTTACCTTGCGATTGACGAACCCAGACTGCGCAAGGATGATGAATGTGCGCTGGACGAAAACCAGGCTCCAAGGGTCTGCTGATTGACTTTGGTGCCGTCAGCATGCTCGCAGGAACAGACAGTTTCTTCTGCTCTTCAGCAATCTTTACCGAGTAATTGTGCTCTAAAAGACCAGGATACGCCCAAATCCAATGCGCGGTGTACAGAAGTTGACATGCTTCAAGAAGCATCTTAACTACATGTTTATCTGCGTGTGCTATAGCAGCGACCCGAGGATCATAATTGAGTGCAAATAGATTCATAGTTACTGGGTCTGACGACCAAACTTATTTCAATTTTACCAACCGATCAAAACACAACAGGAAACCCCTCTCTCTTCCCCAACTCTTTAGCGAAGTCTTCCAACTTTCCACGCACAATCGCCGTCGGTCTATAAGGAAACGGACACAAGTAGACTGCATTAGACCACGGACCTGCCCTCGGATATGCCAGATGGAGTATTATTTCTCCACCCAGTGTTTTTAACAAGTTCTGTCCATAACTAATTTCAGCACAATTTACATTGAGTGCCACATGTCTTTTTTGCTCAACTGTTACAGCATCAGGATAATCGCGCTGAACTCCAAGAAGAAGTTCCTTAAAAAAAGCATAATAGTCAATACGACGCCATAGCGTCGCCTGATAGGTAAAAACCATATCGTCATTATCAGTCAATATACGCCAAACCTTTCCAGGATTATAGAGAGGATCTTCGCTTGCAGGTCCAGGGCACGGAGTCAAACGTAAACTAGCCACGTTCCTATCCATGTCTAAAATTCTACATGCTTCACTTAGCATATCATACATAGGCTCCCTGTCCAAAATAAAATCATCTTGAAGCGGTAAAACATAAAAAATTTCAGCTGGCAACTTCCCAACTCCTGCTAGTCTCGACTCGAGAAATCCACTTTCTTCATCAGTTAACACGACTAGCTCAACACCGAATTCCTGAACCAACCGTTTACAAACTTCATGATCAGGCTTTTCCGTGGCAAGAAAAATACGCCACTTTAACTTTTGAGCATATCGCCGAAGAAGCGCAACCTGTAGAATCAAGATAGAATAATATTTGGGTGTGCTATTGATCAGTATACAGCAGTCTTTCCTATGTTTATCCATACATATAGCAAAGAAACAACCGTTTAAACACCAATCACAAATAAAAGAGAGAAGAATGTATGGCAGAAATCCCAAAACCGGAAAACAAATTCGTCTCCTAAAATCAGAGTCATCAATCTGGAAGAATCAGAAGACACTCGTTTGGTTACATGATACTCTAATCAAAAAAAATATGGATCGCTGGGAAACAGTCTGTGTTGGTTTGAAGGATTTTACCGCTGCAAAAGCCATGAATCTGCGTGTAGATGCAATTATTCTTTTGGAAAATAGTAAAGAGGAAATCCAGTTTCTCAAACAAAAACATTTACATGGTGAAATGATGATTTTCTTGTCGCAGCGTATAGTCTTTATTATGGGTGATACTACATTTGCAGCCCTTCAGCTTCGCAACGTAATCTGTTTAGAAGAGATAACAGATGTATTTCCCTTTGTTGGTAAACCCTGGAATGGAAGCAAGATAGATGCGCTTCATATGATGTCGTTGATCCTTCGTACTCATCGTTTTGTTGGTGTTGATGAGTCGACGTTATCGCCTGAAAGACTAGTCTATACGAAGAAAGTTGGAAACGCGATCACATGTATGTCTGATGCAACGGAGCCACCCCAACTCTGGTTTCTTACGCAATACTATAAACCGAATAATCTTCAGAGAGAAAAGGAAATCAAGAAGTGTTTGGAACTTAATTTAGAAAATCCACTCATTGACAAAATAATTTTGTTAAATGAAAAGAAGTATCAACTACCCCAAAGCAGCAAACTCGAGCAGATTATACATGGAAAGCGTATGACGTATGGCGTAGCAATTAAGTGGTTTCAGGACAATGCTCCGTCAAATACAATCTGTGTCTTCGCAAATTCAGATATTTTTCTCGATGAATCATGGTTACAAGTATGGTCAACAAATCTAGAAGATAAGTTTTTATCACTATTGCGTTATGATGTACAAAAGGATGGCAAACCGTCTGTATTATTTGGTCCGAGAGCCGATTCACAGGACACGTGGGCTTTCTTGTCAGATACTCTTAAAACACGGGAATTCAATTGGAAAGATCTAGATTTTCCATTCGGACAATCTGGATGTGACAATGCGATCAATGTAGAAATGTTGAGGAAGAAGTTTTTAGTTGTAAATCCATCGCTCTCACTAAAGACACATCATTTACATATCAGCGAAGTTCGTACATATGACCCGTCGAATGTAGTTGATAAGCCAATGTATTTTTATGTAGATCCAACGGGCATTCATGATATGGAACCAGTAACAGATCTTACAAAACATATAATAAAAACACAAGACATGCAGTCATTTACACGTAGTATTTCATCTATATCAGAGAAGAATCTCGATATATTTTGTACAATGTTGGCAAAGCAGGAAGCTTTCACTTTTGATAGATTGTCGACGAACGAATACAAATCGAAGGAAAAGCTCCAATACTATAAGTTTGAGAATTGTTTTCACACCGCCCAAGGACTTGTCTATGATACACGTCATATTTTTGTAGGAAAAATAGAAGAATCAAAGATAGCGTGGTCTAAGGCAAGGATTAGCCCATTATCTCCGTCGTTTTATGTCAAGAAGACTCTATCGGCAATTTTGTCAGAAGAAACTCTAAAAACGCCAGAAATCTATTTGCTCAATTATATTTCTAAGATTCTTCTTTTGAAGAAGGAAGTTGGTTCGGGCGAATTCTGGATGCCGCAAAAGGAAAAATTTACAGAAGCTCTACAGATTTTCAATTGGTCAGATACAGAAAATGTGCCCGTTCTTCCAATTGCTCTACAGGCGCAGGCGTGGTGTAATGAAGTCTATCAGTTGGCTCCACAGGAATCAGCGCTCGTTACAAAGGAGCAGATTGATATTTTACGCGAATCACTCTATGCTCAGCCACTCTCTGCACCACCTGATGGTCATTATGTCATTGTTACAGATGAATTTTGTAATGCTTCATGGGTCACAGAATTAGAACTGGAGTGTAATGACGTCAAGTTCCAGTATATTTACATAGGAAAATCAAGCACAGTAAATATTTTAGGAAAATTGCGTAATGCAGCAGGAATGATTTTCAGAGGCGGTCCGAATACAGCTGAGAAATGGTCTATTGCGTGGATGCTTCCCAAAGGCGCCCAAATCATTGAAATTCAGAATGAAATGGAGCAGTCTGGTGACGCAATCCACATGGCAGGCGCATGTGGTCTCAAGTACAGTCTTATTACTATACCGAGAGGAAAGTCTGAATTCTTACAAACGGAGTCGGTGCGTCTTGTAATTGAAACGCTGAAACCGCACACCATTGATACTTCTTTACCGGTGATCTACATGCCCAGAAAATCATTAACTGGTCTCTATAGTCACAGTGGCGATTCTTTCAGGGAGCTGGTTAGACTCTGGGCTGATAAAAAGTATGTGCGTATCGAGGAGCATCCGACGGCAGTTCAGATATGGTTACATGAGGTCGGTCATACTCTTTTATATGATCGTCCCACTCTAGAGTGGTTACAGGCAGCACCACCAGATGAACAGATATGGAAGAAGGCGCTCTTCGGAAATCCACCAGCACAGGGCGACGACGCAACTGCCTGGACTTTCTGGGCACGCAGACCTGAATTACTCGAGGAGTTTGTGAAGGATGGTCTAGGAACGCGTGGTTACAATCAGCGTAAACATCTTCTCGTTTTCTATGGAAAGATTGAGAATAAGATCCAGGAACGGCGCAGAAAAACACATGATTGGGAGTCCGCATGTACTGATTTTATAATGCCCAAGGGTGGCGACTACAAGCTAACACATTACCAGTATCTGGAGAAGTTGGCGGATGCAAAATATGGTCTCTGTCTTGCTGGCTATGGTAAAAAGTGTCATAGAGAAACTGAATGTATGGCTTTAGGAACAGTGCCCGTGGTCGCAGCTGATGTTGATATGAGCAATTATGCAAATCCACCGATTGAGGGAATTCATTACATACGAGTGCAGGATCCAGCCGAGGCTGACCAAAAGACAGAGGAAACAACGGAGGAGCAGTGGCTTTCCATGTCGCTTGCGTGTAGGGACTGGTGGCTAAAAAATTGTAGTGTAGAGGGATCCTGGCTATTAACGAAGCGCTTAACTGAAGTAATTAAGGTCTAACATATACAGAAGAAATGTCTGCAAGTGGATTTATATTTGAAGAAGTTATGGAGGTTATGCTAAAACTTCTTCAACCGTGTTTTGAGAAAGAGGGATTTACAGTAACAATTCTCGGTGAGCAGCAGATACGTGATAAGTTTAATGAACAATCTCTTAATGGTGTGGATCATTACTTTGAACTGAAAAGTTTTGATCAGCACTACTTATTTTTAATGCAGGAAAAGTGGAAGATTGTTACAAATCAGCGTGAAGTAAGTCAGTTCTTGGACTGCAGCGCACGAATAAGAGCACGACAACCTGAATTTCACGGTAGACTGTTCCGACTCTGGGTCACACGAACACCACCCTCTGAAAACGGTGCAAAAAGTTTAGAGGAGGGAGCTGCTTACGTAATCCAGTCTACGACTTCTATGACAATGTTAGCACAAAATGCAGGTCTCTTTATTTGTGAACTTATTCAGAAACGCCATTTATCTCAAGAGATGTCTATGAAAATGCCTTCATATTTCATGTCTGATAAACCATTGGAAGCTATGACGCGCGATCTTCAAGTCAAAGAACTTCCTCCACCAACTTTTAAAGCTTCTAAAGTAAAAATTTCAGTGCGTAAAGAGGAAGAACAAACATAAATTAGTTAAAATAAAATGGATGTTGTTATTGCGATTCTTGTAAAAGATAAAGAAGCCACATTACCCTTATTTTTTCAATGTTTATTAAATCAGACGTTTCCTAAAGAAAGGACAATACTTTACATACGGACAAATGATAATACCGATAGAAGTGAAGAACTGATTTCTACATTTATAAAGGAACATGGATCCAAATATAAGTTTGTATTCTACGATGCTACATCTGTTTCTGGAGAACTAAAGAAATATGAAGCTCATGAATGGAATTCAGAGCGATTTAAGATATTAGGAAAGATTCGCGATGATTCGGTAAAATATGCCTTAAAACACAACGCTCATTATTTTGTTATAGACATTGATAATTTTATAGTACCCTCAACACTTGACGACATGCTTGCTGTTTCATCTCTTGGTGTAATCGCGCCGATGCTTACTACAAGTACTGCATATTCAAACTATCATTCATCTGTTGATCAAAGCGGATACCTTTTACACGATGAAATGTCGATGCCAATTCTACTTAAACAGATAAAGGGATGTATTGATGTTCCAGTAGTACATTGTACATATTTTATAGCAAATAATATTTTAGATAAAGTATCTTACGATGATGATAGTTATAGATATGAATATGTAATTTTTAGTGATGTTCTTCGTAAACAAAAAATACCCCAATATATTGATAATCGCAAAGATTATGGTCGTATAACTTTTGCTGTAACAAAAGAAGAGTTTGAAACTTTTTGGGATTCTAATAAAAGCCTTTTTACACAGATATAAAGTCTAGTGTATAAGAAGAATGGGACAATGTTGTTCTAATCCACTAAATAAAACTGCGCTTGAGGTTATACATAATAAACGTAAATTCTACATAACCATGAAAGATATGCATTTAATAAAAACAATGGATGATTTTCTTTTACATATCAATATAACTAGAAATGAGTGGAAGAAGATGGAACTAACAGGAGAAGATTGGGAACCTCTTTTCTCGTATTCTACATTTCGTATCAAAAATTTTGTCCTTACGCGTCTCAACGGGACAAGAGAACTCGTTGAGATAAAAGCGCTATACCGTAAAAATTGATGGTACCTACACGTCAAAATTCGTACACATCAACCAAAATGACCACAGAACAAACAGACACCACTAAGTGCCCAATTTGTATCAGTCCATACACAAGTGCAGTCAGGCAGAAGATAACCTGCGCCTTTTGTCCATCTGCTGCCTGCCGCTCCTGTACGCAGCAGTTCTTGCTGTCCAGTTTGTCAGAGCCGAGTTGTTACACCTGTAAGCGTGAATGGAATCGCGAGTTCTTGGATCTTCACTTTACGATGGCATTTAGAAAGGGACCTCTAAAGCTTCATCGGCGCAAGGTTCTTGTTGACCGAGAGAAGTCTCTTCTGCCGTCTATGCAGATCTACGTAGAGGCGACTGTAAACAGGGACAAGGCGTGGGCAGAGCTTCATCAGATTACACAGAAGTTTAATGAGGCGCATGTAGAGAAGGTTCGTCTAGAGCGTCTATTGACTGTCCTACTTACAGATGAGGAATATGAACAAAGAATGATTCCTCTTCGTCCAGTTAATGCTCGTTATTCGGAATATAGTTATCTTACACGCAGAAAGCGTGATGTATATGATCAACAAGTCGCCTTCTTGGAGGGACGATCAACTGCAAAGATGGCGCCGCGCCAGTTTATCATGAAGTGCCCTGGCTCTAGCACGACGACAGCTGAACCGTGCCGCGGATTCTTAAGCACGCAGTGGAAGTGTGGTACATGCCAGCTCTTCTATTGTCACGAATGCCATGCGCTCATAGGGAATTCAAAGGAACTTCCTCATACTTGCGAAGCAGGAGCCAAGGCGACTGCCGCCTTAATCCAGAAGGAGACAAAGCCGTGCCCCAAGTGCGGTATTCGTATAAGCAAGATTGATGGTTGCGATCAGATGTGGTGCACTAGTTGTCAGACAGCATTCTCATGGAACACTGGGCAGATCATTACGCATCGGATCCACAATCCACATTTCTATGATTGGCAGAGGCGTAACAATAATGGTGCCGCGCCACGAGAGGTAGGTGATATTCCATGCGGCGGCATTCCAGAGTATTATGGAATCTCACGTAATCTTACAAAGTATTCGCGTGATATGCAGTCAGCACCTCTCGACCAAAGGGCTCATATGCTCCAAGTAAATCATGTTAATCTTATCTATTATATTCATCGCTCACTTACAGATCTGACTGATGTTCGTCTAGGACAGTACCCTTTCATGCGAGTTGCGAATGTAAATCGTGATCTTGATGTACAGTATCTCATGGGAAATTTAACACAGGAGAAGTGGGCGCAGCATTTGGAACAAGGGGAGACGAAGTTTGAACGACGCAGGGAAGTCGGCATGGTTCTTCAGACTTTGTGTCACGTGGGAGCAGAGAAGATGACCGAGATTTCTAACCTATTACAGATCCCAGGCAACAGTAAGAGGATTATTGCGATTCTAGAGGAGCTGGAGCATCTTCGTATCTTTAGTAATGAGGCTCTAAAGAAGAGGGGAAAGCAGATGGGGATTGTTGTTCCGCAAATCAAGGAGAATGATTGGCACTGGTCGATGACCCGTCGCACAGCAGTTATACAGAGAACTGTAGACGATAGGTCGACAACTATTTCAGATGACGATAACGAGGTGGAAGTTCTTCCTAACACAAATGCGCCTACAGCCACCGTTTAACTTAAACTAGAAAAGACAAACTATTTAGACAATGCGCCTCGCTTTCTGTATTTCTCTGAAAAATCGTTGTAGAAATGAAGTCGACCCAGAAGATTCGCATCAATACATCAAACCTTTTTTAGATAAACTCATCATGTCTCCTTATCCGATGAACAATTTTGAACGTAACGAAGACAAGATAATTCTTACCTTGTTTCCGAAGATGGTTCGATCACTTATAGAGCAGAAGAAGGCGACCGATGACTGGGTCTTGGTTGTCACGGATTTTGGTAGCACAGATATAAATGTCCAAGAAATGTTAGAGAAAATAATTGGCGACGTAATGCCTTTTCATGTACATACAGAGACAAATTGGAAGTTTTTTGATCGTGGTGGCGGTCTGAAGACAGCGGCAAAAATCGCCGAGGAGAAATTCCAAGCGGACTCTGTCTTTTTCTGCGACGCGGATCTCATTTTCCATGAACGCGATGTGTTTGATGAATGTTACAGGGCGCTTGAAAATGACAAGTTCTTTTATCCGGTTTTTTTTGCATTTGCGGATACTTCGCATCTTAATGGCTTCTGGCGCGACACATCTTTCGGAAACTTTGCAGGAACTCTTAGAAACTACAAGAAGACAGCTGGATGGAAGCACAATATTAGTTGGGGCTGGGAAGATCGTGCCTTGGCAGATTCCATACCTCAAGAACAAAAGGTTAGGAAACAAGTCAATGGTTTCTGTCATCAGTGGCATCCGATGGTCTGGGAATTCCGTGTGGCAGAGTATCCAGTCAAAGAGTATTTATTTAAGAAGGCGGCTGTATCTACATTGCCTCAGGAACTGAATCTATGATTTACATGCTAGGGATTGCTGCCGAATTAGCCACGTCCAATGATCCAATCTAAGTTTATCTGTATGAAAGATTTTACCATTAAACAACTTTACAGTTCTATCAAGTAATTCACGAGTAACATCTGACCAGTTCTTTACAATAAGAACTGGTAAATCATAAAAGAGAGGATCCAGCCCAGAACTTTTTACAATAGGTATACAACCGAGACAGAGTGCTTCCCACGTTCTATGGCAATCATAGCCACCACCCATAGGTGAAAGAACAAACGCGAACATACTTTGACGTTTCCAGCCAGTTACACGAGCTGTATACTCAGGATCATAATAAACAATATCGCTCGGAATAGAAGCAACAACCTCTTTACGATCGCCACGATCTCCAATACCCCATGCAGCGTGATGAAAATTAGAATAACAAAGAGGATAGCGAAGCGCAGGAGACGCCGCCTCTTCAATAGAGGCTTCAAGCTCTTTCTCTTGATCTACAGGTAGACGACCTATACCCCAAGGATGTTGTTCACCGACCTTGGAAATCGTATGATAATCAAGACCAATAGGTAGATGAGTCATTTTATGATGTGTAATCAAGAGATTTTGACAGAACCAATGTTGAAGTCGCTTATCTGCAATAAACGCACTAAATTCATCCTGTGATAAGATACTAAAGGGCATATAATTGTCTGAGTCACCGCTAACTAAGACAAAGCGATCGGTAATAAAAGGAAGAACTTCCATCACAAAAGTCCGAATTGCTGAATTACAGACATAGAGGACAGATCCACACTCAGTTTTTTTGAATTCTTCAAGATCAAGCAGTCTATTACTGCTTTCAGGAACCTTATTGTGAATATCCGTCGACTTAAAAAGTCCACGGCTACTGACAAACTTACACTCGTTTTCCATGCTAAGATATTTCTTAGCCATATATTTAGACCGGCACAGTTGTAACTCCACCTTCACGTTTAGCAGCATCCATTGCTTCCCTAACAAGTTCTAGAGTAGGTTCAATCGATTCGCCATACCGCGCTTTTAGCACTGCTGCTACTTTCATCTTTAACATATTGAGTTGGAACTCATTTGCCTTAGGATTTTCGTTTTTCATGATCATTCCAACCTTCTCCATAAGTGCAGTATATGTACCAATCCATGATCCTTCTTCAACGGGAGCAGTCCATTTTTCTCCATCAATTAAATCAAATAGATTAGTAGTGACCTCGGGATCAATCTTAAAAAAATCCTTGTCGTTATTCGGTCGTTCACCAAACTTTCCCATAAGTTTATGAAGAGAAACAAGTTTTGACTCCATATTTATGACGGATTTAGCAAAGACAACTTTGAACGGATAGAGAAGACCCTCAGTATAGAGTTCTGCAGCTCTCTCAGTCGGCGTTTTCATTGACGTTCCAACTAAAACGTGCTCACTATACAACGGGTTAGATAAAACAAAAATATAACCAGTTGACATCTACTAAGTGAAATGAATCTATTCATTTATTTTTACGCGCTCTTTTTCTAGAAATAGCTTGCTGCCTCTTTTTTCGTTTTAGACTATTTTGTCTATTTCTCTTCCGTCTACCTCCTCTCTTCACATTTGTATCGATTGCGTTTAGTAAAGGAAAGTAATCGGTCTGATCGGGGTCTTGAAAGAAGCCAGAGCCAAACGGATTGTTTTCTTGTTTTGCAATCTGAATCCAATGTGCACCTTCATCTATCATTTTATGCCGCATATCATCCATGAGCCAGACTTTGTTAGGATCTACATCGTATCCTAAAACACGACTGACTGTCGCAATATCTTTTACATTAGTATTTGTTTTATTGCGAAGAGGATCATTTCTAGCTACAATGTGGTCAAAATCGAATCCAATTTCAGCTTGTATTTCATTAATTGGCAGAGAAGGATCTGAGTTATTTGTCAAAACTATAATTGAACTGACTTTTCTGTCATTCTTTGATTTGAATGCCTCTTTCAAAACAGAAAGTGCTTTTGTATTGAGAGTATATTTTTGATCACTGGACCAGCCGATAAGAGTCTGGTCCAAATCCCATACGAGTACAAGACCCTTCATTTATCAGTAGCAATATTTATCTTTCGTATCGGAAGGAAGCTTTACACAGACAATCTTACAATCTTCGTAGAAGACAGCCTTTGTCAAATGACCCTTAGGAATGACAAAAATCTGCCCTGTTATAACTTCGGTGTTATTAATCTTCATCCATCCCGAAATAAGAACATTAATCTCATCTCCTTTCTTATGTACATGAGCGAGCCATTCTTCACCCTTCTTATGCTCTAAGATACCGACTTCAACATCCTTCGACGAATAAGCAGCAGGTAAGAAATCACCGAGAAACCAACCACGTTTCATGTCCTTGAGTTCAGAGACACGAATCGGATCTCTCTTTTGTAGAAAGTCATAATAGGTCTGCGGAACACCGATAGTGTGATAAACTTCACCCTCTCGCAAAGCGCAGATTATAATTTTCTTACCCTTATTAACAAGATAATTATATGATGTACTTACATAGTATTCACCTGCATCGCGCACGTTATTATCAAGCATGTTCTTTGCAGAGAGAACGAAGTCTGAGCCGCGCTTCCAGTAATGAACACCGACAAGTGAGTGCTCACTAATTACTTCCTTTTCTTTGAACTCTGTGCAGTGACCTTCAGAGTTAATCTTACAATACGAGTTCTTATCTGTGTCGGCAAAATAGGTAAGTACACATCCATCAACGCCATCTTGAGAGCATACACGCAAAAATTCAGTGGAATCCCAATCAAGGTACTGGTCACAGTTAGAAATTACAAGAGGCTCATCATTGTTGATGTAGCCTGCAGCAGCCTCATAGACAGATTCTACACAACCGTCTGTGTACCGCTCCAAATATAAAACAGTACTGGTAGGATATTTCTCTTTAAGAAAAGTATCAATATTGTATTTACAGTGGTCTCTTTGTACAATAAAAATAAGATTGCCCTCCATGTGAAGACTATCGACGGCTCCCTCGATCATTGTCTTGCTTCCCTCAAGAGGCGACAAAGGAAGAAGAAACTTAGGTACAGTAAAACCAGCATCAAAGAAGCGCGACGACTTTCCAGCCATCGGAATTACGATATTCATTGGCATTGTATCTTTCTTTTCTTCAAATAATCGTTTAGACCAAGGATAAAAAAATTGAAGCTATGTACCACTGAGAACTCAGTACCCTTAATAATGAAAAACGAATTCTCTGAACTTCTACACACATTTAAGTCAACGATCACAGAGCCGTCATTTGTCTATGTCGGCATTGGATCTTGCCCGCATGCACACACACTCACAGAATACACAGATGATTGGAATCAGATTCTTCCTGTTTTCGTACGCGATGTTCTAGAAACCACTGAACTGCCTGTGCGTATTCTACATTTTGACCCAGCATTTGAGTATCAGAGCGACAGGATGGAATTTATAAAGTCCTATTTTGACAGCACTAATCTAAGTTTGCTTCATAATTCAGAGACAAGCTCATGGTCAAATGATCGTATGTCAATTACCATTTGTGGAAAGGCGTTTACTCACATGGATCGGCACATCTCTGAGGAACAGTCAGACGATTGGTTCCTGGAGGAGCTAGCAACGTATTGTATTGCACAAGATTCAAAACTTGTAGTACAAGAATTTACAGGACGAGACCTCGATCAAGTGTTCAAGACCGCATTTAATAAGTCGTCAACTAAGAAGAAATTCAAGAATCTCATTCTCTTTGATATCACATATGGGACAAACAGTTCATGTTCAACGAAACTGTCAAATTATAAGCCATTCTATGATACTAGAGAAAACTTCTGTAATCTAACTCTCTATACATCAGACGAACTGAAACGTTATATTGGCACAGATCCAAGGATCGATAACTACGTGAAACGATATTTTACAAAGCAATACGAGATAATTTTGAATAATTATCATGTAGATTATCGGCGACGAACAAGGGGTGAGGCAAATCTCTTTAAAAATGAACTCTACAATGATAGCTCAGAGCCAGAATATATTATGGAGCTCTTAGAGGGAGAACTATGTGCCCTCATGCCTGTTTTCCGCGATCTCAAAGTTACGAATAGAGAGAAGGAGTCACAACTCTTTACTCTGTTTGAGACTTACAAAAGCTATAAGGGCAACGATATGTATAAGTGGTATGATCAAGCTAAGTCAATCATTGCGTAAATATTATCTAAAGTAAATAAACTAAATAGTGTAGAATGTTTTTCAAAGTTCGTTATTTCCTCCGGTCGACTGTTTCTCTTTTTGATGCCGCCGAGAATGTAGCTATTGGGCAGAGTGTTGGTAATCCCAAGGTAAGAAATGGTTGGGAGACACCTGAACTTTGGGAGAGAGCAGGTTGTCGCATTGAGGGAGATACGGAATGGATGAAGACGGTCAAGGAGGGCGAGGTGACAATTGCGTTTCCTCTCGCAAATATTGACCTTGCTACAGATGGTATCTCTCAGCTTCTTTGTCAGATTATGGGAGGTCAACTAGATATTGATACAATTCGTGATTGCCACGTCCTTGATCTTGATATACCGGATGAAATTGAGAAGAAGTATTTCCTTGGACCCAAGTTCGGATTTACTAAGATCCGTGAGTTTGTAGGTGCGCATGGAAAGCCTCTTCTCGGTGGCATTGTTAAGCCAAAGGTAGGGTGCGATACAAAGACGCTTTTGGAAGTTATCAAGCAGATGGTTGAGGGTGGCTGTAACTTCATTAAGGAGGATGAAATCATGGCAAACGCTGTACATGCTCCTCTTTCTGAGCGCGTTCCTCTTATCTGTGAATACTTGAAGGATAAGAAAGTTGTCTATTGTTTCTGTATTAATGGTGATGCGGATATTGTATTGGATCGCGTGAAGTTTGTCCACCAGTGTGGTGGAAACGGCATCCACGTAAACTTCTGGTCTGGTCTTGGTATCTATAAGCGCATCCGCGAGCTCGATCTACCTATCCACATTCATTATCAGAAGTCTGGTATCTCAATTCTCACTGATAAGCGCAATCCTTTCCATATCGAGTGGTCAGTAATCTGTAAGTTGGCGGGCATGGCGGGGGCTGACTTTATTCATGCGGGTATGTTGGGTGGATATTCTGACAATGGTCGCGAGGAGATTAACAAAGTCTTGACCATTCTTGGAAAATATGGAACTGTCACTGCCTTGAGCTGCGGTATGCACCCTGGTCTTGTTCAAGCCATTCGGAAGGAGATTGGAGATGAGTGGATGGCGAACTGTGGCGGTGCTATTCATGGTCATCCTGGTGGCACCTATGCTGGTGCGCGTGCTATGCGCCAAGCAATTGATGGAACAGGTGGTGCTGAATATGATGCTGCTATCCAAAAGTGGGGCTTCGTTGAAACTCTTCCTATAACTCCCAATGCCGATGCCAATCTCGTAGCTGAAATCGTTGCGAAAGATGGAAGACTTGGAGCACAGAGTCAATGGCGTGGATATTAATAAACGAATGTCTAAACTGCTAACTTTTGTACATAGAAGTGTTTACCCTCATAGGGTTGTAGAGCATTCCCATTGTGAAAAAGAGGAAACTCTTTATTAATTGCGAACGGCTTATTATTCATAACAAACGCGAGCCAAAACGCAGCTGTATCCCCATGAGTATATTCATATGTCTCTTTCCAGTTGTTATTCAGGTCATAAAATGTCTGAATAACATCTCCATGTCTTTTCTTATCAATATAGACTAAGCCCGTTTCTGCAGATGATTCTTGTACAGGTTCCTTGGGATACTCGTCTTCGTACAGATACTCCCACTCTTTGAAAAAGAATGGACTTTTCTTAGGAAGAAGTTTCTTGATAAAGGCTTGGCGCCCCCTATAGTAGCGAAGATCTTGCCATTTTTCCTCAGATGTCTCCTTAAGATCATGAAACTGCCAAAAAGGAAAATCGCGAAACATGAAGGATCCTGTAATCTTGTAATCAAATGAATTCTGTATAAGAGAGGGGTTTTGAAGAAGCGTTACATCAGCGTCGCAGAAAATATAATCATCAAATGAGCTATGTTTTGTAACAAGACCTTTTACTTGGTATCCACGCCAGTGATCAATTCGATCATCATACGTCAGTGTATTCTTGAGTGTTACATTGGGTATGGATGCGAAGGCGTTTCGCGCTTCGCTAGAAAGTTCTTCACCAACCTCCCAGATTTCAATGGGTTCATGATATTGATGTTGTGTTCTAAGAACATAAACGTTCCTCAGAGCCATTTGCTCATATCTCTGAGGAACTGGAATCGCAATACCTGTTGTCATATAAATAACATTTATTATTTTATTTAGATAGGATCATGTCTTGAAGAATCATATGAATGATCAAAATCAAATAGGCGTATTTTTAATCCTACACTGTTTATCCAAACCCAGTGCATATACTCAGGATGAAAGATAACACCTTTTCTACACATATCTTCCATATAATGTATAGCACTTGTAAATTTCATCATTGATTCACAATTACCGTACATCATGCCATTACCTATTTTACAAAAAGCATCTGGATTTGTGTGACAATTATCCCATGTATATACGTGGTCTTTTAAAGGAACTTCCAAGTGAATAAATGTCTTAGATGTTAGGTCAGCTCTATATTGTACAATAAGGTCGAACTGTATATTATGTTTTTGCTGATACTCGTGGATTTTTACAAATGCTTTATGATGATGATAAAACATAGAATATGTATTAAATCGGTTGCGATTCATATTTGCAACTTCATGTATTCTCATTTGCGAATGGTCAAAATGTTCAATCCATGGCGGATACACTGTTTCTTCGATATTTCTCTGATCTTCTTTTATATCAAGCGCTGAAAAAAAAGCATCGGTATAGGCATCATTCTCTTTTTGATTAAGTGAACAGAAATAGGTCGTGTCGTAATTTTCTTTATACATCAATAAATGCTGTAGACAATTCTCATAACCCTTAATTCTTCCTGAAAAGAAAATGGCAACTTTCATTTATTATTCTTATACAATTAAAAACTCTTTATTAGACGAGTTAGATTGATATTCTTTAAGGATTTCTTGATTGTAACACCCACCGTTTAATATAATAAGAGCAGGGATACTAGATGACATTAATTCTTTAAAAGAACTACATACTACATCATAACCGTACAAATAAGAATTAAATTTTGAAGGATGATTGTCAAGTAAACCATCTACTTTGTTATAGTCTAATCCATTAATAAATAAATATTGCGTTTGATGTGAGCTAGGCCAAACATAGACAGGAGTATTTCCTTTTGTAGAGAGTCTCTCATTTATTTGTTTAATTGATTTTTCTATACGATTAAAAAAATTACTAACGAGTGTATCGCAGTTGTTATGTATCAATGAAAGTGGAACAATCTCATCATTCCTCTCAAAATGAAAGAACACTGCGTGGCTATCATACTTATAATAGTTTACAAGTTTGAAACCATAATTACTAAAAACAGATATAATAAAGTCATTTTCTACAAAAAAACTATGTTCTAGATTTAATACATTCATGTGTAGAATTGCCAAGAAACTTTCCAGATTTGGAAAGTTTATATATACATTGCGTATTGTTTTGAGGTCTTTGATTTTGTTCATTACATCATGTGGAGTATAAAAATGTTCGTACACATGCGACATAACAAGAGTATCTTGATTTATAAGTTTACTGTCTACTGTTTCAAAAAAAGAATCAATAATCCTCCTTGATGTAGTATTTCCAAAATAAGTAGGGTCAATAATTGTATATGTATTTAGGCGATTTGTTTCAAGAAGTAGATCAGCTAGAAATCCATTTCCAGCCCCAACTTCAACGACATCCTTTAATGTAGTATTTTGAAAAATAAAGTCTCTAAATGCCTTATTCTGTATATGAAGCGAATTACTATAACATAAGGCATGGCTTTTTTTGTATAGTAAATCAGGATTAGCTAAGTATTTTACTTGGTACGTATTACAATCATTACAGCGTTGAATATTAAATTTTACCGATGAATATTCTTCCTTTTCAGAAAGATTGTAAGATGCAACAGGTGTAATCTTATCTTCATTAAATAAAGAACTCAAGGAAGACGATTTACACCAAATACATATTTTTCGTTCCATTTAGTCTAGTATACTAAGGGTACTTTAAACTGGATCTAAAAAAATAATTATATTAGATTTAATGGAACCATTTGTGTGTGTACACTTATTTGGAGGTCTTGGAAATCAACTTTTTCAGTATGCTGCAGCAAAAGCAGTGAGAAAGAACATGCCATGTAAATTACTCCTCAATAAAGAAACTTGTAATGCTCATAATACAAATGGACATAACTATGCAAAAGAATTGTTTACTAATGGAGAAGAAATGGAACTTCCTCCTCATCCAGACTATCTCTTCAGGTCAATGGGTATCACTGTGTATTCACAATCAAATGGATTTGAAGAATGGGATCCGAGTCAAATACAGTTGCCGTGTATTTTAAGAGGATATTTTCAGTTCTACCCTGTCCTTCAGCCTATTCTACCAGATATAAGGACACAACTTATTCAAGCCCTTAAAATTCAGAACCAAAACCCGAATCATGCATTTTTACATGTGAGAAGAGGCGATTATGTGGAAAAGTCAGATTTTCATTATTTACAAGGAGAAGAATATTATACAAAAGCATATGCGAAATTATGTGATCTGCGTAAAAATGTAGGTCCTCCGCTATCATTATTTGTCTTTTCAGATGATATCGCCTGGTGTAAATCGCAATCGTGGCTACAATTACCAGGTGTAGAATTCGTAGAAGAAAAGGACGAGGTGAAGTCATTAGCTATTATGGTTTCATGTACAGGTGGTGCTATACTTGCGAACAGTACATTTTCGTGGTGGGCGGCAATTCTTTCAGATACTCCTTATGTAGTTTACCCCACAAAATGGATCGCACAGAAAATAGAGGTTCTTTTTCCAGAGAATTGGATTTCACTTTAGTAACTTAAATACAATTCAATGTGTATTAAGAGTAATGTTAATTGATTTTAATACGGTATATGATTATTTGAAACAGAATAATAAAACACCTCGTGGTGTCTTTCATATAGGAGCTCATGAATGTGAGGAGAGAGAAGCATATAATGCTAAAGGAATTTTAGATTCTGATATTATATGGGTAGATGGTAACGTAGATTTAGTAGCGAAAATGAAATCGAAAGGTGTTCCTCAAATACATTATGCGTTAATCGACGAGGTAGAGCATGATGTTACATTCAACATAACAAATAATGGGCAGAGTAGTAGTATTTTAGAGCTAGGTACACACGCGACAATGTATCCTCATATTGTTGTTTCAGAGCGCAGAGTTCAGAGAACAACTACAATTGAGAAGCTGAAGGAGAGGGAGTCTATTGATTTTACAAATCTGAATTTCTGGAATTTTGATATTCAGGGTGCTGAACTTCTCGCATTAAAGGGCGCTGGTGATTTACTCAAGTATGCTGATGCCTTATATCTTGAAGTAAATACAGATGAGGTATATAAGAACTGTGCACGATTAAATGAAATGGATGATTTTCTTTTGACAAAGGGGTTTGTAAGAGTTGCGGTTTCTATATATAAAAACGGAAATGGCATTGAAGATGGTTGGGGTGATGCTCTCTATATGCGTATTTAAAGTAGAAGTATAAGTATATATAATATGCAGCAAAGAATTTTGTATGACGTGGGAGCCAACGAGGGAAAGTATACAGATATAAATTTAAATAAGTTTGATAAATGTATTCTTGTTGAAGCAAATCCTCTACTTGCAGAAAAGCTACGCCAAAAATACAAAACAAATACAGCAATTCATATAGTAGAGGCGATTGCTTCAAACAAAGAAAGTGAAACATTTTATATATCAAATGCTGATACCATCTCAACTTCTGATACAGAATGGATTACACAAAGCCGATTTTCAAATAACTATACGTGGAGACCTGTTGAAGGTATAAGAACAGTGTCGTTGGATAGTCTTATAGAGATGTATGGCGAACCGACATTATTAAAAATAGATGTAGAAGGATATGAGTATAACGTATTACAAAGTTTAACCAAAAAGGTAAAGCTTCTCTGTTTTGAGTGGGCGGAGGAAAAGAAGGAAGAAATACTTCTTAGTTTAGAATACCTTCGCAACCAGAACTATACTCACTTTCATATACAAATGGAAGATAAATATGATTATGTGGTAAATGATATTGACTGGTGTGATTATATAAAAATGTATGATCTAATGAAAGTATCATGTAATATAAATCGTAAGGAAATTTGGGGTATGCTTTGGGCATCTTAAGAAGAACAAATATAAAAAGAGTATAATGAAATTTCTATATGTAGATACATATGTACATCATAAGAATAGATTAGGATTTATTCTTATGTGTAAAGCAAGGAATATAGAGTGTATGATTTCAAGAACATTTTCTGATTTTGTGAAAGATTGGGATTTAGTTTTTATACCAACCGAATATATTGAGCCTGAGCGATTTCCTAATTCAAAGACAATAATGTATGGACCGCAGAATTTTGTCTTTGTGAATGGTGTATGGTCAAAGAACTCTGGACAATTTCCTTCAAATTGTTTTTATAATTTGTTATCTGACTGGGTAATTGATGTACAAAATGAATTTGGAGGTTTATCACTGGCGACAAAGTCACTGCCTTTTGCTGTTGATACAGAACTCTTCAAACCAGTTGATTCTCATAAGGCATATGATTGTTTTATTTATTTTAAATCAAGGCACACGGATGAATTGAAGCATGTAATAAATGCGCTAAATGAGAAAAAACTAACGTATAATCTTATTGTCTATGGGAATTATAAAGAAGAAGACTACATACAGACACTGCACTCTTCTAAATTTGGCATCTGGATTGGTCGCCACGAGTCGCAGGGATTTGCATTAGAAGAAGCTCTCTCATGTAATGTGCCGCTGCTGGTATTTGATTGTACATCAATGTTTCAAGAATTTAATGAAAAGAATGAGGTATGTTATAAGAATGAACTGGGAAAATACTCTCTCAAAGCAACCTCTGTGCCTTACTGGAGTGATGCATGTGGCATTAAATTCACAGAACTCTCTCAGTTTGAAACGAACCTCGATAGAATGGTACAAGAATATAAGTCATTTCAACCGCGGGCATTTGTCGAGGCTACACTCTCTCCGCAGGCATGTGCAGATAGACTCATACGTGTAGTTAATACTTAAACTCATTATAGTATAAGATATAGAATGTCAAATATAGTATTCGTTGTAACAGGAGCTCATTCTATAGCAAATATATCAGATATAGTTGCGAGAGAAAGATATGTCGAATACATGATAGCATTGAATAAGGTGTTTACATATGATAAGGCTGTTTATGGAGTTTTGAGTGAGTGTAGAGCAGATAATCAATATTGCCCTCCATTTGATACATTTTCAATGAAAAAGCTACTAAAACTTCCTGTTTCGTTTCTTCAGAATGCGAAAACAAAATCACAGAGGGAATTTTTATCAATCAAAGAACTTATACATGATATTCAGTTAAAAGATGATACTTTTGTAATAAAAGTATCTGGTAGATATACTATTATGAAAGATACTCTCTACAATTTAGTAGAGACATATAAGAATGATGTAAATATAAATGCTATTATATGCACGCCACCAGAACAGCCTATTCAACAGTACACTTTCTTCTTTGCATTGAGGTGGAAATTTTTTAAAGAGTTTTTTGAATTGCCTCTTAGTTATTTAGGGACTAAGAATATTGAAAGAGCAATGATCGAATATTATGAAGAAAATAATCTAGTTGGATCAATACTTCGTATTGATAAACTTGATATCTTAGCAAACATAAACAATGAAAACAAATTTCAAATATATTAAGGACTTTAAGAATAATACTATGATAAAATTATATCATAAATAAGATGCCCAGAATTCTTATTGTATTTCGTGGAGAAAACAAAAGATGGAACAACGGTAATTTCCACGACGTTAGACGTTGTATACCAAATAATAAGGTAAGAATTATCGACTCTATACGAAAGATGGGATATGAGGCTGACGTTATTTTTTGTACATATGACTCTGAGTATCTACATTCATATATAGAAGCCTATAATCCTAAACATGTATTTAAAATGGACTATAATGGCTCTTCTCAACATAAAAATTTCAAGTTTGCGTTAGACTGTATAGATACTTTATATAAAGAGTATGATAGAATCATTATATTGCGCTTCGACTTATTATTTAAGAAGAACATATCTGAATGGGATACGTGGACTAAGAGTGCAATCATGTTTCCTTGGAAAGACAATAATACAAGTGCGTATGAAGAAAGAAAATACTGCCAGGAAGCAATTATTGCAATTCCATCTAGTCTTTTTAAAGAGTTTAAAGATCTATATGATTCTACATATGAAAAGTGGAAGGATATTACATGGGGTCTTCATTTCTTAACAACGGAGCTTTTCTATTATAATAAGATACCATATTACTTTATGGAAGGAGATAAATGTTGGATATCAAATACATCATTAAACCACCCTGATTCAAAGAATCCATATATGATAAATTCGATATACAAGTATTGTATGGATGATTATCATCTAGTAAACGTGTGATATTACATATTTGAAAGAATATATTCACTATTAGGGGGTTCAATGTCCATATATGCCCTTGATTTGTAGCCTGACAGGTAATCAATCAAACTACCATAATCAAAAACAAAAAAGTTTTGTTTCTGTACGTAGTAAGTATCATATAACTCAGCAGAGAATGCTCTTCCAGCACAACCAGCAGCCATTACAATGATAAAATACTCTTTAGTTGCTAGATTTGTCTTATATAATGTATCAAACTGAGAAAAGACTTCATCGTGTTTAAAAAATGAATCGCGGGCTGGAGTGTTGATGCGAAATGTATCAGAACCAAATAGCTTCTTTATAAAGTCGTCAGGATAGGTTAAATTTCCCCAAAATACAATGCTATTTGTTTGTAATGCTCTATGAAGTTCAATAACGCGCGCGGGATTATGATATGAAGTATAACTAAGTGCTACATTTGTATATAGTTTATTTGGAAGATTACCCTGTCGCAAATGTTTAAGGATATTTAAGAAACGCGTTACATGTACATTGAATATGTACTCATGGTTTCCACCACACATACCTTTCTCTAATGTATTTAGTTCTTTACAGTGATGAGGTAGACAGAGCATGATAGATTTATCATCAAGTTGCATTGCACGAATCATCCATTTTTGTAAAGAATTGGTTGACTTAGCTAGCATATCATCTTCGCCCATGGCTAAATTGTAATCGCCATCTCCAAAACGTAGATACATTCCACCTCGTTTACTTAGAATACTCTCTACTATAGTATCGAGCGTATCTTTTGTTCCCACAAAAACAACTGAACTCATATATAATTATTTAAGATACTAATGTTTAAGTTGATTTAAACTATATAAAGAAAAGAGGCATTATTTATAATATAAATGTCACTGTTATTTAGTTTACCAGTGGGTCGTGATACGACAAATGCCTTAGAACGCACACTCAATGCGATTGAGTATGTTGAAGATTCTACTCTCATATTAAATTGTGACATAGCAATTAATTTGGATGTAGTTAAAAGGGGACTTGGTGAATTTCTAAATAAAAGAGTATTTATTAACCCAACGCCGCGCTCATTTACTACAGGTACTAATTTATTAGAGGCGCACTGTAGTAATTACATATATGCCCTTGAACTGGGTGTTAAGTTTACACATATTTACTTTCTATCAGACCAAGATATGTTTTTCAGGAGGGGTTTGTATAATTTTGTAAAAAATTATAATGCTGGATTTCTTATGTGTTCAAGTCATTTAAAACCAAACAATTGGCAAGAAAAGGGATTCGCCGACGGTGATCTTTGGAATCAAAAAGATGAACCCTTTTGGTCTGGAGGATTACTTCTCGAGAACAATATACAAAGAATATATTCTGATCAGATAGAGGGTTCTTTTTATTGCAGGGAATTATTTGCTAAGATTTTATCTTACTTACAGGGACTTCCAGTTAAATATACAGAAATTAGAAAGTCTGAATATGCAGAAGTTACATTTGGATTGCTATATTTTAATTTGTTTATGAAGGAATATCCAATCTATTTGCCTATTTCTACTATATACAGAACAACTGATATAATGATCAGGGATAACGATTTACTTCGAATTATATGTAGAGAAAATGAAAGGCAAGCAATGGTTAATGCAAGTTCCTATGAGTCTTTTCACTCATTTACATATGGTATCAAGCGTGTAAGATATAATGAGAACTGGCATATGAAGGTAAAAATGATTATTGAACATGCAAAACAACGCTTACATAGTATGGGGGTAGATAATACAGATCTATGAGCATTTAAACATAGTTAATTATAACATATATAATATGAATCGTATTAAATGTGTTATATGCGAGGGTACTAAATTAGATTTTTTCTATTCTATGAAAAAATTTCCTCTCTTAACGATTCCTACAAAAAATTCAATCGATAGTGATGTACATATAGATATGAACTATAGTATATGTAATGTTTGTAAGTGCGTACAACTTACAAATTTGTTAGATCCAGCTATCCTATACTCTTACCCTAATAAATCATCACTCACTCCCCTGTGGATAAGACATCATAATACATTTGTAGAATTTATAAGAAAAAATTACGATTCAAAAGACAGCATATGTGAATTGGGCGGCTCCAATAACCCTTTGGTAGATTATTTTTCAGTAAAACCAACAAGATATAGTGTACTTGATTTATTTATTCCAAATGAAAAGAGATTAGATATTGAATATATTAAAGGGAATATAGAACAATATACAGAGTACAAAGAAAATGTTCTTATTCTAAGTCATACACTTGAACATCTATATAACCCTAGATCCTTTTTTAAGGCAGTATCTGAATCAAATGTAAAAAGTATATTTATTTCTGTTCCAAATATGAGAGCTATGCTTGAAAAGAAAACAAGTGTCTCGATCGTTTTCAGTGAGCATACCTTTTATTTTGAACAAGAGGATATTGAATACATGGCTGCTTTGTATGGATTTGAATGCAAGTCATTTTACAAATTTCAAGATCATTCTCTTTTCTTCTTTCTTACACGAAATAATATAGTTAAGAAAGAATTACATGAAAAGGATAACGCGAAACCCATGCTTGTAGAGCATTTTTACAATAAGGAAGAAAAGATAAGAAGAATACATTTAGATGATAAAACCTACATAATGCCCTCGCATTATATTGGACAAATGATCTATCATTTTATAGAGAACAAAGAGAAAATATTAGGATTTTTAGATAATGATACAAATAAGACAGAAAAGCGTCTCTATGGAACGCCATGTTTAACTTATCACCCGAACTTATTATCTACAAAGGAGAATGTTCACGTTTTACTAATTAATAATTCATATCAGGAAGAGATGATAAGTCAATTGAAATCAATCAATCCAAATATGAAAATAACAATTACAGATATATAGATAGCGTATATTATGTAAAATTCTTAACAATCCAAACAATATATGGAAGGGTCCGGATATCGTTTGGCAGAGAAAGAATGGATTGATATACTACCGCAATATACAACTCCTATAAACTATTGTGAAATTGGTGTATTTTGTGGACATAATGTAGTATCATTTGCTAAAACATTTATAAAAAACCAAGAATCAAAGATATATGCAATAGATCCTTGGTTTGATTATAAAGATTGCCCTAACGGTTGGTATGGAAATCATAATGATAATTATACTGCTTTCAAAAATAATATGATTAAGTTTGACTTAACTAAAATAGTAGTTGAGTGTCGTGGATTTTCTTCTATAGAATTAAATAAGTTCACCGATAATTATTTTGATATTATATTTGTTGATGGCAATCATCATGAGCCATACTATGAGATAGATTTTGAATTATCAAGAAAAAAAGTAAGGGAGGGAGGGATTATTATAATAGATGATACGCAGCATCCACCTATAAGAGATAAGTCTATTGAAATTTTTGAAGTAAAGTATAAAGATGAGTTTAGTATTGTTTCTAAAAAGGAGGGACAGTATTTTTATAAAAAATCTAAGGTTGTTTAGTATGACCAGATAAAATCACGTATAGATCTCTTTAAATTCATAAAAGGACGTGCTATATACTCCTGCAATGAGACTAAGTAGTGTATTTCTTTCGGATAATATCGTTCTATTTTGTGTAGCTGATGTCTATCGCGTTTCATTCTTTCTAGACTATTTATTACTACAGATAAGTCTTCTCCAGGAAAAAACCATATGCAATCATCCGCATCACCATAATCTTGTTTATACATAATGTTAAACATATAATAATTAAGATTCATATCATCTATGGAAATATTCATTTCTATATCAAATCGTGTTGTAATAACAAAATCGTATTTTACTGAATTTTTAATTTCATATTGTATAATATTATTGTAAAGATTGATATGATGTCTATATTGTGCATCATACCTTTCTTCTTTTGGAAAAAATTCTAAGAAACTTACATCAACAGGATTGTATAATTCATAAAGACGCTTGGACTTTGGAGATTCATATGTTGACAAGAAAATATCGACAGTATGACCCTTTTGTTTAAGAGGATTAACTATCTTTTCAAAAAAATTCTGTACCTGTTCTTCAAAATCAATCTTCCAGTTAAATTCACCGTTCATATAATGAACACCCTTGAATCCTATAGCAAATTTCATTATATATTAGTATAAGATAAATATTTAAGCTAAAAGAGTTTTAAGCTATGCGCTAATAAAAAAAGTTAAAAATATAGTTATACAGTATATTTCTATATAATGCAGGGTGGATGTATTAGATTGGCTCAAGACTTTTGGAGAGGTGTTATACCTGATACATCAAATGTAGCAATTAAGTATGTTGAAATTGGTGTATTCTGTGGGTTTAATCTTGTTTCAGTAGGGCATACTTTTGGAAGCCATCCCGATTCAAAGCTGTATGCAATAGATCCATGGTCGAATTACGAAGGATACAATGAATTTCTAGAAACTCAAGACTATAATTATAGATGCTATAAGAATAATATTAAAGTTGGAAATATTGAGGAAAAGGTTGTAGAGTTAAGGGGATTTTCCCATGAGATTATGCCAAAATTCGATGATAATTTCTTCGATATTGTTTATGTTGATGGTTCACATCAATATGATTTTGTAGTAATAGACTGTAAGCTTGCAGCACAGAAGGTTAAATCAGGTGGATACATTATTGTAGATGATACAAATCACCCTCCAATTGTAAAGGCAACTGAAGTAGTCTTTAATGATCCTACATCTAATATAAAATTTGTAGCAGATATACAAGGATGTCAGCGTGTTTTTAAGAAGGAGTAATTAATATTTATCTTTTATAAGTGTATTAGTTAAAGTTCTGAAGGAAATATTCAAGATCATCAGGAACACCAAGACCCCAGAGCTTCTTACATTCAACCAAGCGAATCTTCTTTGAATCTTGAATTGCTTCATTATAGACGGGACAAACATAGAATTCATTATTAACACGAATATTTTTTTTAATCATTTCTTCTGTGTAAAGTATAAAGTCTGAAGCACGTTTCCAGCCAT